GGTACCTTATGTAAGAAGTGTATGAAGAAAGTTTAGGCAGAAGAAACTCCTAAAAATCCTGTTGACGCTTTTCGTTGCGGTCGTAAAATGAAGAAGGCTGCTTGCGGTATGAGTGTCAAAAAAAAAGATTTGATTAAAGCTGATAATGGTGTAAAAGTACCTAATAAGTATCCTATGGAGTTTCGTAGATAGGTAGGTAATTTAGGAAACGGATACCAGTATATAACAGATATTGTGGCAAATCCAAATGATGGTCAAGGAAACTATATGTATGATTGGCCCAATATTTTAGCTGGACGTATGATATATGTAACACCTACAAGAAATGATACTCTTTACTTTAATTATCCAGAGGATTATGATACCTTTGGGGGTGGTGCAATGCAACCTGTAGCTAAGAAAGCTAAAAATTAGGCTAAAGCAAAAGCTAATTTCTATAAACAGGTTAGAAGAACTGCTCCGGCTCCTGATAATAAAGAAGTGGAGAAAGCTAGAAGAAATGCGTTAAACGGTAAATAATAATATGATACAAAATATATTCCAATATGATAATATGCACAATAGGATTGAACTGAACATGCCTGAGATTCTCTTAGTTAGAGAGTTCTCTGCTCTAATGGAACATGAACGGAATATATGTAAAGAAGATCCTAAGGGAGTGCAAGGATTGAGAGCTTTTAGAGAGTTTACTTATATATGGTTAGCTATAGATTGGAAAAGTCCATATAGTGATTACGCAGAACAAGAACGACATCAAGAAGCTCTTAAAGACTCAAGAATAACAGAAGAAGAATTTAATAATCCAGAATTTAGAGCTGCCTGCAGAAAATATCGAGAATTGCAAGAATCAAATAGATCTATTAGAATGTTACAAGCTGCATAGAATACTGTTGACAATTTTATAGATTATTTTAATACTATTGTTGATTTATCCGATCGTGATTAGTCAGGAAAACCGATATTTAAAGTAAAAGATATTATTTCTGAAATTTCTTCTTTGTCCAAAGTGAATGAAGAACTTAAAACACTTGAAGGACAAGTAAAGAAAGAAATGATGGAATAGACTAATATTAGAGGAGGTGCTACAGACGGATTTTTACCTAATCTTTAATTATTATGGAGACAACTAAAAGAAAACGAGGAAGACCACGTAAAACTTAGCTTCCAGACGAAATTTAGAAAATTGTTGAAGAAGTTAAAGAAAAGGAACAGCACGAATTTCAAGAGGTCATTGAAGAGGCTAAGAAAAGTCTTGACATGAATAGAAAATGGGATGTAGAATTGAAGGATTCCATAGAGTTCTTTGATTCTACATTATCATATGAACTAACTGGTTATAAACCTATCACTGATACTTAGGGTTTAGATTTTAATCCAGATTGGTTTACAACAGCACGAGACACTTTTATAAGAACTGGAAACTATTGTGAATTTAGACCTAATACTAAAGCTTATGCTGATTTTTGGACATAGGAATATATTAATTGTAGAGAAGGATTAACTGTTAATGGTTATACTATTACTGGAGATCATTACTTCTTTTTAAATTACTATCAATTAATGGATTTGACTAGCCCCAAAAAAGCTGGCGAAGGTCGTCTTTATGATTTTCCAAGATTCTTTGTTGCTTAGTATGAATTCTTTCACTATTTAGAAATGTGTAAGCGACTTAAAAAGAATGCAGCATTATTTAAAGCTCGTGGAGTCGGTCAACTAAAGAAAGGCCGACTATAAATTCCGTAAAATCGGTGAAGACTAAGGTAATTTATTATGTTGACACCGAGGTAAATTAATATGTAATAATATTAATCACCGTAACGCGTAGGTATATTGAACCTAACAATTTAATAATTAATTAGTAAACTATTTTTAAGTATGGCTAAAGAAAAATTTATAATACTTGATTTTAATAAAAATTATGCTATTTCCAATTATGGAAATGTAATGAATGTAAATACAAAAAAAATATTATCCCCACAAGATAAAGGATATTTATTTGTAACATTACATAATGTATCTAATACTAGAGGTAATAAAGGATATAGAAAACAATATAGAATTCATAGATTAGTTGCAAAATATTTTATAGAAAATCCGGATAACAAACCTTATGTAAATCATAAGGATGGAAATAAACATAATAATAATGTAGATAACTTAGAATGGGTTACTGAATCAGAAAATACTAATCATGCTTATAATACTAAATTAATTCAAACTCAAAAACCTATTAAAGCAACTAATTTAAATGATTCTTCTATAATCGAAGTTTTTGAAAGTCTTTCTGAATGTGCTAGATATTTTAATTGTAATAAATCTTATATTCATAGAGCATTGAATAAAACATACGGAAAAGATATTTATAAAGGATATAAATTTGAATATATTACTTGTTAGAATATAACATAGCAACAAATGTTGTAGGATACTACTCAAAACGCTAAAGAGAGTAATAATCCTCCCAAGAGTATGGAACATTCTAGTTAGAATGAAAATGTACGCTGAACTTATAGGAAACTATAAGAACTATAGGATAAAAAGCCTATAGGATAACAAAATTGTTTTCGGAGATGGATGCGTCAATTGCTGCTAATAGTTATAATTGTCGTAGAAATTCTGTTAATGTGATAGCAGCCTATTAGGATAATTATGTAATTAAAACTCTTGATAAGGTTTGGAAAGCTTTAAACTTTCTAAATGATCATACTAATGGAGGTTTCTTTAAATTAAGATAGGTTAGTGATACTTAGTATTTAAAGAAGGCTTCTTACTATAAATTAATTAATGGACAGAAAGTAGAATCTGGATGGTTGTCATAGATACAGGGAATAATTGCTGACAAACCTAATAAAATTCGTGGCGATCGTACTGATTTGCTTATCTATGAGGAGGGCGGATGCCATGCTCCTGGAACTAAAGTAATTATGTACGATGGATCTATTAAAAAAGTAGAGGATATTCGTATCGGAGATATTTTAATGGGAAACGACGGTACTCCTAGAAATGTAATTGAATTACATTCTGGAATTGATTAGATGTTTAAATTAATTCCAAATAATGGGTAGGAACAAATAGTTAATAGTAATCATATTATATATGGTAAATATAGAGATTATTCAAAGAATACCTATTAGGATTTTGAAATAAAAGCAAAAGATTACTACGAAATGATATAGAAATATCCTAGAAGAAAAGATAATTATAAGCTTATTAAAGCTAATAAAATAACTTTTAAACATTAGGATGTTCCTATAGACCCTTATTTATTTGGATTTTGGTTGGGAGATGGTCATAGCGCTGATACTAAATTTACATCCAAAGATTCTGAAATATTAAATTTTTTGTAGAAATTTGCAGAAAATAATAATTTAAATGTATCATTTAGAGATTGTGATAATAGTATTGGATGTAAACATATTAGGTTTTCTGGAAAAGAAGGCTCTAATAATTGGCTTAGAATAAAGCTAAAAGAATTAGGAGTATGGGATAATAAATATATTCCAGATTGCTATATTTATAATAGCAGAGAAATTTTATTACAATTATTAGCTGGATTAATAGATTCAGACGGCACTTATAATCCAGGTAAACATGAAGTATAGATTACTCAATATGAAGAGCATAAACAAATAATTGAAAAAGCTACTTTTATTTGCAGAATGTTAGGTATGCGAGTATCTACAGATGTTAGAATATCTAAATAGCGTATTATAAATGGAAAAACTATCAAAGGAGGAGTTAAACAGTATCGTTTAAAAATTTTATATGGACATAGTGAAATTCCTACAAAAATTGCAAGAAAGCAAACTGAAGAACGTTCTGAAAAATATAAATCCTCTAGAGATCGTTTAGCATGTACTTTTAAAATAGAAAAATATAGTATAGGTGAATATTATGGATTTTCCTTAGATGGAAATCAATTATTCCTATTAGAAGATTTTACAGTATGTCACAACAGTTGGCCAAATTCAACTAAAGCTTTTATCCAAGGAGATGCTTTAGTGTCTATCCAAGGTTAGAAGTTCGGGATTAAGATTATAGGAGGCACCGGTAGATAAATATCTTGAATTCTGCCGCTTAGAAGAGGGATCTTCTTTGAGAAAATCGAGCAAAATCGGAGAAAGCTGGGATGCTAATTCCGAGGTAAATTCCGAAATTACGAAAGGTTCGGAATCACTGTAGAGCGTAGAGAATGAATAAATATAATTTCTCCAAGAGTGTTCGACACCCAGAACGGGTGAAAAAGTACGCCGAACTTACATGAAATGAAATGTAAGAAGTATAGATAAAAAGCTATACGATAACAAATTTGGGAGACTCCGGCCCGGCTTTAGAAGGACTTAGAACTATCTATGAAAAACCTTTAGGATATGATGTATTGCCCTTTAAACATAACTATACAACTACTGGAGAATATGCTTTAACTGGATATTTTATTCCTGCTTTCACTATTGTAAATGTGGAAGGTTATATGGATAGCAGAGGTTATACTAATCCAGAAAAAGGACGGGAATATTATGATAATGAAAGAGCAAAACTAGCTAATGATCCAAAAGCATTGGTTATTTATGCTGCTGAGTATTGCTATACTGCTGAAGAGGGATTCTCTTAGGAAGGTGATAATAAATTTAATAAAGTAAATATAGCAGAACAAATAACACAAGTTAGTATTCTTAAAAGAGGCCCCAAGATTGAAACTGGAAATCTTGAATACATCTTTAAGGAAGGTTAGCATATACAAGAAAATATAACTGGATTCTAGTGGAAACCCAATCCCGCTGGAAAAATAAAAATATTAGAACATCCTTTATGGACTCTGGAAGCTGAAACAGATCCAGAAACAGGAGAAGTAATAAGATAGAAAGTATCAGAAATGAGAGGTTTATATGTAATAGGTATTGACGGTATTGATATTGGCGCGAGTCAAACTTCTGAATATACTAAAGATCCATCTGATTTCTGTTTAGTTGTTAAGAAAAGAGTATATGGTTTGTAGGATCCTCAATACGTGGCTATATATAAGGATAGACCAAACGATATACGAGATGCTTATAAGACAGCTATTAAATTAGCTTAGTATTATAATGCAGTAATTAACATTGAAGCAACTAGAATGAGCCTAGTCAATTGGGCTAGAGATCATAAATATTTATCTTATTTTATTAAACGTCCTAGAGCTACTTTAACTGATATAGCTCGAGGAAAATCTAATCAATATGGTACTCCTGCAACATAGGCAATTATTGCACATCAAACTGACTTAATTGCAGACTTTGTTAATGATTATTGCCATACTATATGGTTCCCAGAAATACTTGATGAACTTAATCGTTATAATGATTAGAATAAACGTAAGTTCGATATTGTAGCAGCTTTAGGTATGGCAGAACTTGCCGACGAAGAATTAACTGGTACTACTCCAAAGCAAGTAGAAAAGGAACAAGAAGAATGGTATGATATTGGATATTATATTGATGAAAATGGCTATAAAAGAAGGGGAAGAATCCCTAGAAATAGATAGCAGATACTAGTAACTAATAAATTTAATGAATATGATGACTACGCTGTCCATAGAACAAGCGATCCTAGAAGCCGTTAGGGATATTTATCATAAGGAGTATGTGGGTAAATTAAAAGTGAATAAATTACCTAAAGGATACTAGTTACTGATGTGGTTTAATAAACCTGAACATCCGATAGCTATATCTGCGGAAATGGATGCTCAGCATTTTATTAAATTTATCAAAAAGGAACTAAGAGAGCGACATTTTGAATTTGTATCTTATTTTACAGGATACAAATATGACCCAGAAGATTTATGTAACCAAAATATAAGTAATTCATGTAGTTGTAATGACAAATGACGAATTAATTGATAAAACGGACAAAGCAATAACTGAACTTGTTTATCCTAAATGGGATTTGTAGAAGGCTTACAATTACTATAATGGGGTACGAGATGAAGAATAGTTTAGATATTTAGAAGATAATTATGGGATAGGAAATCCTACATCATTAGAATTTACTCCATTAATTAAAAAGCACATAGATGCTTTAATTGGAGAGTATCTTGGAACCCCAATCATTCCAAAGGTTTACTGTAAAGATTCTGAGACATTAAATAATATTGAAAGAGACAAGCAATTAAAGATTTTACAGGAGCTTCATACTTATCTATATAACCGTTTAAAAAATGATATTCTCAATTTTAAAAACGGTAAAGATACTACAGACACTCTAATTGAACAAAACTTAAATAGAATAGTGGAAGATATAAACACTAATTTTATTTCCGAGTATGAAATTGCTTCTTAGAATGTAATAGAATATATAATGCAATCTCGTGATACTGATATGCTTACAGTTCTTAGAGATTTATTGCTTGATCTTTTAATTACAGGTTATACTTTTTATAGAGTAATACCTACTGTAGAAAATAACAATGTTAGAATTGAGGCACTTAGTCCCTTAAATGTTTTCCCAGATAGAAATTTTGAATCTCCTTATATTAAGAATTCATACAGAGTTGTGGTGAGAAAGTGGATGAATAAAACATAGATTTTAAATCTCTATGGTAGGGAGTTATCAAAAGAAGATATAGAACTTATTAAAGATAAGTGGGAAACCGTTTATGATGAAGCTACTTACTATGTTAGAAATGTAGCAAATCATGGAATCCCCTCTACTGATGGTATCAAAGCTGGAAAAGAATTAATTGTGCCAGGTTATCCATCAAATACTTCTGGAAAGTATCATGATCTTATTCCTGTATATGAAGTAGAATGGATTGAAACTGATGAAGACTTTGTGATGCAGCGTTATGAAACCATTAGAATTGGGGAAAGTGTCTATATTTTAAAAGGTAAAAACGAGAAAGTAACAAGAAGTCGGTCTAATCCTTCTTATTGTGGTTTATCGGTTAATGGAGTATATTTTTTAAATAGAGGATCGGAACCATATTCTTTAGTTTTAGCTTGCACTCATTTATAGGATAAATACGATATATTACATTTCTATAGAGATAATTTAATTGCTAATAGTGGCTCTATTGGTGATTTTATTGATGTCTCTATGCTTCCTAATTTCTTAGGACATGATACAGCCGAAAAGCTGGAAAAATATATAGCATATAAAAAGACTGGTATCGCGCCGATTGATACTTCTTAGGAAGGTAGATTAGGTTCTGGGCAAGCTCCTATTAATACTATATTTAATGGTTATGATGATACTGTAAAAGTATAGGCTATTCAAGCTATACAATTAGCAATAGACCAAGTGGAACAAGTGGCTTCTTCTATTACTGGAGTATTTAGAGAACGATTAAATGGAATTGAACAAAAAGATGCTGTAACTAATGTTAAAATAGGATAGAATAATTCATTTATAATTACTAAACAATATTATCATTAGATGGATTTAATTGTAAATGAAATGCTTCTAGATTGTTTAAATCTTGCCAAAGTTGTTTGGAAGAAGGGTTTAACTGGAACTTTAATATTAGGAGAAAAGTATCAAAAAGTATTTACAGCATTACCCGAATACTTTACAGTAACGGATCATGATATACGAATTACTACGAGTAGCGATGTAATAAAGGATTTGGAATATATTAAATCTATTCTTCCAGACTTTATTAAAAATGGATCTATGGCTCCAGATGTTATATTTGAAGCTTTAACTTGTAAAAGTATTACTGATATTAAATTGCTTGTTAAGAAAGCAATGCAAAAACAAAAAGATGAAAATAATCAATTATAGCAATAGTAGAAATAGATTGAGGAACTTACTCAATAGATGAAACAAGCTCAATCACAACTTTCAAAAGCCCAAAATAAAATTGAACAACTCAACCAAGAAAAATTACAATTAGAATCTCAGAAATTACAAATGGAGAATAAGGTTGAGTGGTATAAAGCACAAACCGATAGACAATATAAAGAGGCTATGATTGATGAAGCTAAACGTAGAACACAGGTTGAAATCTTGCAATTGCATGATGGAAATCCATATAATGATAAATTAAGACAAGTTGATTTATGAGTTTAACATTTAGTATATATTAGAATAACACATGTTCAATTACTCTAACAGGAGCTCCTAAGGAATTTTATTTAGAAGATAGTTCTACTATATAGCCTTACAATCAATTTAAATATAAAGATACTGCTGCTGTTACTATAATAGAACTAAATAAATTACAAGAATCAAAGATAGTAGATAGTTATATAATAGACCATAATAAAGAATCGGACGATTTAAAATATACCTTTACGCATGATGGTTATCATATTGTTTATTATATAGTATTACCAACTAAAGAATGTATTGATAAAATAATAGCATCAGATGATTCTATTCTAGAATACTATGATACAATATATGCTATAGATGGGAATTCTATTTTAAAAATGAATAATGATGAAAATTGGGTAACAGTTGAAATTGATGAATTATTGCGTAATCCTTCTAATACAAATATAAATATAATTTCCAAAGAAGTATTTTCAATTTGCTTTTTATGGGAATGTTATATAAATTATTGTAAAGAAATCTTATCAAGTAAACTTTCAAAATGTTCTACTTTATCAGACGATGCTAAATTTAATAGGGATGTAGTATGGATGGCTATTAATGTAATTAAATACTATTTAGATAAAGAAGATTACGAAAGTGCTGAATAGGTACTAGAAGAAATAACTGGATGTAATGGATTCTGCAGTAATACCGAATCTACTAATAAAAAAGGAGGATGTGGATGTGGAAGATAAAATTATCCAAGAATACAAGGAATTTATAAAACGCTTATATAAAGGATATAAAGAAGATTACGATGACATTTTAGATGATATATGTTGTTTAGATGTTCTATATGGTAGTCGTCTTATCTATTATAAATAGCCTGATTCAGAATTCCCAACATTAGTTATTTCTGCTGATGGTACATTATAGGAAAACAAAGAAGGTAACATTTTAATTACTGTAAATACTTCAGCAACAGCTTCCTATATTAGAATATACGGAAAACAGAATTCTCTAGAATAGATATTATTAGATTAGGTACAAAATATTGATTATTACAATAATAATGTGTATATTACACCTACAGAACATGGGACATACACTATATTAGTAGAAGCTTCTATTAATGGATCTATTATTAGTAAAACTGTAAATTTAATTATAAAAGACAATACGGAAGTTCCAATAATTAATGTTGACGTAGATAATGGAATACTTATAGCTGATGAATATAATACAATTGCTGTAAGTGTGGATTCCAATTAGGTTATGCAATATATTACAATTACTGGAGAGAACAATACCACTTTGTATAAAGGTAGTGTTTATGGTACTACTTTTACTGGAAATATATTTATAAAACCAGATGCTGATGCTTCTGAATATTCTGTTAAAGTATAGGTATCGATAGGTAATAGTGTATATACTAGAAATTTATTATTAACAGTTAAATAGAAACCTTCTTTAAATATCTTAGTAGATCCTTCTAGTTTATATGTAGACGAAAGCAACAGTACTTAGATAATTGTCAAGTTTACTGGTTAGGCTAATCCATTAACTATTGTTGCAGATTATGGGGATACCCAAAGTATTCTATATTCTACTATTGCTAATAATGGATATTCTGGTACTTTTAATTTAACTCCTCAAGAAGTTGGAGATGTTATTATTATAGCTACTGCAAATATAGATAATATAGAAGTTAGTAAATCTATAAGTATACCAGCAATTATTAGAGAAAACGTAGACTTTACTTATACTGTAAATCCGGATACAGCACAACCTATTGTTATAGGAGAAACTAATATTAGATCAATTTCTGTAGATAGTGACTTCAATATTAAATATTTAACCATATCTATTATTGGTAAAGATAATGTCGAAATTACATCTGAAAGTTATACTGTAGATAGTAATTCTTGTATAGAACATATTCAATTTATTCCTACTAATACTGTTTCTGGATTTTATAGTCTCAAAATATCTGCTACATTAGGAAATAGTTTACAAACTGTTACTAAAACTCAATAGTTAAGCAGTATTGCTTCTGGAGATATTCTATTTACTGCGGACACTGATAATTTAATTTTAAATTAGGATAATACAGTTACTTTAACTATAGATGGTGTTTCAAATATTACAGCATTAGATATTACCGGAATTCTTAATAACAACTCTTCTGTTTTAGTTAAACAGAATAATGCTTCTGGAATAAAAACTACTAATACTGTAACTGTTAATCCTAATATAACAGGGGATTATACTTTTATAGCAACTATTACAACTAATGGAGTAATATATACTAGAAAAATAGTTATACCTGTGACTGCAGTAGTTCAAAATTATATAATGATTATCGGAAACGGATAGGATTTAGAAGAAGCCCTAACTAATGGGGTTACTTATAAGAATGATGATATTGATGGCAATAAGAATGTTACTTATAATTACGGAGATAGGGTTTATTTTATAGTAAGTGAAAATATTGATTTGTCTAGTGAAACCAGTGTTACTGCAAATGGATTTGTAGTGCCTAAAGAAATAGCAGACGATGAAACAAAAGATGGGTACATAGTATGGAGAACTGATCAATTTAGAGCTGGTTCAGATGTATTCGTTATTAAAGCAATAAAGAAATAAATATGGCATCTAAAGAGATAAAAGTTTATGGGGAATTAGTATCTCAAACTTTATCTGGAAAAACAGTAGATACCGATAATGTAATAGACGAAACTATGAATATGAATCAGACAGAGATAAACTAGGCTCTGTCTGATTCTATTGACGATTTAACAAATTCTGTTGATAATCTGAAAAGTTTTGGATCTAATTTACAAGTTCAATTATATACTGATGTAGGTAATTTCCTAGTATATCCAGACGAGGAAGTAACTATCTATGCAGCAGTATATTCACTTGGAGAAGATATTACAGATTCTTTACCTATAACTTGTTTTAGATGGGAAAGGGTATCTAAGGATACAGAGGGAGATACAATTTGGAATAACTAGAGTGAACATAACAATACTAAATCTGTTGTGGTAACGGCAGATGAAATTTAGAAGAAAGCATAGTTTATATGCTATGTAAAACCAATAGAAAGCTAATATGGCAGAAGATTGTTTAAAAGGATAGATTACACTAGTGAATGTTTAGAATTTTGAGGAATATGTAACTACAGACGAACTTACTACTTCATTAAATAAGAAATTTGTAGTTATTTCTGAAGATGAATACAATTCGATAGATCCTGATGCAGACACATTTTATTTTATAAAGAAATGAGAATAGCAATAGGAGATATATAGTGTAAGGCTTTATATTTAGGAAATATACTAATATGGGCTATTACCGAAGAAGGGGACTAGTACTTAAATGGTGAGTGGATAGATTCCTTAGTTTGGGAAGATGCCGAAACATGGATTGAATAAAAATGGCAGTTAATTTTTTAGATACTTGGGATGGGGAGAAGCTCTCAGATGTAAGAGCTTTCATTCAAAAACAATTACAAAATGGCTTTGTTAATATTAGCAGCAGTACTCTTAATGGTAAAGTAGTGCTTACTTTAACTAAAGCCGATGGAACTATTTAGAAAGTAGAATTTACAGCAGCGGAAGATGAAGCAAGTTCTGGTTATAAGTGTGACTTTAGAATGCAGAAAAAACAATCTGTATATGGTTCAGGCACAGCTATAACCTTTTCATATACTCTTTCACAGACGGATAGTGGAGAGGACGTTATTGGTATTGCACCAACAATAACTTTTACGGCATATACAACAGATAGTTTGTTAAATCCTGTTAAATAGTTGTGGACAACTACAATAGTCGATGCCTCTCAAAACAAAAGTGTTACTATTCCAGCAACTACTTTTGAAAATGTATCAGGTGCAATCCTAATTAAAGGTACTTGTGAAGTAAATTATCAAGGACAAGAAGTATCAATTAGTCGTTAGATTACTATTAATATAGCAACCTGCGAAATAGACTTTGGATCTTCCTTTGATTTATCTAAGCAAGTACGTGGATATGCTACTAATGGTACCTTATCTGAAGTGTTTGTAGATTATGTGGGAACTGAAGATGGGGAGCTGTTACTATACGTTGACGGAGTACTTAGAAGTACTTTCGAAGCTACTTCTGGTTTAACTACAGAAATCAATTATGATTTATCTGATGCAGGTTTGAACGGTGAGGGGGCTTTAAGTACTGGATTACATTGCGCATAGATTATTGCTAAAATGTAGGCAGGTACCGATATAGATACTGGTGACCCAATTTATATTTATTCTAAAAGTTTATTATTTGATTTCTACAAAGGATTAACAAATAACCACGTTGGAATTAAAATGAATATTGATTCCTCTGATGTTATTGAAGATCCTATAAAATCTTTAACTCTAAATACTCAACAGTATGTAACATCTGTTATAGAATATGCAGCTTCTGCGTATGACTCTAGTAGTAAAGATTATAAAGAACTTACAACAGTTGGTATTTCTAAAGATACTACAAATGTAAGTAATTTAGCAGTAGGAAGTAAAGAAACTTTTAAATATTCTTTTAGAGATACCGCTATTTCTAAATATGTTCTTACTTTTAGCGTTATCGCTCAAAGTAGAATTATAAATATTGCAGTTGTAAAAAATTCATCTGGAGTTTCAGTTGCTTCAGGAGCTGCAATTGATATTTCAGCAGCAGGTAGAAATAATTAGGAAAATACTTCTACTATTGATGTGTGGGAATTTTCAGATAATTCTGGCAAAACTTATACTGGAACTCTAACAAATTTCTTGCATACTGTTGACGATGTTGATATAGATGGCTGGGATGGAGAAAGTTTAAAATTTAGAGGATCTTCATAGTTAGATCTTCCTTATACTCCTTTTGGTTCATTTAATAAAAATACTGGATATTATATTGAATTTAATATAAAAGTTGATACAGTTTTAGATGAAGACTAGTATATTTTATCTTGTCTAAATTCAGACAATAAAGGCGGTTTTTATTTAAAAGCAGAAGAGGCAGGTATCATAACTACAAATGGTACTACAGTGTTTACACCTATTGCAGCGGGAAATAATTATAATATATCATTTATGATTAAATCCTACACTGGAACAGATAATGGCAGTACTGTAACTACAATATTACTTGAATTATTTGTTAATGGTATTAGAAGTGCTGTAGAAACATTTAGTACTAGTGATAGTTTTGATTCTACTGCTACAATTACTATGAATGGTTTGGGGGCTATTTGGTACTTTTATGGTATGCGTGTTTACAATTCAACACTCACTCCTTTAGCTATTTATAATAATTATTTAACTACATTATTAGACTCGGACTAGATTGTTTCATTGGCAGATGAAAATGATATATTAAATACTGCTAAGAGTGCTGTTAGCTTTGATAAATTAATAAGTAAAGGTAAGAATGTGTTAGTTGTTGAAACCGGAGATGGAGATGAGAAATGTGTACTTGATAGTGCAGATTCTCTTGGAAAAGTAGTAGATGATTCTTGGGATGGTACTCCTTTAGAAACTTAGACTATTACTACTAAAACACTTTTCTTAAATCCTTCTTCTAAAAAGAAAGCTAATTTCTTAGTTAAGAGTTTAACATATTATCACAATGGCAAACTTACTGATGATAGGTCATTTAAATGTGGGCCGACATTAATGCAAGTTCAAGGTACTTCTAGTACCTATTATTCTAGAAAGAATTACGATATATTCTTTACTGGTTAGAAGTACGATAAATCTAATTCTGTCGCAAAATGGACTAGTTATTTTGATCCCAGTGTTGGATCTGATGCAGCTATACAAAATAGAAATACTACTAACCCATTATATTCTATGGGTACAAACGATCAAGGAGTTCCTTGTTTGTGTCTAAAAGCTGACTACTCAGATTCTTCTAGTTTGCACAATACAGTAGTTACAAAACTTATTAATGATGTATGGTTTGGGCTTGGTTCTAAATATAGAACTCCACCACAATATAATAATGATTCAGAATATCCAGAAGTAAGAGTTGGTATTGATGGACACCCAATAGATGTGTTTGTTAAAGATGAAAATGGAGATTATACTTACATTGGTAAATACAACATGAATAATGAGAAAAAAGATTCTCATCATGTATTTGGATTTACTGGTACGGTAGGAAATACAGGAGTAGGTTCTGCTATCTGTATTGAGTTTCTAGAAAATAATAGAACTGCCACTCTTTTTAATGCAGATTCTTCATTTAATTGGACAACCTGCAGTGATACTGATGACGAATCAGGCGAGGCAATTCCTCAACTTGAATTTCGTTATCCTTCTTACGACTGGGCTGATGCCCCAGATAATTTAAGATCCGCAGCTAAGCGTCCATTTTTATGGGTTAAGAAATGTTACGATTCTTGGAAAGCTTCCTATAGTGAAGCAACCGGACAATATACAGATTCTACATTTGTATAGGAATTAACATAGTACTTTAATCCTTATAATTTGTGTGCTTGGTATTTATATACAGATTATTTTATGGCTGTAGACCAACGCTCTAAGAATATGATGTTAGCAAGTTGGGGAGCAACAGCTGATTCTGGAATATGGTATTTTTTACCATACGATTCAGATACAATTTTAGCCGTAACTAATGATGGTTGGTTAGTATTGCCTTGGGATTCTGATGAGAATACAAAGAACCCAAAGGATTCTACATAGTATGCTTTCATGGGGCATGATAGTAATTTATGGGAACTTGTGAGATTTTTCTTATACGATGATACTTATACTAGCAATTCCGAATACGGCTTAGAGGGATGTAACTTACAAACAGTTGCATAGACTTTACGAGATGAAACTAGTGGTAATACATTATTTAATTTAAAGACTATTAATGCTAGGTTTGCTGAATCTAGAGATTATTGGTCTGATATGATATTTAACTTTGATGCTGATACTAAATACATTGAACCTTTAACTTATCAAACAGGGCGTGGTTCTAAATCTGATTTTGCATAGTTTGTACAAGGTGCTCGTGATGCTCATAGAGATTGGCTAATTGATAAACGATTTAGATTACTTGACTCTAAATATGCTGCAGGATATTTCGTATCAGACGAGAAGAACATGAAGTTATCTAAGGAATAGGGCGTTGCAGCATCAATGAAAGTAACTGCCGCTACTACCGCATATGTATAGTTGATTGCTAATACTACTACAGTTGCTAAAAAGAAATTGGAAGCTGGAGTAGAAACCGAATTGGATATAACTAATTTTGCATTAGGAAGTAATGACCCCTTTAAATTATAGGGATTTTCAGCTGCTGAATCTATAGATTTTAATACTGTTTCAGACTATATCTATAGTGATATATTATTTCCATCTACCTATATTAAACTAAAGACTCTAAAAATAAATGCTACTGATAATACAGCTCTAAGCACTAATATTGGTGATATAGTAAAACCTCTTACTAATTTAAGAACTTTAGAGCTTTCGGGGCTAAGCAATGCTACTGGAACATTAGATTTATCAAATAACATAATGCTAGAATCAGTTACAGTAGATTGTTCTAAATTATAGGGTATTATAATGCCTTATTCATATTTAAATATAAAGAAGTTTAATGTTGGAAATTTAAATGAATTTGTTCCATGGAAATTTTGGGACGAATTAAATGATTATTATTATAAATTAAGAGGTAGTTGTATATTTGTTGCAGAATTAGTTGATAGTGATGCAACTTATGGATTACATGTGGATAATTCAGACACTTGTTACTATTGTTCTGGTAAATATGTCTTTTATGAATTTCCAAAACCTTCCTTAGGTGGATACTATATAAATGCTCCTGTTGGCTACTTTGGAGCTTCGTATGACGGTAATGCAAGAAATCCTAAAAATTTAAAGAAAATTATTTACGCTAAAGTAGATACTAGATTTTACACAGGATCTTGGAAAGCTTCTGCAATGTTCAGTTATTTTTTAGCTAATTGTATTAATCTAGAAAGTGTTAATACTACTGGATTTAGAATTGATCCTTAGGATAATACTAATAGTCAAGGATATGGAGGTTCTAGAATACTCGAAAATTGTCAAAATCTTACTTCAATTGATCTTAGTTTTATTAAAACCGGATTAACAGCAGGTACCGGTTCTTGGACATTATCAAGTGATTGTCTATATGCTAGCTCTCGCCCACAAAATTTAACTTATGTAAGATATGGTTCGGGATGGTTCTAGCAAACTGTTGAAAACACTTAGAGATCTTATATTTTCACATATGGAACTCAAATGAATGCTTAGCATTATATAGATTTAGCAGAAGATATACCCGATATAAGTAATTTAGATATTAATTCCGATTATAAGATATTAAGTATAGGATCAAATTATAATGATGCCACTAAATTTCCAGATGCTATTAAAGAAAAGATTCAAAATAAAGGTTGGAATGTAATCCAATAATTAATTTTTAAAATTTTTAATTTAATATGTCTAAATCAATTTCTAAAGGTCATCTTACCATTGTAGATCTTAACGATGGTAGAGTAATGAATTTATCTATTAGATCTAATATTTATCAACAAATTTATTGTGCAGATAACTCATAGCCATATACTCCAAATTTCGAAACTTACCCATTAGTAATTTAGCCTATTCTTACTATGACTGGAGTTGAGAATACCAACTTACTAACTTCTGCTAATGCTTCCGTAGAATATAAAGTATTAGCTCAGGGTTCTACCACAGCTTAGGATTTGGAAAGTTATTTTGGGAAAGATGGTTATGCTAAAGCGGCTACTACAGATGGTCAAAAATTAACTATTAAGAAAAATCTAACAGTAGATTATATTATAATTTAGGTAACTACATCATATGTAGAAAGTGGCATAACTTATTCTGCATATAATGAAGTATAGATAACGAAATTGGTTTAGGGTGTAAATACTGTAAATATATTACCTGAAACTCCTTACGGAGATTCTTTCTACACTAATATGCCACAAATTGATGGAGATACTAAGATTTGTATGGTAGCCCATTTAATGCGGGGTGGAGTTGTAGATGATTCCAATATTGAATGGGAATGGTCTAAAATGGGAGATGATGGAAATTGGAGTGTTTTGAAAACTACTGATTATGCTGACTCTACTGGTAATGAATATTTAACATCTACCGGAGCTGGTTCTCAACACCCATCTTCCACTGCCCACAGTTCTGGATGTTGTACATTATGGGTTAAGCCCGATGCAATTGATAATTTTGAACTATATAAGTGTACAATATATGATTTGGATACTGCTACAGGAGCTTCTGACAGATCTAAATTTATAAATACTGTATTTACCATTTCTGATAGAACTGATCCTTATAAAGTAGATATTACTGACGATACTCCAGACAAGATTACTTTAACTCAAGATACTATAACAGTTAAATTACGCATGTTATAGAATGATGAAGAAATTGAAAATTATTTCCACAAAGTTGGAGTTGGAGTAACTTGGTCTTTATATACTAATGTTACGGATTCTGATAATAATACTACTTATGCTCTCAATACTGATTGGGGAACTAAAGGATTTAAAACCACTTCTAACACTGAAGCTACAGTAGCTAGTGGTAATTACTGTAATGTTATGACCATAAGCAAGAAAGAGATTAATAAACGTGCAAATCTTGTTTTTGAAGTATTCGAAGGAGCTTAATTATGGATACTAAGACTATTGCGAAAGGTAGTCACACTTTTATATATGTTGAAAACGGAGCCGATAGTGTAGCTGTCGGCCTCCGTAATCAACAATTATTAGTCGCTATGACAAGTGACGGAAAAATTGTAAACTCTGAAACCTATGAAAATCAGCTTTTCTTATATAAAGGAGGTGTTGTTCAAGAACTTACAAATCTTGTTATACAATATTATGATACGAGTGCTATCGTAGGATATTCAAACATCTCTACTGAAGTAACTAATATTGCAAAAGGATTATTCTCCGTTACATTAACAGAAGGTTATCCCATACTTAATGATAAAGCTCTTATTAAATTGACAGCAAAGAGTACTGATTGCCCTGATGGAGTTAGTATTGATTTTACTATTCAAGGAGTTAGAGCTGGCTCTGATGGAGCCGATGGTACTGATGGAACTAATGGTATGGATATAACTGTCTATGAATTATTACCATCAACGGAATCTGACTTATATTTCAGTAGAAATGATGATGATTCATTTGTAGAAGAATACCAAGATATATATTGTGGATATTGTAAAAGAACAGGAAGCGATGTAACAAATTATCCTGGTAATATTAAAGCTAACTTGTATCATAATACGTCAGAAGGAGGTACAGCACCTTATAACATATTCTACAAATATATTGCCTATGATGATACAGAATACAAATATGCTTGGGCAAAAGACCTAGAGAAAAATGGGGTAGGAGTGTTGCGTATATCTTCAGATACTACTTATAAGGGAGTATTATTTATACTTGCCAATACTTCTGGCATTTCTTTAATATCTGATGATAATATAATAGACCGTGAAGAAATTCTTTTCATAAAAGCACCGAAAAAGGGCGAAAAAGGAGACGATGCTATACAATACACTATTATACCATCAACTACTAGTATAAGAAGAAAAAGCAATGGGCAATTAGAAACAAAAACAATTAGTTTTCAATATTACTACATAAAGGGTAATGGTTCCCCAGTATACAATGAAAGTGCTGACTCTGAGTCTTTATTTTTCATATATAGTTTCAATGATAGTGAAACAAGTACCACAGTTCAAGTTAATAAAGAAGTACAACTTGATGATAGTGTTACCAAAATAAAATGTTCACTAATAAACACTACAGGAAAAGTTTATGCTACTTGTACTATCAATGTTATTGAAGATATACAAGATGATAATATAGAAGAAATTCTTCAAGATGTAGTCGCTAAGCAAATAGATAATCAAATTTCTATTTGGTTTACTGATTATGAACCTACACTTGAGAATGAACCTGCTTCTGAATGGACAAGTCCAGCATTGCAACAAGACCATCTAGAAGATGTTTGTTTTGATAGAAGTACTGGAAAAGCATATTCTTATAGTGTTGATAGTGATGATAATTTCTCATGGCAAGAAATAACTGATGCTGAAACATTAAAGGCACTTTCAAACGCAGCAACAGCACAAGCTACTGCTGATGGTAAAGCAACTATATTCTTAGGCAATGTTCCTTATGTACCATATAACAAAGGAGATATTTGGATAGCAGATAGTAATAGTGTTCGTAGTGGTGCTACTTATGGTAGTGGAGCAGATGCTAAAGTTGTTTCTAATGGACAAGTTCTAATTTCTGAAAATAGCAGAAGTTCAAAGGATTCTTTGAATTTTGGGGATTGGAATGATTATTTATCAGATTATTATCGTGATACAGATTTTATCAATGATGTAATAGGTAATGCCACTAAAGGAAATAATGTATTTTACTTTGATAGTAATTTTAAATTATACACCGATGTTACTTTTAGTGGAAGTACTCCATCTTTATCAGGCACAGAAATAACAGAATACTCTAAAGGCGATGTTGCTATTTATATCGGCAGTAGTAATTTTATATATACTTTTGGCAGTGTTCAATATACTATACAAGCAACAACAGTAGTAGGACAAGATTCTAGTGGTAATGTTAAAAAGAATAGAAATTATCCTAGATTTTTCTGCATAAAAAGCGGTACAACATCAAAGATTTCAAACAATAATTGGGCAGACTGGATTGCTGATATGTCTTTGAAATCTCGCATTGATAATGAAGTAATGTTTCAAAATGCTTTATTTGATAAGTATGGGCATTCAATCATAGAACAAACTGCTAATAAAATAAATATGGTAGTAGATGATAATGGTAATGTTCAGTCAAGTTTTAAAATGACTGCTGACCAAATAAATTTATCATCAACTGGCAGTATAGCTCTCAACGATGTTTTAAAGGTAGTTGGCTCTAATGTACTGATAAATGGTTATTTATCTATAGAATTTACAGATTTAGACGAATCTGTATCTAATGGTAGTAATACATTATACGATTTAAGTAATCCAACTCAAGGTGTACTTCTTAAAAATACTTTTCAAGTAAAAGTAGACAATAGTCAATATGGATATAAACCGCAAGATAATTACAGAAATATAAAAGTTGTATTACCATACGACAAAGAATATATTGGAACACGTTGTATTATATGGAATAATGGAGGTGGTAGAGTAACTCTTCCTAATAATGGTGCTCTAACTGGGAATGTTTATGCGGCAGAGATATGCGAGATAGTTTCTCAACCATTACAATCAAAAGTACTTATACGTAAAGACGAGTATTATGAGGATGGTGTAAAATACAATGAAGAAACTGATACGGAGTATGCATCTGCTTATCCTATCAATAATGTTTATTCTGAAAGTGATATGGATATAAATACTCTAGAATCTTGGTTTACTTCCGTTTATTTCCAATATGGTATAATAGAACTTTTAGGAGTTCCAATCTACGTAAATGTTACAAGATATTATGACTACGGTACTGATGATGAAAAAGTAGAAACCGTAAAAGAAATTATTGGTACACAATGGGTTATCATTAATAGACGTTGTGCGGCATTTGGTACAGGAACTTATGTTAGTTATGGTAATACAAATTATCCATTTAAGCCAACTCAATGGTGGGAAAATTATAATGAAGAATGAAACATATAACAGCATATTTAAAGAGCTATATTAGAAGTGATGGTGTTCCAAGTAGTGCAGAAATATTTTCTATTGGTGCAGATACAGAATTGACTTCTAGTGTTATGCCTACTCTTATGTGGGCGTTATCAAGAAAGACTGATTATTATATCAGAGTCCATCCTAAAAATGTTTGGGTAGGTAGTCAAGGAGATGCTTCAATACTTACTGTTGATAGTAATATTAAATGGAGAATAACAGATGATAATAATAACTATATTGAAGTCAGTTCTTAAAATATTAATATAGGAATACAAGGTAATACAAGTGAACTTACAATTAATAGTAACGTAGCTTGGAATATAGAATAATAAAAATTAAAAATTAATTATGGCAAGTTCAACTTTAAAAAATTGGGTAAAAGTCAATCCTACAACTGGAGCTTCTGGAAGTACATCAGTAGCAATATCAGCAGATGCTTATTATGGTCGTGTAGCAAGAAGCGCAGTAACTCTTAATGTAGATGCAGCAGAGCTTACAGGGCATAGTTCAGCAGATACTACATTTACAGTAGCACAGGCTGGTAGAGGTAATTATATGGATTTAAGTAATCCAAAAATTGCTATTGCAAAGGGAGGTGGTACTGCTACTATTATTGGTGAATGTAACTGGGCAAGTATGTATGTAACCACTATATCAGGTGATACAAGTTATATTAGTGGGTATAGTAGTTCAATGAAAGGAAGCATAAAACTTACTATTAATAGTGCCAGTTCTGCTCAAAACCAAGGAGCTATATCAGGAGACCCTGGAGCTACTGGACTATATACTTGGAAGTTAGATACAATAAACTTGTTGGCAAACTCTACAACTGCAAGTAAAACAATAAAGATAATATTATCACCTGCTAGTACAGAATCTACTGAGTCTGTTACTATAACAATAACCATAGCAGAGGGCGACCCATATGTAACTTTGTCTACAAATGCAATTACCATCCCAGCAGCTGGTACTGCTCAGACATTAACAGTTTCTTCAAATACTAATTGGAGTATTACTGAATAATTAATTAAACTATGAGTGTTAGTAAGACCATAAATGGTATTACTCTTTCGGGTACAGGAGAGAGTGGGAGTTCTACTCTCTCCGTATCTGCGGAAGTTAATGAAGGACTTGATAGGTTAGCTATATTTACAATATCAACTACAGATAATAGTGGCACTAAAACAACTCTTTCAGTAACTCAAGAAGGAAAGAGGGAAGTATTTAATGCTTCAGATGGTAGTTTCTTATTGAGTGATAGTACAACATTTAATACATTGAAATCATGAGTTATAATAGTTCATATACAGGAGCACAAATAGAAGAGAAACTTGGTTTAGTAGATTCTACAAAGAAAACTTCAGAGATATATTCAGAGGCAAGTACAGCTTCAACAAATGCTTCTTCGGCAGTTACAACAGCTAATAATGCTCTAAGTGCAGCAGCTAATATAAAAGGAATTTTGAATTGTGCTTCAGATACTACTTCTACCCTTAAAAGTGCTATGTTAGCAATGCCTGATAATAGTGCTATTTATTATTCAATAAGTGATAAAGCTACTGTAAGTACAAGTTCAAGTGTTACATTTAATAGTAGTCTAGCTTCTTTTATTACAAAAGCACCATATACTTATGTATTGAGCAATTGGGTTGGAGCTGGAACAGCAAATACTTCTTTAGGAGCTAGTAATGGAGATTTATTGGTTGTTATCAAAGCTAAAGTTTCATCAGTCAATACTTGGTTAATTAAGATAATTCCTTTAAACGATGCAAAGGTAGCAAGTGGAGATTTCCCTGGCTGTGATGGTTTGGAAACGATATGGGATAAAACACAGATAAACAAGATACCTGATGCAATAACAGAATTAGGTAAGAAGTTATCTTTGCCACATAATAGTGAGGCTAATATGAACAATGCCCTGACTTCGGGTATTTATTATTGGTGTAATTTAGGACGCCCAGCAGGTTCAACGGGATATTATACATGTGTTGTTTTGCGTAGTTCAGATGCAGATGGTAATGGTTATTATAGTATAGAACAGACTGCTTATGGTAGAACAGACGAGTTAGGAAGAGTATTCAAGAGAATGATATTTTGGAAGAGTAGTTCCGATAGCGTGTATCTTGATTGGGTAGAGGTTACTGCATCTTCTTCAAGCTCGGATTCTAGCGATAGTGATGGCATAGATTTTAGTGATTTGTATATTGTTACAGCGAGTGATGAAGGTACACAATATGCGTACCCTGCATGGCGCACTAATTTTGAGGATTGGACTTGCAAAGTAGTGAGTATGGAAGGTAAAATAATTGAGGAAGATATTAATATTCTATATGTCATTGGTATTGCCATTAAAGTGGGTTCTCGTATGCTTATGATGGGATTGGGAGATACACCTAAGTATAGTGCTGATTACACCTACGAGAGCTTTACAGTATCAGACTCGGATGATATATTCAACGATAAGGTAGATGGAAAAAAAATTCTTGCCTCTTCTGCCTCTACTGCCATGTTTTTATATGAGCAAGTAAATGGATATTCACCATCAAGAACCTATTGGAACCATGGAGATGAAGACAAATATTACCCAGCAGGAAGTTGGTGGCTCCCGACTTATATAGAATGGAGAGCAATTTTACCAAAAGTCCCTGCTATTAATAAGATACTAAGTAGCCTATATGAAATAACACATGGCGAAGATACTTATCCAGCTCAATTTTATAACTGGGAATATGTAAATGCTTTTGTAGAGTTTAGAGCTTATACTACCTGTACTAGCCCCGATGATAGTCATATCTATATGGCGATAATATATACGTCAGAAAGTAAAATAGAACTTATTTATATGCCTGATGCGTTGGGGCACCTTCGTCCTATTACTTTCTTAGACCCTGATGTAAAAATCTACAACTAACATCACTATGAAGCAGGAAGCAAGAAAATAAACTCCAGATTTGCCAAAGAAAAAGAACGTGACGAAGATATTAGTAATCTAAAGAATAAGATAGGAGGTCTAGAAAATAAAATGGACACATTAATATCTATTCTATCTAAAGAAAAAGATAAATAATTGTTATTATGAAAGGTTTTATTGAAGTTAAAGAGGATCAATACGAAGATACCATAGAGCACTTATATAGAATAAAAATGCTTGCTTGCAAACTAATTAAAAAACTTGCAGGTAGTTCTGAAGTGTATGATGAAGATGGTGCCGAAGAAGAGATTACAAGAGCAAGAAGAGGGAGATATGTTTATTAATTAAATTATGGGTGGCGACAAGTATGTTGTCACCCATTTTTAGTTTAATTGCAACTATGGAGGATTTTACTAAATATGATATTAAACCGGAGGGATTTATAAATTATCTAAGATATTACGGAGAACATTTTAACAAAAAATTATGTGAATTTGCTTGTTCCCATTTGAATAAACATACATATACTAAAGAAAAGATAGATGAACTTTTAAAGAATCATAGTGCAGCAATTCCAAATGCCAAATTATACGATGCTGTATATGTAGCAAATTGGTGCGATTCTATATTATATAATTCAAGTATTTCTGACGAAAAACATTTTATATTCTTTTTATAGGATATGTTTGAAAAGTAGGGACATCTTATATTTAATAGGTGGTATGCAGATATGGCTAAACTAGGAATTCCAATAGAATGGGAAGATATGATTTAAATTATTGTTTTTTAAGTGCTGGAAATTTATTTTTATTTCCGGCACTTTTTATATATATTTGCCCAAAGAGAAATTAAGATAGAAAACGAATATTACAAATCTTAAGAAAATGACCAATATTAAACTTGGAAGTAAAGGAGAAGAAGTAAAGGTTATACAAAAGAAACTTAATTGCATTGTAGATGGTATATTCGGATAGGTAACTGAAGAGGCAGTTAAAGCTTTCCAAAAAAGTAAAGGACTTACAGTAGATGGTATTGTAGGGCTAGAAACTTGGAATGCTTTAACTAATGTTAGTGATCCTAATCCTAGAAATATTACTGAAATTATAGTGCATTGTACTGCTACTCCAGAAGGAAAAGATTATACTATATCATAGATAAGAGCTTGGCATTTAGCTAGAGGATTTAATGATATAGGATACCATTATGTAATATATCGAGATGGTTCAGTTAATATTGGGCGAGCTGAAAGCAAAATTGGTGCACATTGTACTGGACATAACAGTAATTCAATAGGAGTATGTTATGTTGGAGGTTTGGCTAGTGATGGTAAAACAGCAAAAGATACTAGAACTTCTGAACAGAAGGAATCTTTAGTTACTTTACTTACACAACTTAAAGCTAAATACCCAAAAGCTACTATACATGGGCATAAAGAGTTTGCTAATAAAGCTTGTCCGTCCTTTGATGCTTATACTGAATATAAAAATATTAAATAATGGATGAGTTATTACAAAAAATAGAAGCGTTAGAAAAACGTGTAAAAGAATTAGAGTCAAATTCTTCAAAGATGTTTGGCAGATCTTATACTACAATAGGCAGTTCATCTTCGGATTTACTACTTAAGACTAGAGGATAGGTTAAAATATAGTGGGGAAATAAATTTATTGACCTAATAAAAGATGGAAAAATAAATGTTTAAAAAATGAATTAAATTATGGCAATAGGGATTAATGATTTGGATTATGATGAGGACGACGATTTGACCACAACTCAACAACAAGATACAGAGGAACCTCAAGAAGATTCTTCTTCTTATTAGGAGCCTGAGGAACCTCAAGATGATAGAGGAATTCTTTCAGAATATCTGAAGTCAAAAGGAATTGAAGATATTTCAAAGATCAAGTATGAAGGAGATGATGGTAATTATGAAGAGGTTGATTGGGACACTTTGGACTCTTCAGAAAAACTATCTATTCTAAATAATCTTGATTCTACGAATGACACTGGTTTAGATGATTCTGAAATACAATTAATTAATTCTATCAGAAGCAGTAGAATGTCCCCTGCGGAATACTTAAATTATGTTGCACAACGGGGCGCAGATCAGTATGCTCAGAATTTAGCAGGAGCAGAATAGACTTATGAGATTGACCAATACAGTGATGAAGAATTGTTTGCAACAGATCTGATTACTAGGATGGGGAAGGATAATATTACAGACGAAGAAGTTCAGGAAGCATTAGATAAAGCCAAATCTAATGAATCTTTGTTTAAGAAACAAGTAGCAGCTCTTCGTAACGAATATAAGAACATTGAAGATTAGAATAGACAGTATGCATAGTATATGCAGGAACAAGAAAAACAAGAGCAATTTAATCAGTTCGCAAATGCAATACGAGACTAGATTATAGATTTTAAAGAATTTCATGGTTTTGAACTTGACATGGATAATGAAGATAAAGAAGAATTATATGACTTCATTACTGGATTTGACGAAGCAGGAACTAGTATTTTGGGCAAAGCTATGAATGATCCTGCCACTCTAGTAAAGATGGCATGGTTTGCATTGCATGGTGAAGAAATGCTAGATGACATTTCTGAATATGTCAAATCACAAGTTAGTACAATACGAAAAACAAGCTATAATCAAGGCGTCTCAGATGCACGGGCTGGTAAAGTTAAAGATAATAATAAAAAACCGGTCACCGCATTTAGACCAAAAACAAATACTAATTCAAATCATTTAAGTATCGACGATTTGGATTAATAATAATATTTAGAAAATATGATAGTTGCAAATTTCGTTACTAACAGACCTACAATGTCTGAAACTAGAACTTATGAGGATTTTTATAAATTTTTAGGTGCTCGTCCTCATAAGTTGGGAGTAGTTTCAAGATTATATCCTGAGAACACCGCCACTTATTTGACTGAATCTCTTAAGAATGTTTTCTACAATGATGTAAAGGGAGCTAATAAGTTCCAATCTGTAGATTCCATGATGTTTGAGTGGGAAGTAGAAACCAACTTTATTAAGAGAATTGAATTCGCTGATGTACCGTCTGAGACAGGCGAAAACGGAGGTGAAATTGTAATGGCTTTTAAAGAGCGTTACTATGAGAAGTATGATATTTTCAAAATTGATAAGACTATGCAATAGTGTATCGTAGTAAGTCGTCCGGTTCGCAAGCGTGATGATTATTGGGAAGTTACTGTTCGTCTTATTGATAATGACTATTCTACCGAACTTGACCTTAGCGGTTGTCAAGTAGGTGATACTACTCGATTCCAGTCAAATGCTATGCCAGAATTGTCTGAAGAGGGTTATACTAAGAGTCAAAGCAATATTGAAAAGCACAGAAACTTCATTACTACTTTCCGTAATGATATTTCTTGGTCTTCTTTGTATGCTGCTCATGAGGATACATTTATTAGCATTGCTGAGGGTAAGAATCAGGGTTGTCTGAGCGAGACTATTTACAAAATGAATAAGAAGGAGAAAGAATTACTTGAGAACTTCATGATTTCAAGAAATCAAGGCCTCTTATTTAACAAGACTAACATCGATGTAAACGGAAAAGCAACTGTATGTGATCCTAAACTCCTGTATTGGGATCAAGTAGGTTAACATAGCCTACTAAGTAAAATCTACTTAATTGCTGGGAACTCCTTAGGTATGAGGACAATCAGCAGCCAATATTACATATAAGCAGGTCTTTTAGATAGCATGTAATAAGGTTCAACGACTAGCCGCAAGGCGTACACTATTCAAAGTGGAAATGGTAGATAATTTATTTTAAAATGTTAAAATATTTAAATATGAAATATATAGTATATTGTACTACAAATTTAGTTAATAAGAAAATTTATATTGGAGTACATTTATGTAAATCTGAAAAATTCGACGGTTATTTAGGATGTGGAGTTTATGAATCTAGGCCCAGTACTTATAATAAACCAAAAACAGCATTTCAATATGCAGTTTAGAAATATGGGCCTTCTAATTTTAAAAGGATAACAATAAAAGAATATGATAATTCTGAAGATGCCTTTTTTTTAGAATCAGAACTAGTTAATCCTACTTTTTTAAAAAGGAAAGATGTATATAATTAGGTAATAGGAGGATTAGGTGGAGATTTAGCAAATTTATCTATTCCTTGTTATCAATATGATCTTAATGGGAATTATTTGCGAGAATTTAAATCTTAGTAGGCCGCCTCTAATTATATTAATCGAGGGTATACTACTATTAAAAGAGCAATTAAAGAAAAAATAAAATCTGCAAATAGTTATTGGTCATTAATAAAAGTAGAACATCTAGATTTATCAGAATATAAAACAACTGATAATCGAATTCCTGTTTTTCAATATTCAGAAACTGGAGAATATGACTGTTGTTATGAATCTATAAGTGATGCAGCTAGAGTAAATAATTGTTCGTCTACAAATATTTCAAGAAGTTGTAAGCTCGGCTATAAATGTAACAATAAATATTTTTCTTATGAATTTAATTCAAATTTTTCTTATGCAAAAACGGAGTCTATTAAAAATAGAAAAGTATATTAGTATTCTCTATCTGGCGAATTTATAAAAGAATATGATTCATATTTAATAGCTTAGAAAGAATTAAATAAACACGGTTTATCTAATGCTATTAAATTAGACAGAATATTTGCTGGATTTCAATGGAAATTAGAAAAATTTGATAAAATAGACTCGGTTAAAATAAAAAGCGAAGCTAGAAAAGTAGGACAGTATGATTTAGAAGGTAATTTAATTAAAATATATGATACTGTAACTAAATGTAGAAAAGATTTCCCCGGATGTCGCCAAGTTCTTAGTGGCAAATATAAAACATCTGGTGGATACATATTTAAATATATAGAATAAATTAATGATATAGTCTGATCTGTATAGTAATATACAGTTAACATGGATACAGGCAGACCTATTTATATAGGCGATGGATTGATTCCGTAGGTAGAGCGTTTTGCTTCTAAGTATGTTTATAATGACAAGCCTACTGTAGAAATCTTCCATACTATTATGCAAACTATGAATGAGAAAGCTGAAAAGGCAACAGGTAATCATTATCATTTTATTGTTAATGAGAAGCTGTGGAACGACATTCAATATACCCTTGGTAAGTATCTTGCTGATTACAAAACCGATGGTTGCTATATGTATTCTAAAGCAGCTAACGATTATGTAAAGGTTGGTGCTACTTATTCTACTTATGAGTTCGCAGGTAATTCTATTTCATTCTCAGTGGATAGAACCTTTACTCGTGAGTATGGTGATAAGGGTTATGGTTTATGTTTGGATCTTTCTGCAGATCTTACAACTGGAAAACCTGCTATTGCTATGTTCTCATTGAAAGGTTGCGATGTACTTACTTCCAAATATCCAGGTAAATTCCTTCAGTGCCTGGCTGCATAAAAATTGCAGAAAACAATTTCTCTAATTGCTGGAAACTCCTTATATAAGGACAATCAGCAGCTAATACATAGAATATGAAAGGCTTTAAGCACTCTCTATGTAAAGTTCAACGACTAGTCCGGATGGACGTACATTATTTATTAATGGAAATGGGAAATAACTTAATATTTAAATTATGAAATATATTGTATATTTAACAACTAACGTACTTAACAACAAAATATATGTTGGAGTACACCAAACAGAAAATCCTGAAATATTTGATGGTTACTTAGGATGTGGGGTAAATATTCATGATTCTAGCTCAATTAACCATCCAAAAACTCCGTTTCAATACGCACTTAAAAAATATGGGTTTAATGCTTTTAAAAGAAGTACTATTCAAATATTTGACGTTTTATAGGACGCTTTAGATTTAGAAGAATCTATTGTAAACGAAGATTTTATAAAAAGATCTGATGTATATAATGTTACTGTTGGAGGAGGTTATCCACCAATATTAAATAAAATAATTTATCAATATTCGTTAGAGGGTAAATTTATTAAATAGTGGAATTCTATAACAGAAGCAGCCATAAATTTTAATATAAATTCTTCAGCTATTGGTAATGCAGTATTACATTGTCATACTAGTGCTAATTATTTATGGGCAGATTACCAAGTTGATTAGTTAAATTTAGCTAATTTTAACATATACGCACCTAAAAAACCCGTATATCAATATAATTGTTTTGGAGAATTTGAATGCTGCTATGATTCTATAAGCGCTGCTGCAAAAGCATTAAACGTACATTTATCAAATATTCAAAGATCTTTAAAAGGTGGATATAGAACTAAAGAACACTATTTTTCTTTAGAATTAAAAGCTACTTTTTCACAGGCTAAAAACACTAGATTGAGAAATGCTCCTGTACATCAGTATTCTTTAGATGGAATATTTATAAAGTCTTTTGCTAGCATTAAAGAAGTTGAAAAAGAATTTGGGTGTAGAATGGATGGAATTAATGCTGCTATTAGAATGGGTGGACAGTGTAAAGGATTTCAGTGGTCTAGAGAAAAAGTAGAGGCATTAAAACCTTTGCAAAAATTATCATCTGAGAGTAAGAAAGTAGGACAATATACTCTAGATGGAAAATTAGTTAAAATATACAATACTGTTAGAGAATGTAGAAAAGATTTTGGAAATGTTTCTAAAGTTTTAAAAGGAATTGCAAAACATTGCAAAGGATATACATTTAAATATATAAGTTAAAGATATAGTCTGATCTTATTAGTAATAATAAGAAGTATTAACAACAAATCCGCTTATTTGGTTGGAGGGTTAAGCGGCACAGAATCAGGTATTGTTAGCTCACCTGTTGCTGGAAGTAAATTAATCATGTTAGGATATGCTGGACTTGGCGTCTTTGCACCATACAGAAGCTTTATCCTTAGACAAGCATAAGATAAATAAAATAAAATAAGAAAATTAGATCAGACAGAGGGTTATATTCCCTCTGTCTAATTTTTATGACAATATGAAATAATATGGCTAAGAAAGAAACTACTCAAGCAGACTTAATTTTTGATAATAAAATAGTTCTTAGAAGTGTATATGGAAAAGTGGGAATGAAATACTTTATTCAACCTTGTAAAGATAAGATAGGACGGTATCCCGAATGCGTTAAGCAAGTAGACTCTCATGGAGATATGATACTTAGTGACGCTGAAAGAAATCTCTATGCTTCTAAATAGAAAGTGTTTTTCCCTGTAACTACTACTTTTGTAATAACAGATGGAGAAGTATTTGATTTAAAAAATCCAGAAGATAGTGCTAAATGGGAAGCTATTTAGAATTGTCCTTTGATTGCTCCAGAACTTAATGCAAAAAATGCAGATGGTACATATATGATTCATGGAACTATGGATCGTAAAGAAGTGAAACATCGTAGATATGGTACCGCAGAATTGTACATAGATAGACCTGGATTGGAAACTCAGAAACGAGTTACAAGAAAGCAAAAAGTTATCAAGGCTTGTAATTATATTATTGGCGACGATAAGGGTGCTGAAGGACGTCTATTGAAGGCTAAATTGTTAGGTAAACATATGACTAATATGCCATCTACTGATGTAGAGGATTACTTACTTACTGTTGCAGAAAAAGATCCTGAAAGAATTATTAAATTATATGAAGCAGACGATCAAGATTTACGTTTGCTTTTAGTAGAGGCTCGCGATAAGGGTGTTGTTACTATTAAGAATAAAGTATATATTTATGGAACACGTCCTATGGGAGGTACAGAAGAAGCAGTTCTTGAATGGATGAAGAATCCAAGTAATAAGAAGTTTGTAGACCTTCTTCAACAGGATACTTTCCCCGATTTGGTGCCTACAGAAGATTAAGCCATACTATCTTTTAAAATTATAAAGTTTTGACTGCTAGACAAATATGGGAAGGCTTACTTACTGAACTAAGTAAAGTAAATGCTCCAAGCATGCTTCTCCAAGACTTTAATTATTTTTTCAACAAGGCGGTTAATCAATATATAAATAGACGTTATAATATTTATGATGTTAATTAGTAGACCACAGATGATCTAAGAGTACTTAAAGCTACTGCAATATTAGAGCCTACTAAAACAACCAAGTATGACGCGGCAACACAATACACAGCAGGAAAATCTAAATTATTTGGAGCTACTTATGAAATTGTTTTGCCCGATGATTATTTACATATGTTAAATTGCGTATGTATATATCATTTGGCAAAAAATTACAAATGCTACGATAAAGATAATTATGTAGAATTTCCTGCTAAGCGTTTAACTGCTGATGCTTGGTCTATTGTTGTTAATGATTATTATAACAGACCTCTTCCGGAACGTCCTTACTATTATATACATAATGTAAATCAACAAACGGATTTGCCTACTAATATAATTTCGGACGAAATTGCTGGATCTACCGATCAAGTATGGACTGGACAAGAAACTAGTACTGGGTATCAATCGCATGGGGAGTATCCAAAAACTATTAATTTAAAGGTAGGAAATGAAGAGCTTACAACTACTTTAATAGAAAAAGTTCCAGGACTCAGATACGCTAATCCATCTAAAGTTAGATGTGAAATTAGATACGGTCGTGACGATTCTGTATTTGAGTTGAAAAAGGTATTTATTGATTATATTAAAGCCCCATAGACAATTAGACTTACTCAAGAACAAGTAGATCTTACTGAGGATACTTCACAAATAATGGAGTTTCCAGATTATGTATGCCAAGAGATTATAAATGAACTGGTGCATCTTGTGATGGAAAATACAGCCGATCCAAGATTATAGTCACATCCTATAGTTACAACATCTATTGCAAATCCAGTTCAGCAATAGACTCAAACTCCTACTTCTACAGCTACTAGAAGTTAGGCTTAATAAATTTTAATTATGTTTCAATTTACAACCACTACCGTAATTAACGCAAATCAAGACTATACTACTGGTCTTACTCCCCTTTGGGGAATTCAGGAAAAAGATGGTTCTACCAGTTTTAATATCAAGCGTCATCTTAACTTTAAGAAAGATAATGTATTGAGTATTACTAAGGCAGAATATTCTGATCCTAAGATTGCGAAGGCTACTTTAGACCTCTCAGCTCTTGGCAAGACTGAGGGTAACTTCCGTATTTCAATGTATATTAAGTTAGCACAAACTTCTGCTAATTCTTATTATGCAAATGATCTCGTATTTAAGGGTAAACCTTTGTATGTAGAATTTGTATGGAAGAAGGGCGAAACCGCTGCAAAAGTAGCTTCAAAAGTAAAAGAGATTGTAAAGAAATTTATGCTTACTGTTTATGAGAAATCTCTTGTAAACGTAACTGTTGAAGGTACTAAGATTATTATTACTGGTACCGATGAATACCAACGTTTTGTTAAAGTTGATATTGAAGAGTATGTAAAGGACGATTCTCCTTTGTACGGCAAGTATGAAGTTGTTAAATCCGCACTTCCCGAAAGTTTAAAGGATAGCGAGGATTATGATGCAAACTTCACTGTTGAACAAGGTGAGGAAGGCTTTGGTACTTACCAATGGATTCTCAAGAATCTTCGTTTGCCGACCGCAACTAAGACTTCTTGGACTGCTATTACCGCAGATGAAGCTCCTGTTATTGGTGCTAAATATAACGAATATGTTATTCGCTATTGTGTAAATCGCGGCATTATGGGCGGCGATGCTGTTGGTGAGGTAACTAAATCACTTACTACTCATGTATTCTTTGTTAATCAAGATGTTGCTGACGACTTTGAAAAGGGATTAGCTGCAATTGCTCCTACCGCTGGTGTTGAGACAGTTCCTGCTGAGGCTGTTGAGAGTGTTGAGAGTGTAAGCTCTGACGAAGCTGAATAAGCAACAAGTTTTTAATTAACTGATTTATTAACAAATATCTAATATACAAAGAAGGCGAGGGCGAGTAGCCTTCGCCTTTATTATTTTAATTATGTATACTCAAATTGACAAATTAGTTTCTGCCATTAGGAATGATGTAGTATCAGGATTAAGAGGTTATCATACTAATCTTTCAATGTCAGATGAACAGCTAGCTGATGATATTATTGATGAACGTCTTTAGGTTATCAAAGAATATTCTTTAAAAGGATTATTACCTGTTAGGGATCTTTATATATCCATTAATTGCATTCCTGTAGATTGTAAAGATATTGAAAGGTGTAGATGTAATAACAATGCAGATTTAACTCCTACAGCTCATTTTGAAATACCACAACTCTTAAATGATTATGGATTACAATCAATAGATTATATAGGATCCAGCGATAGATAGCTGCCTTTCATTTATTATACTTCTTCTACTGCTTTTAGATACCATAAATATAAGAAAAGGGGAAAAGATAAACCCTATGTATGGATTGATACTACTCCTAATGAAAATGGTATGTATGATTGTTTCGTATATAATGCTCCTTTGTTAAAAACAGTGTCTATTGCTGCTATTTTCAAAGATTTGCGACAATTAGATAAATATGAATGTTGTAATGATTATTAGGATAATAATTTAACATTTATAAATAATGAAATTAAAAAAAGAGTAACCGAGAAGAAAATTAGATATTATAGAAGTTTTGCAGCTTCTAATATGCCGAACGATCAACAATATACAGCTGGATAATGGAAAATCTTAACAATTTTCACTACGCAATGACCTTAATGGATTAGCTTTATGGCGTGACTATGCAAGAAGATAGTTGGGAAGAATTAGCACTTGTTGCATGGAATCTTATAGGTAATAAAAGATATAGATTATATAGATATACTACATGCCCTTCTGGATGTAATAATACTGTAGAGTTGCCTTGTAATGCAGATATAATTGAAGCAGTAACTACATCTTTTGAAGACTGGAATAATACTTCTAATATTTACCCAGATGGAGATTTAAATTCTGCATATACGGAAGCTTATATAGAAAGTAAGAAAGACTTTAAAAGTCCATTATATGCAAGTGGTAAATTTATAAAGTATCATAGAGTTGGAGATACTTTATACTTTGACCGTCCTTATGGAGCTGTAAATATTTTATATAAGGGAGTAATATTAGATGAAGATGGACTTCCAGAATTGAATGATAAAGAAGCACTTGCTATTGCTACATATTGTGCATATATTAATAAATTTAAAGAGGGGTTATCCACTAATAATACTAATATTGCAAATATGGCAGCATATCTTAAAAAGGAATGGAATGTACAATGCGACTAGGCAAGAGTTACAGAATATTTAAATCAAAATGATATGGATCAAATTCTAGATGCTAAAAGTAATTGGAATAGAAAGATTCATGGAAAATCATATAAAGCTTTTAGATAATGTTAAAACAATATGCTTTAGGTTGTGCATTTAGTTGTAAAGAATTATTTGAAAACTTTCCTTTTAAAAAATTAAAAACTAATTGTGCAAAATGTAAAGAAATTATAGGTAACGCACATCGTGATATGCTTGCTACTAAAATATTTACAGAATGTGTACAATTAGTTTTAAATGATGTAATAGATAATAATGCTACTTTCTAGCTTCCTCTTAAAGGTAATAGAAAGTGTGATATTCATATGCAAAGATTTACTGGAGATAAATTTAAAACTCTTAGGAAATCAGGAAAGTGGGCAAATATTAATTTTTTGAAGTCTTATTTTACTGGGTATCAATTAGGACTATTTATGTATGGAAATAGAACTCCGAGAGTGAAGAACATTTATGTTAATAAGGAATTGCGAGATAAAATTACAAATAATACTAATGAAGGTAAACAATATTGTTAATTACCTATTAAAGTTGTATATTTGTAAATACAGCAATGAATTATGAAAATAACTAAAATTGAAGATTATTATGAAGAACTGTATAAAAAGTTTCCTTCAGTACCAAAAGAAGACATTTAGCGAATTGTAAACTTTGGTTGGAGATCTCTTTATCTTCATAATAGTTATGGAGGTGATACTATTATAAATAGTAATAATTTATGGTGTTATATTGGAAATCTTAAAAAGAATCCTATTCAACATTTCAATTATTATATTAAGAAATTAATAGTTAAATTAAGAGTATTATATAAGAGAAGAAAGTCAGAATGGGATGGATATTATTATTTTGGATTAACAGAATCTGCATATCAAAATTATTTACAACAGAAGAATAAAAGAGGTCGTCCTAAGAAATACTATAATTTCGGACAGGTCTTTATGTATCAAATGTTAGATGAATGCAAAATTGCAGAACATGCTTCTAAATATATATTCAGAATTCCATATATAACATAGATGACTTTTAAATTTTATATTCCAGAATTAATTACTGATAAAGCAGAATTAATTATTATAAGAGAACCTTTAAAATTTAAAGATATATTAGTAACTAATAATAATTATGATATTCTATGAAAAGATAGGAAACTACTAATACCTTCTCAGATGGATTAGTAATGGATTTTAATCCTCTACTCACTCCAAATACGGTATTAACTAATGCATTAAATGCTACAATCCTAACGATGAATGGCAATGAAAATGTCCTTTAGAATGATATGGGAAATGGAAGGGTAGAAACAGCCTGTCTTCCAGAAGGATATATACCATTAGGAACTGCAGAATTAGGGGGAATTATATATATTGCATCTTATAATCCTTTAACTAATAAATCTCAAATAGGAAGTTTTCCATCCCCTGAAAGAAATGTGACTTCTGATGAAGTTGGAAATGTAACTTACTTACATTGTAAAGACTTTTACGGAACTTATGTTATAGATTATGAAGATGATTCTTATTATCCTGTAATTACAGATACTGTTAAAGTATTGCTAACTGATACTCAATTAAAAATTGGAGATAAATTTTGTGTTGGAAGTAACAATATTTAGAAAAATTCAGAGGTGCTAAGTGCTTTTAATAATTAGGATAATAATATAAATAAAGATCCTAAATATTTGAAATTACATATTGTATCAATACAAGATGATGGTAAAATAGTATATTTAGATGATAATTTAGTTTGGTATAGTAATCCAAATTATTATATAAATAGTACTGAACCTATAAGTAATGGAAAAATAACTTTGTCAGAATATCGAGATGTAATAAATTCTAATTATAGCGTATTTACATCTTCTGTTCCCGGAAAACTTGCTATTATTGCTAAGTTAGAGGTTATTGAAGAATTTACAGCTTCAGTTAAAGTTGCAAAACAGAAAGACGATTAGGTTACTTGTTCTTTCAACACTAATTGGATTTATAATAACGATGATCCAGAATCTAGAAAATTAGTAAATCCAAAATACATTGTAGTAAATTGGAAAAAGAAAACAGAGAACTAGGGAGAGGTTGCAGGCTGGACATTCTTAGAAATACCCACAGAATAGTTACAAAATAGAAATAATGACGGATTCGATCCTGAAATATCTTTTTCTGAAATATTGGATATAAGCGATGCTGTAGGAATTGTAAAATTAACTATCTATCCAGTAATGGAATATGGTTATATTGAATATTTAGGTACTTCTGTAAATATAGATATGGATAAGTTGGGAAAAGATATTACAGACTTAAATGAATATCGTTATTATATAGAAGATTCTATACTAACATTATCTTATGGATTTGATTCTTATCCTAATATTGGAGAATCTGTAAATTCTGTAGAGTTTAATTTTTATCCTTTTAATGATACTAACTATAAAGCTTTATTTTTAGATGGGTATGATGTAGACAATGATGCTGAAGGAAATGATTGTGCTATAAGTAATCTTTGGACTACAACAAATATAAATTTAGAAAAAGAACTCGAATATAGTATAGAAAATAAGGCTAGTTCTATGCTTGGTCATTTTGATAAAGTTATTTATTTTGACCAATCTGAGGAATCAGGATTAAAAAAGAATCAATGTTATATTGTAAAATTAACTATAAATTATACTAAAGAAACTAGATATTATTATCGCATTCTATATACTTCTGATATATTCAATTCAGCATATTACTCAGAAACTGATTTTAATGAATTAATTTTAGAAAATTATATAGAATTTACACCGAAAAGTTCAGTAGCTATAAATACTATTTCAGAATCTAGAACTTTACAGTAGGATAATAGCACTATAGATTAGATTCCTTATAAACAAGACGAGAGTACTACTTAGGAATATAAAATAATAGATTAGTTTGAAGATGAACTTTCTGCAACTATTTCTTTAGATTCTTCAAATTCTATAATATCTAAACATATAACAGGTGTTCAAGAATATGAAATAAGTACTTCTAATGATCATAATTCTACTATACAATATATAAGTAATGCTATTGAAGTATCTAATATAACTTTTGCAGATACTACTAAACTTTTTGATATAAAAGCTGACAATTCGGGTAATATTAAAATAACTAATAAATATGTTTATAGTCTATTTACTCCGATAAAAGTATTTTATAATGATCTAAATTATTTACAAACTGCATATTAGTTGAGTAATTTAGAAGGAACTATTTTATATCTAACTTCTTTTGGACAAGATACTCATTTTATTTTGGGACTTTCGGATATTAGAGAGCATCCTGCAAGCAGTTCTTGCACAGTAAAAACTGGAGATGATACAACTAAAGATTATACTAATTTATAGAGTATTCCAACTATTGGAACTGGTATTTAGAGAGAATTATAGGATCGAGATTGGATTGCATTATAGTTTAATGTTTGGACACATAAGAAGGGGTCTCCATTTATTTTCTCAATTGGCGAAAGTAAAAATCAAGGAGTTGGAATTAATAAACAAGACATTAAAACTACTATTGCAGACGGCACTGCTTAGTTCTCTATTGTTTTATTCTGTTTAAAGACAGAATCTGGATTTGTAACTTTCGTTCCTTATAATTATTTTGGAACGGAGTGGACTAAAACTCCAGATGAGTATTCTGGAACTAAAGCAATGGAATCTACTGAGACTAATATAAGTACTGATAAAGAATTTTATCCGAGACTTTCTACATTAGGAACTACAGAAGAAGATATTAAATAGTAGTTTTCTGGTTTTTATAAATTAACATCTTATACTGGTTAGGGAATTCCTTGTTATACTTATAGTAATATAGGGTATTGGAATAATTATACTGCTACTAGAACAACAGAAATAGATGTAAAAGTTGATTATACATATATTATTAATAATACTGTAGTACAACGAAAAAGTGTTATTCCTAATTTGTGGCACAATGGAAACAATACTGAAAGTATCACTTATAAAACTACTAAAAATATTAATATCTCTAATATTTTACAAAATATAATGAATTTTAATTTGGTTGCTTCTGATAAGATATATAATGGGGAAACTTTTATTAATTTAAAAGGAAATAAACAATCTATATACACTAAAGATGGATCTGTAGTAAAATCAATCTTTAATTCTAATGTATCTTTAAATGGAAATTATTTACAAATTACAGAAAATACCGGATTAAAATCTATGATACTTACATGTAGATAGGAAGAGTAGGGATGCTATATTTAGGATATTAAATTAGTAAATAAAATAGAGAATAAAACATATAATAAAAATTATTATACAGATAGTTCAGAATATTTTGTAGACGATTCAGACATAAATGAGTAATTTAAACGAAATTGATTATGAATTCTCAACTGCTCTAAAAGTATTTCCGACAAAAGGAAATCTAGTTTATGAATATAATCCTTTTAGGAATTATAGGATAGAGTAGGATATGTTATATTATAATAACAGATTGTGGACTTATGAAGAATTTTGTATAGAATTTTATAATATTGCTAAGGGGCTGACTTTTAATGAGTATAAAGAAATAATAGCTAAAAATATACAAGATAGTATATGGGGGAGTGAATCTCCCCCAGTAATATATTAGAAAGGGCAATTAGTTGATTTTGAAACGGATGAACTAAATTTTAATTTAAATAATCCAGTAAATATTACTCCTTAGTGGTCTTATGATAATTCTGTAAATCTTATAATAAACGATGGAAAGAATGCGCCCAGGCTTATAAATTCTAGATTTAGTCCTACAGAAAGAAATAAATATTAGATATGTGATAGAAAAGGTAATAATGATACCAATATATATAATTAGGGAACCTAGTTTGATTTGGATACTTCTCTTTATAGAAAAACTACTACAATTCCTAGATTAAATTTCTTAGGAGTACAATATGGTGGTAGATTAGGTATTGGTAATTATCATTTCTATTTTAGATATGTAGATGAAGATGGAAATGAAACTGATTATTTTGCAGAATCTGGGCTTGTTTCTATATTTGTAGGGTACACTCCAGATTCTATATATTCAGGATTTAGAAATGAGAATTCCCATAAATTAGTTAAATTTTATCTTACTAATACTGATCCTGGATATTATAAAGTAGTAGTATATTATACCGTAGCTACTTCTGATATAAATGAAAATTCTACAATCACTGCTAAAAGAATTAATTAGGAGTATTTAATTAATCAATCTTCTAATACTATACTTACTATTACAGGTTTTGAAAATACTACTGAAGTTCCATTATCGGATATAAATCCTATTTATTAGATATATGGTTCTGTTGAAACTCAGGCAACTTGTTAGAATATGTTATTCTTAGCCAACGTAGATAGACCTGAAATTCCGTATAATGATTTAGCAGATTGTGCTTTACGATTCTTGCCTCTGCTGGAAACTGAATAGTATAATAGTAATATTGATGAAGAGTATAGTGGAAGTGCTTCAAATAATTACTATGACCCAAATTATATATACAATAAAGTTGGATATTGGGATGACGAAATTTATAGATTCGGAATAGTATTTATACAGGCGGACAATACTTTAACTCCAGTATTTAATACTCGTGGATTATAGAATTTAAGTAGTTCTACCAAAGTTGGAGATTATACTTCTATTGAATTTAAAAAGAATGATGAACGTTTCTATATAGCCTACAATGAAGAAACTCAGATATTAGAAAAAGGTCACACTTTAGAAAATGTAAAAGGAGTAATTTCTATAGATTAGCCAGATTCTAATTTGATTACTGGAATTAACTTTACAGCTCCTAAAGAAGTTATTGATTATTTAAAAGATACTTTACATATAAAAGGGTACTTCTTTGTAAGACAGAAAAGAATGCCCACTACATTGTGTCAAGCATATACTATTGCCACAGATATTGAAAGTCATACTCCAGTATTACCTGTTGATAATGTTGCCAGTTATGATAAAGAAGGAACGACTAGTAATTATAATTATATCGCAGAAAGCTTTCTATCTTAGAGAAACTTTACATCTTCTGACGAAGACTATTCTAAGTCTAAAAAGGGAAAGAAGATTAAAACTTTAAGTCATACTTTCTCCGAGCATTTAGTTGGTCTTACTGATTCATATGTTAAGAAACATGCGGCAATTTGCCCAGATTATGATGTAAATTCTCCATATCTAAATTCTTTATTTACTGGAAGTGAATTTAGTATAAGACCTAGTTCACAAACTGTTAATTTAGTCCAATCTTCTGAATCCAGACACTTTTATGTTAAATCCCAACAATCTTGGAATAAATCTTCCGAATACACTAAAGTTAGAATAATCGGAGTTGAAGACAATGTAAAATTAGTTGGAATAGGTTCTGAAATGTTTTCGGCTAGAGCTGGAGAAGCAGAAGAAGCTTTTCGTTATGAATACATAGGTAGAGAGCAAAAAATTACAGAAGGTGTTAATTTACTTCGAGGATCTTTCGGGCCGTATTTAGGAATAACAGGATATGAAGAACCTGGATCTTTAATAGATATTAAAATTCCCGGATACTCAAAGTCTAATATGGATAGTTATTTTAAAATAAGATATGCAGATAAGTCATCTTATTATGCTATTTCTTATAGAATTGATTTAAGTAACTAGAATGATTGGATGTTTGAAGAAACTTATAATATTAAAACAGAAGAGTCAGAAGAAGAAACTGAAACAAAATTTTATAAATTAAATTCAGCATTATATAGAGGTGATTGTTATATTTGTTAGTTCACACATAGAGTTAATAGAAATTTCTAGGATCCTTCTGCCCCTAATAATAATATTATTGCTGATCCTACTTGTTGGAGAGAAAACTTTGAAGTATCTGATGGAGTAGTTAAAAAGGAGAATTTTGATAAAATAAATTTAGGAGATGTAAATGCGGTCGGACTTGGAATGTGGGTTACTTTTACTGTTAGGTCAACTTTCAATTTAAATATACGAGCATTAGATAGTTCAGTAGTAGATGAAATGTCTTTATTTGGACACGCTAGAGGATTTTATCCATATCATCCTATAACTACTAGTGGTGCATATAAAATTCCAGAAGCTCTTTGCTTTAATAAAGGATTTGAAACTTCTGTATCTTAGAGATGGAATTATGAAGTTCCAGACGTACCTTGGATTAAAAATGAATTTAGTAATCGTATTGCTTATTCAGATATTCAAGTTACCGATGGTTTTAGAAATGGTTTTAGAAACTTTAGAGGCTATGCTTATAGAGATTATCCAAAGACTTATGGTTCTATTACTAAAATTATAGAATTAAATGGAAATTTACTTTGTGTATTTGAACATGGGGTTGGATTAATTTCTGTAAATGAACGAACTTTAGCTGGGTCTGGACAAGGCGGAAATGTTTATGTAAACACCTCTAACGTGCTTCCAGAGAATCCGAAAATACTTTCTGATACATTCGGCAGTTAGTGGAGAGAATCCGTTATAAAGACTCCCAGAGCCGTTTATGGAGTTGATACGGTAGGTAAAAAAATTTGGAAAACAGATGGAAATACTTTTGATATTATATCAGATATGTATATATAGGAATTTTTACATGATAATATTTCTTTAACTGAAAGAGAACTAACTCCTATTATAGGAATAAGAAATGTAAAGACCCATTATAATGCTTATAAATCTGATGTAATGTTCACATTCTATGATAATTTACATGGTTTTGAAGAAAAAGTATGGAATATCTGTTTTAATGAAATTCTTAAAAAATGGATTACATTCTATTCGTGGGTTCCATCCTATTCTGAGAATATATATAATTAGTTCTTTAGTTTTGACAGAAATACTTCTAAATGGATTGCTAAGTTAGGAATTAGTAAATCAGATAATGCCTTTTCAGATGGTGTTACTTTAGACAATGTAATTATTGAATCTAAAGAATCTAATACTTACGAACCAATTGGAAAATTAAGCTTATCTAATAGAATTATAAATAATTTAAATTATACATTAGAATACGAACTTGTTAGAGACAATTATGGGCATTACACTAATGAGGAAGATTTTAAAATAATTGATGAAGAGTATCTTGCATTTAATTATTCTAAATATAATGAATACTTTAATAAAAATGAAGCTGTTATTCTTTTAAATATTAGATGTAATATAATTGTAGATGATACTTATAATACAACTTTAGCATAGGCTTTTAGTAATACTGCAACTATTGATGCTGGTTATTATGAATCTACCATAGCTATATGCTTTAAAGATAAATTAGCTAATTTAACAACTGATTTCTGGAAACATGGAAATGCTGGAATTATAGATATTAAAGATTCTCTAAAACCTACTTATTGGTATGGTAAACAACATCCGTTTGAGTTAGAATTTATAGTAGCAGAAAATCCAGCAGCTCATAAAATATTTGACAACTTAGAAATTATTAGTAATAATGCAGAACCAGAATCTTTCCATTATGAAATAATTGGAGATTGTTTTGATTTTGCAAAAGATAAGTAGAATATGTATATTCGCTAGGAAGCTACTAAGGAATTCTTTTAGTATAATGGGCAGGATATAGTATTTGATGATACGTATACAGATTTAACTTCTACACATCGACCTTTAAAAAGAGATGATGGAACAGAAGTTACAGGATATTATGATAAATCTACTATACTTCCTTTATATTATTTTAGATAGGATACTATTAATGAAATAGAAGATTCTTATCATTTAAGAAATGATATTAATACTAAAGATTTCTCTGCTAAAGCAGGAGCTGAAATAGTACACTATAATACTTTATAGGAGTATAGAATATGGAATCATGCTCTAGCGGTAGATCTTAGAAAAGGTGGTAGACTACGGGGTAATATGTAGTATAAGGAAGATAAATGGGATATTTAGATTAATCCTATTAATATTGCTTATAAAAATGAGGACTCTTGGGATAAAAATGATTTAGCTGGACGGAATACTTCAGCAGATAAAGTTCCTATAGAAGTAAGTCAATTTCATCTTCCAGAAACTTTAAATCAGGCACATATACCATCAACCTTTGATGATAGATCTATAGTTAGATGGGTTAATTATAAAACTGACGAAATAAAATTAAAAGATAAATGGATAAAAATACGAATTAGATATTCTGGAGAAAAGTTGGCTATAATAGCAGCTATTAAAACTTTATATTCAATAAGTTATGGGTAATTTCACATTTGATAATTTAAAGTTTTCTACTCCCGATTTAGGTTAGGGAATTTATAACGGTGTAACTCCATTATTATAGGAAGCTTAGCAAGATCCTTTGGGAGTTTTTAATACTCTTGGTAAGGTAGACGAAAAGCAACCTAAATAGAAAAAGGATATAACTAAAACTGCTAATACTTGGGGAAAGATAGGTGCAGCTGCTGATTTAGTAAGTAGTGCATTACCATAGAAGTCAGAGTTATCTGGAACATATGGTAATTATACTTAGTCTTTAGATGCTGGATATAATGCTATTGCTGACAGTGCGGCTATGTTTGGGCCCGCAGGAACAATTGTTGGCGGAGCTATGAAATTAGGTAGTGCAGCAGGTTAGCTAGCAAATAATTTAGGAGCAGGCACGGACGGCCTGACCAAGACTGACGCTATTTTAGGTAGTTCTTTTCTTAGTTTAACTCCTATAGGATTAGCAAATGGTATTTTTGGCTCTAAAACCATGTCTTTTACTAAAGATGAAGATGCTCTTGCTTAGGTTGGCGGTTCATATTTAGGAGCCGATACTATGGCTAATAAAGCTTTATCTTTATCCAATAAAAAAATTGGATGGCTTAGTTCTGGTTCTAAGAAAAAATTTAATGATTAGATATAGAAAGCATAGGATGTGCAATCTAAAGTTAATTGGATAGCAGGAAATGCTAGAGATTCTTTTGATCTTCAAAATAATATGACAGCTATTAATAGTAATAGACGAGAATATGATTTAACAGGAGGATATGATTACGGAACTGCAGTAGGTAAACATGGTATGGCTATAAAAGATCTTTACAGAGCTAAAAGAATTATAAGTGCAGCAAAGTATTAGAAAGGAGGAAAGACTGAATTTAAAGTTATAAATCCAGATATTATAAATGAAGTTTCTGTAGAACTTCCAGAATATAGAGAAGGAGGTAAGTTTAATGTAATTCCAGAAGGTGCTCTACATGCTCGAAAGAACAATATGGAAATGGAAGGCATTACTAAGAAAGGAATTCCCGTAATTAGTGAGTCTGAAGGAGGAGAAATAGAACAACAAGCTGAGATAGAGCGCTCTGAAATAATATTTAGATTGGAAGCAACTAAAAAGTTAGAGGAATTAGCTAAGGATGGCTCTGATGAAGCAGCAATAGAAGCTGGAAAATTGCTTACACATGAGATATTACATAATACAATCGACAATACAAATAGTTTAATATAATGGCGAAACCAAGAAGTATTTTAGAATTATTAAATCTTTCTGAATTACCAGTTTATGATTATTCAACTCCAACAGATGCCACGAGAGTACACAAAGTAGTTCAACCATAGTCTGTAAGAATAGCTTAGAGTGCTGCTCCAACAACTTAGGTTACTCCTGTAAGTTATACTACTCCTGCAGATGCTGTAAATAGTACTTTAAGAGTAAGCGGAATAAATTACAATACTGGGAATGTAAGAAAACAACAACAGGCAGTAAATGATTAGCGCTAGGCTATTAGAGCCGAATATCGTAAAAGAGTTCCCAATGGTAAATATATGACAGATGCTCAAGTAGATAGAGCTATAGCATTAGAAGCAGAATCTGCTAGAAATTAGGCTTAGGTAAGTTAGGGATATGCTTCTCCATATACTGAAGAACAAAGACAACAAGCTGCTAATATGGCTTAGTTACATAATAACTTCATATTAGGCGGGCACTAGGTAAATCCTTAGTATGCTTATTATAATCCTGGTTATGCTTATAATTTAATAAATTAGGATGCTAATATCCTTCTAAATGCTCTTTTAGGAGCTTATAGTTTTAATGCCCCGTCACTTACTGCAACTACTCTTAATGCAGCTAGACAAGGTTTAAATACTGCAAGTAATGTAGCCACTAGAGTTTGGAATGCCGCTGCTGGAGCCGCCAAGAATGCTGGTACAGTTGTTACTAATCCTAGATGGGCTGCTACTACAGGAATGTTCTGGGCGCCTACAATTATGGAAGCAGCTGATGGTTCTACTTAGAATAGCGGAGGTTTTTGGAACTGGGTTGGAAATCATCCTTGGGAAACTATGGCTTTAGCAGCTGGGGCATATAAATTAGGACGTTCTGGATTTAATTGGACAAAAGGAAAACTTAGACTGCCCGCCGAACCCGAAGGTCGACCTATTTTTAAAGAAGTGGAAATTGAAAAAGAAATTAATCCTTACCCATAGGATAGAATTCCCTGGACTCAGCCTAAGGAACCAGTAATTACTGACTTTTAGACTACAATGACTCTTGAAAAACCTGCTGATTTTGCATTACCAGAACCTTTAAAACCTGGCCCAAAACCAACTGGAGGTAAAGGCAAAAAAGCGGAAAGAAAGTTAGCGGAATGGGAAGCTAAAAATAAAAAATATTAGGAATGGCAGCAGGCTAAAGCAGATTACGATGCCCAAATGGAGTAGTATTAGTATAGTTTGGATCATCCTGAAATTATAACAGATCAGGAAAGATTTGAGGAAGCAAAGCGAGAGTATCCTGAGGACCTTGCAAGGTGGGAGCAACGTGAGGCTGAAAGAGCTGAGGAGAACGCAAGGTATGACTCAAAACAAGCAGAAATAGATGCTAAATACGATAAAGATGTAAAAGAACAAGCCGATAAAAAAGCTGCGTGGGAAAAGGCTAATAAAGAGTATGAAGAAAGTGAGGCTTATAAAAAGTACTTGGAGAGAATAGAATATATTAAGAAACTTAGGCATAAGGCTTGGGCATGGCCTTTGAAAAATTCGTATTGGATAGTTCCAGCAGCTGGCATAGGATATAAATGGTTTACTGGTGGGTACGGAAGTAACACTGAAAATAATACTGAAAATAATACTGATAAAAATAGTACACCGGTTGATTCTGTACAATTTGTTAAAATGCCAACTTATTAGCAGCAACAAGATAATACAGAGGATAATGATACAATAACATTCTACGGTGATTAATATAAAAATAAATAATAAAGAATACAAAGTAAAAGAGGCTTCTACTTAGGAAGAGAAAGCTAAAGGTCTTTAGGGAATTTCTTCTTTGCCAGAAGATGAAGGTATGATCTTTTACTTTGATCCTCCCCAAAAAGTATCATTTTGGATGAAAGATACTAAAATTCCTCTTGATATTGTATTTATTAATGAAGAATACGAAGTAATTAAAGTTTAGGAAGGAAAACCAAATGACGAAACTCCTATAACTGCTGATGGTGTGTCTTATGTATTAGAAGTAAATCCTAATTCAGGTATTAAAGAAGGAGATACTTTAGATATTGAAGAAACTGAACCAGTTATGAAAGTATTATTCTAGGATGGAACTGAACAGTATCAACTTTGGGGAGGTGAGCGTATTGTTTCTAGAAGAGAAACAAAAATATTGGTAAAGAAAGCTAAGAAAGCAGAAGAATCGTAGAAGGATAAAGACTTTAAAGCTTTGGGTAAATATATGTTTAAAGTACTTAAAGGTTAGGATGAACGTCCAGCAGAGTATGTAGAATCTCCAGATAAGAAAGAATCTTAATAGAATTTTTCTTAAATATTCTTAATGCCTTTTGAAATTAGATTTATTTTATATATATTTGAATCGTTCAATTAGATTGTTTAGATAAAGAAAAAATTATAACATTAATGTTTATAAATTATGAAATTTAGACCAAAGGATAGCGTTAGAAAATTTCAGATGGGTGGTGATATGGCACCCGCAGAAGAGCAAGAGCCTGTTGAAGGTCAAGCACCTGCTGAAGAAGCTCCTGCAGAACAAGGTGGTCAAGGAGATCCATTGATGCAAGTCGCTCAGTTAGCAGCTTAGGCTTTACAGAGCCAGGATTGTAATGCAGCTATGCAAGTATGTCAAATCTTCCTTGAAATGATTCAACAAGCACAAGGACAGCAACAAGGTGGTGGAGCACCTCAAGGTGAACCAGTATTCCGTAGAGGCGGTGTTCTTGTAAAGAGAATTAAGAAATAATTTTTGTGAACAGATGGGAGTATGTACTAGTTATATACTCCCATTTTTACTATATACTATATGTCATTAATGGTAGAAAAATTTTAGGGAGGAGGAACCCCTAAAGTACGAACATATAAACGATCAACTGATGAAGTTGATTTAAATGATTATATCAGATAGGCAGAAGCAGGTTTTGATAATTGGTTATCCAATGTAAGTTTAAAGGATAAAGAAAAACAAGCTGTAAGATCTGCCTATGTGGATATGCTAGGAAAGATAAATGAAGATCCACAAGGATTTGCAGCAAAAATTGGAGGGGGATTTAATAATAATTATGGTATCCATAATGCTCAAAAAGGATTTGACGCTTATGGTATAGCTGCCAATTATCTAGGTACAGTTCTTAGAAGTATGGATACTTATACAGATCCAAATAAGAAAGCTGTTTATAATAGAGATTAGGTATTATTAACTCCAGCAATGCAAAAACAAATATTTGGAAATAATCCTGATAATTTTATAGCTCTAGATGCAGAAGATCCAGAAACAGGCACTCGTGGTACTGCTAATAGAGTAGCATAGACTATTAGAGGATTAGAAGCTTTAAAAGGAAATCTTTCAAATTATTATTCTTTTGATACCAATGAAGATAGACTTTATGCGGAATAGGCTATAGATAATACTATTGCAGCTTTAAGAGATAACGATATTAACAACGATTACTTTAATCTAGATAAGCTTGGAGTTTCTTCTGCCAGTTCTTTATTTAATACTGAAGGAACCCCAAAAGTAGAAAATCCAAGTTAGTAGGAAGCTCCTTAGTACACTCCTGAACAACAAGCTCAAATTGAGCAGGCTGAACAAGCTAAAAATTTACAGGAAGCTTTTACTTCATTTGTTAATACTAAGTATCCTAATTATACTGGAAATTTAGCTACAATAAATTTGGATTATTCAGGGGCTGCTCCAGTAGGATATTAGGTGGAGCAAGCTTTAATTAAAGGCTTGAATAATAAAAGTAATTAGTTTTTAAAATAGTTCTTTCAATATCTTATTACTAAAGGAACAACTGACTAGAAAGCTACTGTAAATTAGTGGATGTCTCAGATATTTCCTAAAGCACGGCTTAGTTCATATTTAACACGTGCTTATATACTTAGTAAGGTACTTAACCAAATGAATATAAACGGTCTTTGGCATGATCAGGGTGATGGAACTTACTATATAGAAGGATCTCGTAGTCAAAAAAATGGGGGATATACTGGTTGGATATTAAATACTAACAATAAAACATTACAATAGTTAAGTTTACATGATATACTTTATTGGAAAGATAAAATCATAAAAGAATTCCAATCTCAATACGACACAGATTATTGGATAAAGACTAAATATGCTCCATTATTTGAAAAACAAGGTGGTATTTTGAAATATTATGGTGGAGGTGGAGTTGGTCGTACTAAAGATAATTATTGGTATGACGACGTATTTTCATCTTATGCAGGGGACTTATTACAGGCAGCCCAAACAGCTACTGATAAATCAGCTTTTGCAAATTCTTTAAATGCTACTCAACATGCTCATAGTCGATTGAAAGCAAAATGGACTGGGGGAGCAGGAACGGTATATACAGAAGCAGATGTTGGAACTTACTAGAAAGGAATAAATGATAATTATTCATATGTAAATCAAAAAGGAATTGCAGGTGCTAAATAGAAAAATATTTATCAGTATGTAAATAACCCTACTTCTGGAGATAATTCCAATACACAATGGAAACCAGATAATCAATATAGCAGCCAAACGGATGATAGACGAGTACTAGGACGTGAAGGAGATTTTACTGAGGAGTAGTTTAATTTACTCAAAACTAAATTCTCTGATGCTGGATATGAAATGTATTTAGATGATGATGATAAATATTATAAATTAAGAATTCCCACTACTAGAAGTTCTGACAATACATCAGATAATACTTCCGATATTAGTCCTACTTCTGGAGAAGATGCTTCATCAAGTGCTACTACTAGAAGTGCTCCAGCTACAGTTAATGAAACTGGATGGAAATCTAGAATTGATGAAATTTTAAAATCAAAGCATTTCAATCCTTATGAATATATTCCATTAGCTACCGATTTAGCTAGTTACACAAAATCTTTAGCGACTAATAAAGCTAACTATAAAGATCTTGCAGCTGCGCAAGTTCCTAAATTACATAACACATGGGGAGCATATGCTCCTGTAACCGGAGCCTTTTCTACTAAATAGCTGTATAATAGTTAGGGTGCAGATGTAATGCGCGCAAGTTATCAACCATTTACTTCAGATGCTTATTTAGCTGCTAATAGAATGCTCTAGGGACAACTTGCTAATAATCAAGCGTAGCAACAAGGCAATCAAATAGATGATGCCGAAATTAAAAGAACTGCTTAGGTTGCACAACAATTATCTAGGGAATGGGCTCAAAGACGTTCTGATATTGCTAATTATAATACGGATGCTATTATTTCTAATAATTAGGCTTTAGCATAGTTAAAAGCTGCTAAAAGAAATTCGGATTATAAATCATTTGATGCTTTAATGAAGGGAGTTGGTACTTGGGCAACTAGTAAATCTCAAGATTGGGCAACTAAGAAAGCAGAAGAGGAAGCATATAAATTACAACAAGCACAAGCATTTACATAGCGTAAGTACTAGAATGAATTAGATGAAATGACTTAGATGAAAAAATCTTGGCAATTAGCTCATCCTAATGAAAGTATTTATACTACAACTTGGTATCCACAAATGCTTGCTAGAGCTAAAGAAATATCTAGTAGAATGGCTAACGATAATAATATGTTCTATGGTAAAATTAAAGGTTATCCATATTTAGATTTATATGGATCTAGTACTTATCTTCCGCAGTCTTGGTAGTATATACTTAGAGAAAAGAATGGAGGTAAATTAAATAAGTTAATTACTAAAGTAATAAGAGACAATGAAAATAATTCCTAAATTTCAAGATGGTGGATTAGCTTCTCTTTTTACTACTTTTACTAATCCTGTAATGGCCTACCAAGCATAGTAGGCTGTTGCAGGAAATAGTAGAAGAAGAGAAAACACCAATGAATCAACTAGTAAATCTTCTGATAAAGAATCAACTAGTAAATCTGGAATTTCAGAAGAAAAAATAAGTGAATTAGTTGCTAAAATAGATGCTCTTCCTGGAGATAGAAATAGAATTCAAGCTAAAACTGAGCAACTTCTTACTATGGCAGATGGAGATCCCGCTGAAATGGGACATATTTATAGGCAGTGTGCTTATGATATTCAATAGAGTGCTTTTATAAAAGATCAGTATGATAAAATTTATTCTAAATTAGATAAAAATAATGCTCTAACTGAGATTGTAGTTGATGGTGGCAATGTAATTGTACAAGATAAACACAATAATATTAGACAAGTAACTGCTTCTGAATACTTAAAAAATAGAGACAAATATAATCCATTAACATATTCTAATATTTTATATTTAAGAGCTTGGGATCCTAAATATGCCGGAAATACAGAGATACTTAGAATTGCATCTAAAGGTATTTCAATTTAGGATGTAAACTCTTATATAAAAGACATTATATCTTCTTTAGGAACTTCGGAATCTACACAATCGGGATACTTGGTTAAAAAGGAGAATGACTTATATCAAGGAATTCAAGCTCTTCAATAGGAAGATGCAGCTCGTTTGATTCAAGAAAAAGGAATGTCTTTAGATGGCTTATATAGCACCAAGGTTATTACTAAAGACTAGAAAAATCAAGCACAGGCAGCTTTAGCCTACATATATACGACTCTGCCAGAAGAGGCAAAAACTCTATTAGCGGTTAAATCTGGAAATCCGAATAGAGAAAAAGGAATTCAAAGTATGTTAACATACTTAATTTCTTCTAAACTTACTAGTATTAACGACTTCACGGTAGATTATGAAGGAACCTTAGAAAAAGTACTTAAAAGTGGTACTAAATCTTCTTCTAGTTCTTCAAGTTCTTCTAATATTAGCAGTGGCGATGCTTCATTTGATGATGATATTAAAACTGGCCCATATTATAATATGTCAAGATAGATAGGAGGTACTCCTACTACTGTAACTATAAATAGAGGGTCTAAAGGACAAATGCAAGTAGATGGTGTTTCGTATTCTTCAATTCCTGATAAGAATGGAGCTCCAGTTGGTGCTACTAGCTTAAGAACTTTAATGGATTCTGGATTAGCAGGAATTACAGTTAATCAACATGCTGTTACATTTGGAGATAGAGTTCTTAGTGAAGAAGACTTTAACAATACAATGTATAATGGTATGGGAGGTGTAATGACTTACTTACCAACTACTACATCTTCAAATGGTACTAAAATAGTAGATTTAGATGCTATTAATAGATGGGAGAATTTCTAGAAAGACTTACGAGCTAAAAATATCACTATGGGAGATCCCAATAAAGCTCAAGAAATAGCATAGTTACTACATAAGAATAATCTTGATCGTATTATAAATCGTCAAAGTGGTGGTGTAGATTGGTCTTGCTTAGGTCAATTCTTAGTTGTAGAAGGATATAGTGTAGATAAAACTCAAAGAGATACTAAATTTGGAGACAGTAAGTTTGTAGTTAGAGTTTCAGATGATGATGCTATGGATAGAATTGAAACTACTCTTTCTACCAATGATAAGAAAGATAACTATAAAATAGATAGAAATGAACTGTATGATTTTAATGGACATGATGATGTATATAAAGGATGTATTTACATTCCTATAACAAATAATTAGGTTTAGGCTATTACTGCTGAAGGACAACATTATAAAGAACCTGCAATGCAGCAAAAAGAACTTGAATTCCAGATGTGGAATAAACAATTTAATGCTAAATCTGTAAAATCTGACGTTGTATTATGAAAGAAAATGATTGGATAGTAGCGAACATAAATAATCCTACATTTAATAATTAGGACTTTAAAGATGTATTTGATATGAGTGTGGAGAATACCCAAATTCTTCCATACTCATAGTATGTTAACAGTACTTTTGTAACATAGAATGATTTATTTAAAGATAATAATGGAAACTTTAGCGAAGCTAAATTTAAAGATTTCTATAAAGATAATCTTACTAAATTTTAGTCTTTTAGTGAAAGTAATCCAGCAACAGATAATTTTGAATATAGTTTATTTGATACTTCCAGAAGAAAAAATTCTAGAGTAAAAGACCCAAATTTTAAATTTACTACTGTAGCTAATCCCGATAGAAATACTATTGGTATAGCAGGTATAAACTAGGTTGAAAGAAACACTTTATCTTAGAGTGAATTAGCTTAGCAATCTAAAGTATGGGATTCTAAAAATCAAAAATGGCTAGATTATTCTCCTAATGATAGAGCCTTAGTTAATAGTCCGATAGGTTGGATTAAAAATTTATTTGATGAACCATTAGTGCTTGCTACTTGGGATTCAGATGGAATTGATCCAAAAACTGGAGAAGAGCATTAGAAGGGATAGGCTAAGATAAATGAATTTGGGGATTATTATTATGAAACATTAGGTGATCGATCTTTAGTTGGTAAAGAAGTATTATCTTCTTTTGACACTTTAACAGTAGATGGAGAAGGTCTTAACAAATATGATTGTTTTGATGCAGATGGTTTAGATAAATCTCCAGCAGGTGTTATAGCTTAGACTGCCTTAGCTGTACTTCCTATGTTCTGGGGGCCTTCTGCAGCTATTTATAGTGGAGCTTTAATAGCCAGAGAAATGGGCAAATCATTACCTATGTTATATGGTATGGTTTCTTCAATTTGGGGAAATGAAAAAGACTCTCAAACATTAAATGCTATAGCTGCCTTTGGGGATAAACTTACAACTGGAACATCATAGTATTCTAAAGAACACGTTTTTACACTTGAAAATATAGGTTCTCTTGTAGCAGATGTTGCTAATCAATGGGGACAACAAAAATTAATTGCTAATTCTATAAGTAAATTAAGAGGAGGAACTTCTGAATTGGAATTAGCTTATCAAAAAGCTACTGCAAGTTATGCCAATCAAAGTTAGGCAATGTTACAGTCAGGTGTTCCTAATGCAATGTCTTATATTGGGAATACAAAAAAATGGGCAGAAAGTCCTATTGGTAAGGCGGCTATTTAGAAATTTGTAATGCCTGTTTAGGATGCTTTATAGAAAAAAGCACGTTTAGGAGCGGATGCTTCTCTTGTTTACATGGCTATTATATCCAATACGGATGTATATCAATCAATGCTAGAGCACGGTGCTAATAAAAGAGATGCTGCATTAGTAGCTTTTGGTAGTACTCTTGGTATGTTTTCTGTTGATAAATATTTAGGTCTTGGAGAAGTATTTTTTGACGAACTTTAGAATGATACTAGAATAGCATTAAGAAATGCTATTAAAAAGGATGCTAATAGCGTTGCAAAAAGTATGTTCTAGGAAGGAGCTATAAGTAATCCTATTAGTAATAAATCTAGTAATGCAGTTAAAAAGCTTATATAGAAAGGTATTGATTTAGGAAAGAATTCTACTTCTGAGTTTATATAGAATTTAAAAGATCATTCTTTAGGATTTGTTGGTAAAGCTATAGGTGAAGGTACTGAAGAGGTTGCAGAAGAATTAGTAACTGATCTTTCTAAACAATTATATGAATGGGCAGGAGAATTATCTCCAAATATATTCAATACTTCAAGACTTACTGATGTAGGTGCTTGGGAAAATATGGGGGCACGTTATGGTATGTCATTCTTTGGTGGTGCGCTTGGTGGTGGTTTATTCTATGGAGTAGATGCTTTTAAGAATGGACATTTTATGAGAGACACTACTAAAGATGAATTAATTTATTTAGTAGCCAATAAGAAAACCAAAGATGTGCTTTCTGAACTTGAAAAATGGAGAGATTCTGGTAAATTTGGAAGTACTAATTTGTCTGCATCTAAATATGAATATGACAAAGATGGCAATCCAGTATATTTATCAACTGAGGACAAAGCTGATTCTTAGAACGAATATGTTTATAATCGTTTAAGAGAGGGTGTTCTCCAATTAGATAATATCTTAAATACAACTAAAACTAATCTTAGTGAGTCAGAACTATTTGATCAAATGGTTTTATCTGAAAAGAGATTCTTAGATTTAAAAGAATTTCTACAAGATTAGTCTTATGTTACAAGATATTAGGAACAATTTAGAGAAATTACTAGAAAATTAATTGATGCTGAAACGGATTTAAGTAAGGCTAATAGAACAGCGGACGGAACTCCTAATGGTGAATTACTTCCAGACAGTCCTGGAACTTAGGTGTTAAATGATCCTAATAGATTGCATAATATTGAGGAAGCTTAGAAGAAATTAGACGATTTACGTAAATAGAGAGATTCTTTCTTAAAGGGAGAATAGTCTTTGCCTTATACTGAAAAAATGTTATTCTTTATAGATAAGAATCTTAATGCTCCTTTTATGTCTGCTACTTATGATACTTGGTTACAAAATAATAAGCATAAAACTATTGATCAATTATCGGAAGCAGAAAAAGAAACTTATAAAAAAGAATATTTAGCTTATAAAAGAAGTGGATAGTCTCTAGATTTAGATTAGGCTTTTGATATTTATAAGCAAATGGGAGAAAAAATTAATCCTATATTAGATGAACTCTCAAAGAATGTTGACAAAGTAAAACAATCTTAGGAAGCTTTTTCACATTTAGATGATGCTATTGAAGAGGTTATGTAGCCTTTGTCTCCCGATATTAAATTAGAGGATGAATCCGATGAGGATTTTGAATTTAGAAATGTTAAAAAAGAAGATGAAACTGATGAACAATTTATAAAGCGTCATGATGATAGAATTGAAAAGATTCAAAAATTACAAGACGAAAAATCAGAAGAATTTGCTAAAACAATTTCTAAAATGATTGACGATGCTGGTGAATATATAGATCCAACAACTCAACGTTATATTCACAGACTTCTTGTCACTAGACGTTCTGATATTGCTAATTGGTTAATATCTAATTATATAGATTAGAATATTTCTGATTCTAATATTAAATAGATATTTGCTAAATTAAAAAGTGATTTTAGTAATGCAGAAGAAGTTAAACAAAATTTGGAAGATTATCTTAATAATATGTATTTAGTAGCTCCAATAGAACCTATTAGAGAAGGATTAGAAGAGATGTTTTCTGATTTTGGATATGACCATCCCCTTACTAACCTTACCGATGTATATAATTTTGCAAAAGAGTTAGTATAGAGAGTTAAAAATAAGGATCCTAAAATACAAGAAATTTTAAATAAGGAAGGAAATGAAGGACTTAAGGATAATGTAGAATCTTAGTTGGAAGCAATAAAAGGAATGAGTGATGAAGATGCTATAGATTCTATATTAACATTTGATCCTAGTGAAGACTATATTTTAACGTATTACTTAGATCCAGAGTATGAGGATTTTCATAATTACGTTAATAGTTCTAATTATCTTGCAAATAAGGAAGATTTTCCAAACTATTTTAAAAATATCTTTGATAAAGATTAGGATTTAGGAGCTAATTTATAGCAACTTACAGCTATAGACGATACTATAAGATAGGATACTTTAATTAAAATGTTTGACAAACTTCAAGATAAAGTTTCTAAAAATAGTCCTGTTATAGCTTTATTAAATAAAGTACGTGTAGCTTTAGATCCTGAAAATAAAAGTATTGAAGAAATTTTATAGCAAATACATCAAAAATTTCTAGGAGAAAAGAATAGAGAAGATTTTAAAATAGAAGATGAAGAAATTGTACTTAATGAAGCTACTTTAATTTTAAAATCTTTAAAAGCGTATCTATATGCAGCTGGATTTGATGCTAATTATATATTGCCCGTTGGGCATAATCGAGCAATCAATGAATATGCAGAAAAACATAAAGATATTTTTAAAAATTATAATTAGTTGCCAACTTTAGATTAGAATACAACTGAAATATATGCTTTTGAAATATAGAAATATTTAAATGAATTGGATGGGGATAATCCATTTTCTTGGATTTCTTTATCTGATAATAATAAAATTAATAAAAGATAGAAGTTAATAACTGCAGACGAGAGATTTACTATGGCTAAAATAGATTTCTTTAGAGTTTTATTTAATCTTCCTAAATTTACTATAAATGGTAAGGAATATGATTTATTAGAAGGAAAAGATAAAATTCCTGGAGATAAGCCTGCAGTTTTAGTACATAAATTAGAAAATTTATTCTTTATTAATTTACATAAGATTTTAAATGATGGAATTTCTTTCAAAGAAATTCTTGAAAAATCTTAGATTTTAGAAACTTAGTTAGTAGATGTTTCTTTTAAAGCCTTATCAAATTAGGTTACATCAGAATTAAATGAAACTATTGATTATAGTAAATTTACTGACTTCGATAAATTTACCTATCTTCTAACTATTGCCGGAATTAGCTCAAATGAATACAATAATTTCATAAAATAGACTGTCGAAGAGTCCCAAAAAGAAGAAGATGTTTCTAAGAAAAAAGCTCCATTAACTATTTAGGAACATGCTTCTAGAATCGCTATGGCAACAATAAAAAGTCCTGAAATAATTTCTCAGGCTTGGGATTACGTAAGTGAACGATTAGGAGAAACTTCCTCAATTGTAAAACCTGTACTTGATCGTTTTGTATTTATAGACGGAAGTGCTGGGGTAGGTAAAACACAAGTAATTGCAAGAAATGCTATAAAATTTATTGGTTCTAAAAATATTTGGCTAAGTGCTCCTAAGGATACTCAAATATAGACTTTAAAGACAATTGCTCCAGATGGTACTTCCTATACTAGAAAAGATTTAATGGAATAGATTATTGGCGTGGAGGATTATAAAAAAATAATGTCAGATTTAGATAGTAATTCTAAAAAATCTGATTATTATACTTATAATAATATTCCTGGATATTCCACGACTTTAGAAATACTAGTTCCATCTAAAATTAAAATAAATAAAGTTAAGGATGCTCCAAAAGCTGTAATAATTGATGAAATTACTCATTTTAGTGGAATTGAACTATAGATTTTAAATCTTTGGGCAAAAGAAAATAATATAAAAATTATTGCTTTAGGAGATACTAATTAGAACGGTTATACTAAAATATGTAGAAATATAGACCGTGAAAAAATTATGGTATTACGTTCTCCTAAATTATCTATTTCTCTAAGAGATGTAAATGTATAGAAATCCGAGAATCTTTTAACTACTTAGAAAATTATTAATGAAATGTCTAAGTTAGAAGAAGATGATTCTAATTACCAACAAAAATTTGATAATTTAAAAGCTCAAATTCAATTTTTAGATTTTAGAGTATATAATCAAGATGAATTAAATGGAGATCTAATTACTTCTTCTATATCTAAATCCGATATAACTAAACTAAAGGGAGATATTGCATTTGTTGGAGATACTAATGGTACAGCTTATCAATAGTTAGTTGAAAATTATGACTCTAAAAAAATACATGTATTAAAACCCGATGAAATACAAGGTTAGGAGTTTGATTATATTATAGTAGACCAAAAATGGGCATTATCAGATAATGCTTCTGATGTAGCTGTTTTTAATTTCTTAACTAATTTATATACTCTTATGAGTCGAGGTAAGTCTGGATCTATTTTTATTGATAATGGACTATCTCAAATAATTGGAGCAAATAAAGAAAATTTACAAAAGAAATTAGCTCCAAACTTAAAGGATGCTATAGAACCTTTTATTAAAGCTAAATTAGAAGTATTAAATTCTTTAGAATTAATTCCTAATGAAGAATTTGAAAAATTATACGGTGGGGAAACTGTTGTATAGCCAACCACAGAAGAAAAATCCGAAGAAGAAAATTAGCCTAAAGAAGAAAAGTAGGAGGGAAAACCCAATACAGAAGAAAAAACACCTAAAGAAGAAACTCCAACTACTGAAACACCCAGTTAGGAACCTTCAGAAGGATAGTCTGAATCTACAGAAGAATAGCCGGAGACTCCAATTATAGCTACTACTGAAGGAACTGCAGTATCTCCTACTTCTGCTCCAGCGTCACCTACTTCTACTTCTGAGACTTCAGTGTCTCAAGTTGAAGATGACTCAGTTAAACCTGTTACTGATACTATTATTATAGATGATGTACCTCCAGTAATAACAGATGAAGAACAATCTAAATTAAGAGAGGATATGCACGATATTCTTGAAGATAAAGATCTTGAAGAGCTTGATATAAAAGTAGATAACTTAATATCTTTGGAAAGCTCTCCTATAAGAATTTATGGATCTGCCCATCTTGCTGGTTTAAATCGTGTTGTAACTAAAGATGCCTAGGGTAAAGAAATTGTATCTTATGTAAATCCTAGAAAAGCTATAAAATCTGACTTGTAGATATTTACAGATAAAGACACAATAACAAGCGGTGCTGAATTAAATGGGTTAGTCACTACTTTATTAGGATTAAAATCGGTAATCCTTTATAGTAAAAGTTTAGATGACTTGCCTAGTTCTGTAGCTTCTGTAGTTAATGCTAAACATCTTGAACAAATAAAATATAAAATAGAAATTCGTCCTAGAAAAGATTCTGATAGTTTTGTAGGTTTCACAGGATTAAAAACAGACGGGCCTGGAAACAATAAAATAGAAATAAATGGTCTAGTTTATACTTTAGTAGGAGAATTCAAAAATAATAAAGAAGAAACTTGCAAAATAACTTTAGGATTACTAGCTAATCCCGATAGTTTCTATGTTTCCGATCAAGTAAAAGAAAGCGATAAACCAGCAGTAAAAGCTAAAATTAGATAGTATAGGGCACTTTTTGATGCAATGACCTAGCAATATAAAGATAATGGGAATGTATTTTATAAAGATGTAACTCCAATATTTTCTAGCCTTACAAGTATTAGAAAATTTACTGGAGTTGGAGAATATAAAAAACCAGTCCCAACTGTAAATCTAGAAACATTTAGAAAAACACATCCCTATACTGTTATTTCTGATCCTTACATTTATATTGGAAGTAACTTTAACGGAGTAAATAGTGATGCTATTAGAGGAAAAGCTGTGGTATTTGTATCTAATGACACTACTTTAAATCCAAATGATCTAATGCAAATTTATTTAGATCAAAAAACAGCTATTAATGCAAATAGCCCTCTTGAATCTGGAAATAGTGTTAGATTATTGCCTTTGGATAATGCTGGAATTCCATTTAGTACTCTTATACAATAGAACTATCACAGTGTTTATAATACTACTCAGAAATTACCAGACGGAACCTAGATTATTAAAATTTTTCCATTTGAGGAAGATTATATGGGAGCTAGAATGCTGGCGGCTCTTTGGAATTATCGAGCTAATTTATATAGTTTTATAAATGCTGTAGATTCTTTCTGTAAATAGAATAATTTAGAGTATAAAGATCTAGTTAGAATTGCTAAATATGCTGATGCTAAATGGTATAAAGAAAATAATGCAGAGGAAGTAGATGAAGAAGTAGACAAAATTTTATCAGAAACTACTGCAACTTAGGAAGAACTTAAGTTACTTTCAGATTTTAATGATAGTTTAGCATCTAGAGTACGACAATTTCGAGTAGGTGGTAGCAGACTTGGTTCGGGAACCTATTTAAGAGAACTAACTAATATTAGTGCTGATAATGGATTTTATAAAGGACTTAATAAAACTCCGGTAGGAATATATATAACTCCTTTTACAGCTCAAAAATAGTATAAAATGTTAGATTATCTAATATCAACTGTACTTAAAGATACTGTCAAACTTAAAACAAATGATGGAAAGGAGTGGCCTAAAGATAGACAAATTACCACTAAAGAGGGATTTAGAAATTCAATATCTGGATTAACTTCTTCTTTAATTACTGGATCTGCATTATCTTTTACAGAAGATGGAGTTAATTATGAAATATAGTTTCCAAAGAAAGAAGCATTAAAACATATTCCTAATGTACTTTAGTATATTTATAAAAATCTTTATAGATATTAGTATAATGAGGATTATAATATTGCTCCTATTGTTTTAAAAGACGCTAATGATAAAACTAAAGATATAAAGTTTTATTATGGAGAATTTGTAAATTCTAAAAGTGATATTTACATACCTAGAGATCTCGGGGAAGATTTTCATGATAATTCTTTTTATGATTTAATTTCTCTAGCATTCCATGGTACAACTGCAAATCCTACTAGAACTAATTGGCACGCAACTGATGCATATTTTCCAAATGGTATTTATATTGATCCAATGGGTGCTGAAGTTGTTGGAGAAATTAATAATTAGGCAATGTTTAGAAAATGTATTACTAACGAAAAATTATTAACGGTTAATGCTGATATTGACATGCCTATATTTGTAGTTACTTTAAATGAATTACAGAAAGCTGTGGAATCGACTTAGGTAGAAGAAACAGAAGAACCCCCAATAGAACCCACAGAAACTCATTCTCAAGAGACTTTAGATTTAATAGCAGAAAGTTAGCAACTAGGTATTTCAGACGATCAAATAAATAAAATTAAGAAGAAAGCTGAAAATGACGATGCTATCTAGGAAGCTCTTATCCCACTTATAAATAAAGAATTATCTAAGAATAGCGAAAGATTATTTAGCCAATAGTTAGTTACCGGTAATGAAATATATCATATGTCAAAAGGAGAATCGGGAATTACTAGAGTAACTATTCTTGAACAAATTTCTGAAAAGGCTAATTTAAAAGAACCTATTAAAAGTATTAATCCTGAAGATATTTCTTGGGAAGATAGTACATTAATATTAACTTTACCAAATGGTACAATATTAAAAGTAATAAGAGGTAATAAAAATGGTTTAAAAGTCGAAAAAATTGTTAATAAAGCTATAAGTACAGAAATTGAAGAAGCCGCTGAAAAAGCTAAAAATAATTCAGAAGTAAGTGAAGAAGAACTAATAAAAATACAACAAGCTAAATTAGAATATCTAAAATCCTATATAACAGAATGGATAAACAGTAATTAGGAGCTTATTGATACTTTTAAAATGGATCCTAGTTTAATAGAATTTGTAGATTTCTTAGAAGGCGGCTACAATAGTTATGGTAATGAATCTAAAACATCTAAAGATTATTCAGATAGTATTAATAAATTAATATCATTTGTGGAAGAATAGGTAATGCTTGCTGGAGAAGACGCAGTTGATGAATTATATGCAGGACTTACCTCCAAGACAAATTGTTAATAAAATAAAAATTATTTATGGGGTACTGTATAAAAGAAACATTTAATAATACTCATAGTCCGAGCTTGGTATCTATACTAAGCTCGGCAACGAGGAAAAACAAGGGTAAAGGAGTTGATGTAGTATATGGAGCAATAATTAATGCTCTTAAAAGTGATGCCGTCGCTTTCGAATTTGGAGATAAAACAAATAAAACTTAGAAATACTTAAAGTCTATTCCTTTATTATAGCAAACTTTAACAGGATTAATTGAAAAATGGAGAGATGTATTGTAGAAAAGTGTAGATGTAGATTCTCTTTTAAAAACTATAAATGAAAACTTTATTACTGATTCTGGATTAAATGCAGAGGATATAAAAACTGAAACAGATCCGGAAGAACCTGAAATTGAAAATCTTGAAGATTTTCCTAATGAAAAGGATCGATTAAGTTAGAAACTAAGAGATATAGTAGAGGATTATTATGGTACGGTAATTAAAGCAAATGATTATAGAGTAGAACAATTTGGAAGAGATATTTCTAAAGTTACTGTTGTAGACGTAGACAATAGGCAGCTTATTAGAACACGAGCGGATTTAAATGATGCTATATGTGACATTAAAAATAGGTATTTTAAAAATATTGTAAATTATTTAAAGTCTATCAATCCGAATTATAATTTTGGAGAAGAATTATATAATGAAGACGGTGAACTATAGAAAGGATATTTACAAGTTTTAAATCAATTCTACAATGAATTAAAAAAAGTTAAAGACGAAGGTTTAAAAATAGATTAGGAAAACAGAACTCTTGAAGATTTAGTTACAGAAGGTTGGAGAAAACGTCTAAATGGATATTCTGATAGCTTCTATGATGCTTTAAATTCTTATGTTAATTTAATCTATTTTGACGACATGTTAAAAGATGCTGTAGGAAGAAGTATAGAATTAAGTGATTCCGGATTAAATAATGTTGAAATGGATTCTTCTTTTTTAAAATACAGATTTGCTAAAGATGATGAACATAAAGTAAAAGGTTGGGAAACTTCCGACGATAAAAACAATGCTTTAGATCATATCGGCAAATTTTCAAAATTAGCAATCAGTACTATTCCAATATATTCAACAACCGAAAATAAATTTTTAAATAGATATTGTTCTATAGGAAGTTTTACTCGTGCTAAAGAAGATTTATTCGTTAATGCCGATCGATTGTCTAATGCTATTACTCTGTAGAAAGCAATTAAAAATTTTCATAATGATCCGTAGGTATATAGTAAAATAATATTTTAGGAAATTTTAAAACCTGAAATGGCTTATAAATTAAAAGCTGCCGGAATTAATGATTTTAATCTTAATATACTTACTTCAGTTGCTAAATATGTTTTTGATCTTAATAATGAAAATTCAATTAGAAGAATTGAAATAGAAGCTCTTAAGAATAGTTTTACAATTAATGGTTATTCTGTAGTAGATGCCATTACAGGAGTAATGGACAGAACCATGGATTCTACTTATACTCAAGCTGTGTATTCTAAAGAATCTAATATGGTAGAAGTAACTACCAAAAAGAAGGGGGCAGCTAGAAAAGGTTAGTATAATGTAATAAATAGAATTAATAGTGAATACGATTCTATAACTAAAAATGACGCTCTTAGAAAAGCTTTATGTGATAAATATCAACTTATAGATGAAGATATGTCAATCGAAGAGTCCAAACGATTAGGAAGACACGATTGTCATACATATTCTATTAAAGTTGGGGATTTTTACATTACAGGAACTACTAAGAATGATATGGGTATTTTATCCTCCAAACCTATTAAAATAACTTTTTCAAATCCTAGATTAAATACAATATTTGATCAAAAAGATTCTACTATAGATTTAATTTCCGAATCCTCTATAAATAGAATACTACAATTAGGAAATAATCCTTCTGCATTGTCTTCTGATGAGAAATTGTTTAGGGATACTATACAATTAATAGACGATTATTTAGGAACTGATTTTTTATCAAAAGATGGATTAACTAAATTGTTATTCTATAAAGGATATGACGCTAATAAAAATCTATACATTGAAGAAATCTTAGGAAGTGTATTTAGAACTGCTGTAGTAAATGATTTGTACCACAGATTTAATGTAAAATTGAAAGAAGGAAAATATCCTAATAAAATGTATTTTACTGAATTTCTAAAAAGTAGTGATGGGTATTTGCCTTTTAGAAATTTGAATTTTAATTCGTATGAAAAATATAAAAACTTTTTAAGTAACACTTTAGGAATCCCAAAATTAATTTCTGTTAGAACAAGTGATTCTTGGATAGATAATTTAGCCGATATAGAGTCTCAAATAAACGGGGACATTTCTAAATCTACTACTAATGATATTAACAATAATAAAATTGCTAATAGTAGAGTATCGTTTTTAGGTGGAAATATAAAATACTATTTATCTTAGTATTAGAAAGCAGAACAAGAATAGAATGGATAGGCTACTACGCCATTATTATTTACAGAAAACAATGGATTAATTGCACAAACTGTACTTAATTAGGATGCACAATCTAGAACAGGTATAAAAAAGAGTGTTAAAGATATGAAGGCATCTGAGTTGTTTTATTCCTCCATTATCTAGAATTTTTATGGAAATTATTTATAGTCTAAATTAAATTCTGATAAATTTGGTAACACTAAAAATAAATTACATGAAACTATATTGATATAGCCTACAACTTATTCTGATAAAACTTCTTTTATTACTTATGCTATTAAGGCTAATAAGAAAATTAAAGCTCCTAATAAGTCTTATGATAATAAATCAATATGGGAAATGTCTAGTGATAACTTAATTGATTTATACTAGGACACGGTAGGTTAGGCTTATATAAATTCTTATAATAATATACTAAACGATTTAAAAAATGTAATGGGTAAACCAGATGCTTCTTTGGAGGAAGTTAATTCTTGGTTAAATACTGTTTCAGAAGAGCAATTATTAAGTTTAGCTGATTCAAAAGGAATATCATTAATTTTAGATACTCATTATAGAAAAAATGGGGAACATTGTAAATTTAATGAACTTTTATATCATTATGCAACTAATTTATATGCGGATAGAAATTCTTTGGTAAATCGTTTTAAACGAGAACAGTTTAATTTTTTAAATGATTTACTTTCTTCAGGAGTTAATTTCTATGTATCTTATTTTGATGATAACGATCCCAATATTAGAAAAGGAATAACTAGTAATCCTATTTCTCGTATTATTGATGAAGTATTTTCTAAAAAAGAAATGATCGAAGGTTCGACAACAGTAACTAAAAATGAACATTATAGGAATAATTGGATATATCATAATAAATTAATATTAGCTAAAGTAAATGGTGCGAATATTTATCAAGGTTCCGAAATTGAATATAATGAAAATGATACTATAGAATTAAATCCTTTATTAGAAAAATATTTCTTTACTGATACTCTTCTGGCTAATAATTTACGATTTGAATTAACAGGTTCCGAAATTGCTCATCCAGATAAGGCTAAAATTAATTATACTTCAGAGTTATTAAAATTAGGTATTAATCCTTAGAATAGTCCTCAGTATTTTAAATTTTTTACTACTGGAACTAATTTTGAATTTAATAAAGTTAATACTAATGACATTAAAACAACAAAAATTAGTGATACTGAAATATAGTTAAGTACTGATGAAGGAAATGCAGTATTGACAACTGATGGTATAGGTAATTATACATTAGATGGAACTAATTTAAATGGAGTTCTTATAAAAAATATTATTAATGTATTACCTATGGGAGCAAAACTTAGTTATTCTGACAATATTAAATAGAATATTATTCAGGAATTTAATAAGAATTTATATGCTCTTGATGGAAATATTTATCAAAAATATGAAGCTAAGGATAATTTTAAGGATTTAATTTGGGTAAAATAGCATTCAGATTTAAAACCATTATATGATAAAGTTATTACTAAAATTGAAGCTGTAGCACAAGGTACTCAATTAAAACGTAATGTAATTATTCCTGCTACTCTGTAGTATATACAATAGAATGTATTAAATGGAGTTCCAGCTAAAATGAAGGTAGCTGTTATTAAAGATACCCAAGCTAAGATATTTAATTTTAGAGGTGACTCGGATACTGAAGATGCTCATGATGGTTCTGCGTACATTAATCCTTTTGTATCAATTCTTGAAAATAGAGGTTTACAAGATTAGGAAGTTGGAGTCGATAAGAAACCAATTTGGCATAGTTACGATACTAGAACAATGTCCGCAACTCTTCTTAAATTTGCAACATTTACTATAACAAATGAAAGAATGCGAACATCTCTTAACTCGGATATTAAATTGTATGATTTGTTTAAGCAAATGACTAATTTACAATGGACAACAGTTGGAGAGGATGGGCAGGTAACCTGGAATAATGATAAGGGAGTTCCTTTTGATCTAGTTAATTCTAAAGGATATAAAAAGAATGGCTTTACTAAAATTGATTTCTATTAGGATATATTAGCAGGTAGAGAATTATTCTATGAGGAAAATGGCAGCTATTATAGAATCGTTGATTTTGGATTAGATGAATTTGGTTATTATACTAAAGAATTTGCTGTAAATATAAGTGGTGATAGAGTAAGTTCTGGAGATCCTGTTAAAGTATATCATAGATTTGATGCTGATAGTAATCATCTTAAATTTAGAGGAATTTCTCCGAAAGTTAAAGGAACTCATAATATAAATTCTTTATTTGAATTATTTAATGTTCTTGGAGGTATTTACTCTATGGAACGAGTACTAGATGATAATGATACTAATGTTCTTAAATATTCAGATGTTTCTTCATATGCAGTTGTAGGATTCATGAATAATGTAACTATACGACAAGAAAATGCCGATAGTGATATTATGAGTTAGAGCACTTATTATCAACCTTTAAAGGATATGATGATTTCTTATGCCGCAAATTAGTCTGCTGTTAAAAATGGAACTGCAAATATAAATGGTGTAGAGGCTTGGAAAGGTTAGACTAAATTAAGGTATATGACTTTAAATTCTAATGGATTAGGAATTCAAATGGATGCAGACCACGATATTGACGATGCTCAAATGACTGAGTTTACTCAGGTAATATCAGCTTTGGAAGCTGGGGGTCGATTACATGGAATATCTAAGCAAGTATATAGAACATTAGGATATTTATGCACCAAAGCATCTGAAGAAGAAATTAATGCTGCTGTTAAATATATTAGAGCGAAAAGTAATGATTTACCTACTATTGCTATTAAATCTGAAATGTATGATATTATAGGTAAAACGTTATTAAATAATTATAAATAGCGTGTAGATCAAGTAGATTTAGCGACACCTATAGTATAGGAAATTAAGAAAAGATTTAATTTAACAAGTGATCATACATTAGATAATCTTAAGTTACCTCTTAGTGATAGTAATTTATTTACTTAGATCATTCCTACATTTATTTCTAATTTAAATAAAAAATCCGTTAAACGTAAATTTCCAGGATCTGGGTGTGTAATGGTACCGGGATATGGAATTATTTAGATTTTTAAGTATAATGGAAATGAGGAATAGTTTGATGATGTATTAAAAAAAGCTAGATAGTTACAACGTAAAGAATCTTTTTTTAGAGATTTTGACCCTTCTAAGGAAAGTATTGCTATTTATAATAAAAATTTAGTGGCTGCTTATTTACATACTTTTTAGGAAAAAGAATGGAAGAAGGCAACATTTGATAATACTAAATTTTAGCCTACTGATATAGTAGATATTTTAATAAATGGTGAATATGCAACTACTTTAAGACTTGATGATCCATATAATTATTATGCCTTTGAGGGGCGTACTAATAATGATATAACAGGAGTTTATAGAAAAGAAACTACTAGAAATTTTATCTAGAAATTAATTGGTAGACAACTTAATCCTGAAGATGACATATCTTATGCAGTAAATGTTACATAGGCTAGAGACTTAGCTCCTGCTAGAATATCTTTTGAATATGACGAAGATAAAGCTCCAAATGATGCTATTTTAGGGAAACAAACTGATAATGAATTTGGATCTGATGTAGCAGTTATTTTAAATAATAAGAAAGAGAATGTGCATTTCTTAGGAACCACATAGGATATTGAGCAATTTAAAAATTGGTTTGCACTTTAGCAATAGTCTGAAACTCCTAATTTAGAATCTATAAGTTAGAATACGCTAGATTAGGTACGAGTAGTAATGTAGCAAAACCCGGAATTAGCAACTACTCTATAGGAAATAAATGCAACAAATGAAGATTATGCTCAGTACATTCGCAGTATTTATCCCAATAGTGTTGAAAAAGATATATATTGGCACGGTTCTAATTCTGATTATTCTAGAGGTTTCGACAGTGCTGTTAAAACTAAAGGATCTGGGGCACCTGAAGTTGGGGATGAGTTTTATGTAGCCAAATAGCCATATTCTATAATTTAGTATGTAGATGGTTAGAATAGAACTGGTTAGGATGTGGAAGGTTTTGCCCACTGGAATAAACTTTATTGGGAATTAAAAGAAATTATGTCTAATGGGCGTCGATAGAATAATGATTGGAAAGATCTTACTATTGACGAAAAGAATGTTAGGCAAGAAATTCCAAATAAAAAAGGAGAACTGGATTTAAAGAATGGTCATGGAAAAACATTAAAAGAAAGAAAAGCCAGATATGGTTACTAGGACAAAACTGATGAAGAATTCTTTAAAGATATATTTGGTATAGAATATGGTAAGGATACTTTCAATACTTGGGTTGAAAGAAATCGGGAAATATTTAAGAAAAAATTAGAGGATGGCAAAGTTCCAGGAATTTATGCAGTCGTAATAAATACTGTTAATCCTATCGTAGAAAGAGGTAAAAATACTTACTACGAAGAAGAAAGAGGATTGAAGACTTTAGCTAAGGCTACTACACATAGAGTCTCTACTAATGTATTCTTAACAGAACCAGTAGTGTAGTCATTTTTAAATAGAGAAGATTCTAATTTTAATGCTACTTAGAATAGACGTGAAATTTAGAAAATGTTTGATGAACTAGAAAAAGGATTTTACAAAGGTAGAAAAATATATAATTTAAAAAACGAAGCTGCAGAATTAGTAATTTCTAATATGTATGCTTCTAAGTACAATACTTCTGGAAGATCTTTAGCCGAATTAAAATCTTTCGGTGCTAATTATTTTAAACCTAGAAGAATTACTCCTATTATTTCCAAACATTATGATATGGCATTTACTACCGGTAGCGGTAAACATACTTACATTACTTTTAAAACTCCTAAAGTAGATCCAGAAAATGTATTTAAACCTAGAAATATTGGTTGGAAATATACTTTAGAAAAAAATAATGAAGTATATGCTACCACAAAAGATAATTAGATTTTATTTAAAGTAGGTAAGAATATAAAGACAAAAGATATAGTTTATCAAAAAGGTAAATTTTATAGTGCTAAAGATAATACTGAGATTGTAGATCCAGAACTTAGATACTATAAAGGCGCTGTATATAGATATAAAGAATATGTTTCTAACTATTAGATAGTTGAAGTTAAAGGAAATCATCCTATAACCTATAATCTAAGACATTTTAATATTTAGAATATGTTATCAGCCTTTGGAAAGGATACTGGATTTACAGATTCAGAAGAATATTAGAAATTAGATAAAGACTAGAAAGTAAAAGCTCTCAGAGATAAACTTATGAATGATGTATATAAATAGATTGGAAGTATTATGACTAAAATGTATTATGAGAATAATTATAATGGCATAAGACTTAATGATTCTATGTATACATCATCAGCTGACCATATTAAGAGTATTATTCCTCATATAAACATTACTGGAAAAGCTGGAGAATTTTTAAATGAAACTCTAGAAGAATATTTAAAACCAGCTAAAATAAAAAATGATCATATTAATATAGATACAAAGAAATATAATGCAGCTTTAGTAAATTATTATTCACAATTTGCAGAGGAAGTCTATTCTTCTTTCTTGAAATCTTTATATTTTACAGCTGCTCGTATCCCTGCTTAGACTTTACAGTCTTTTATGTAGATGAAAGCAGTAGCTTTTACGTAGAGTAGCAAGAATATATGCTATGTAAGCCATTGGCAGACCTGGCTTTAGGGTTCTGACTATTGATACTACCATACCAGAGTAGTATGACATAACCCCTTCTAGTTAAACTAGATAAAATATTGTAGTCATAAAATCTCGTGAATTGCGGGAAACTCTTTAAGTTTATATATACTAAATTAGAGTAGAAATACATCTAATGGCAATAATTAATTACTATTGGTATAGTAAAAAGTATATAAAATTAGACAATCCGCAGCTAAGCATCCTAGGTAAAATTTATATAAATTGATTAGTCAATTGATAAAATATTTACTATATTTGCAAGGATGAAAGTTCACAGACTATCCCGAAAGGGAGTAGAACTTTTATTCAATGTTTAATTTAAATTATTGAATAAATGGCAAGAAAAATTCAAAAATCACTTAGTAAAGAACAAAAAAGATTATTAATAGCATTATTACTGGGAGATGGCACAATCTCTAGTAATTATGTTTTTAAACTTTCTCATTCTGTAGAGCAACGAGAATATTTAGAATGGAAAGTTGGATTACTTAATAAACTCGGTATAAAAAATAATGGAATTAAGGAGTATATATCTACATGCGGATATAATAAAGGTAAAGGTGTTTTATACTCTCAAATATCTTTACATTCCACTATTAAAGCTTTAAGACGCTCGGTGTATACTCCAAAGAAAACCTTTACAAGAAACCTATTGAATTGGCTGGATGCTCAAGGTCTTGCCATATGGTTTATGGATGATGGTTTTATTAATATAAATGAATCAGAACAAAGAAATGGATCAATTCAAAGAAGTATTAAAATATCCACATGTGTCAATGAAGAAACATGTAAGATGATAATAGAGTACTTTAAAGATGTCTGGGATATAGAATTTAGACCTTTTATAGAAAAATCTAAATTATATTCTATTTCAGTACGTACTAACAATGATTCTGATAAATTTATTAAAATAGTAAAACCATATATTGAACAAGTTCCATCTCTTTTATATAAAATACGAGAAAGTTCTACTAAGAAAGAATTCATTGCACAGCATAGTGCTGTTTCGAAGCGCGAGACACTTGATAACAAGTGATGATATAGTCGAGCTTATGTTGAAAGACATAGGGTATACTGGATATTGATAAAGCATATATAATGGGATATGAATTTGATGATAATGGAAAATATTTAGGATGGAGTAATTTATTTGATTATTCCTCTATAGATACTCTTAGAGCTTCTGAATATTTACCTATACCAGAAGGTGTTAAATATGTAAAAAGCGATACTGGCTTTGATATTTCAGATTATATTAGTAAAATTGCTTCTAAAACAACTAAAGTAGAAAAGATTAGAGCAGAAGCTGATTTGCTTAGAGTTTTACAAGATAAACCTATTACTTATTCTAAGGGTAAACAATATCAATATATAACATGGACTGTAGACGATAATATAGCTCAAGATATAGTTAATGATTTACAAAGCCATCAGGATACAGAAATAACTCCTAATATGATTTAGAGATGCTTAAAAAATTCTGTTTCTTCTTCAATTTCTAATATTATTTAGAATTTAAGAAATATGGACTAGGCATATTCTCCAATTGCAATGTCTTCTATACGTAAGGCATCAGAACAAAGTCCTAAAGGTAGTAAATCTGAAAGAATGACTTTAATGAATCCTCTTACTAAATTCTTAATGCAAGAACAAAATATGGTAGGTAAAGGAGTTATTGGTATTACAGCCGTTGGAGAAAAAGTATTCTTTAATACTAGCCACTATTGGAATGAAGGATTAATAACTGGAGATCCGATAAGACTTAGAAATATGTATTTTAATTAGACTTTTAATAGAATACAAGGAAGATCTACTGGTAATATGTAGTCCCTCACTAAGAATACTATCGCAAATATAAATTTCGAAAATAACGAACAATTAAGATTATATTTTAATGCAGCTTCTGATATTGATGCTGAGTTAAGAGCCAAATATAATATCACAGATGCAGATATTGAAAATAAAACTGAAACATGGCAAGCTTATAATAAGGAATTAATTGAGGCTGTTAGAAATATTTAGGAAAATGGTATTTATGCAGACGATTTAATTAGTCAATTATTATCTGCGGCAACAGATAATGCTAAGGAGCTTATTCTTGCGAAGATTAATGCTGGAACTAATTTAGCCAAATGTTATTTACATCTTATTATGATGGGGTTCAGTATTAATGATATAGTTAGTTTCATGACTAGTCCTGTTGTATCTATAGCAAATGATCTTAATAACGTAAATATGTTTGATGAATATTTGTACAAAACAAATATGAATAAGGTTATAAGATGGATGCGAGGGCACATTCCATATAAATAGTTTTTAAGTGGTACTTCTAAAGTTCTTGATGAAGAATATGGAAATTATGTATCACAAGCCTTATATAATCAAGCTTTTGCAGCTCTTAATGCTAAAGTTTCTAAAGCATTACATGATGCTGGGTATGGAATGGAAACTTAGACTATTACCAAGAAAATGAAAAATGAAGAGGGTGCAGAAACTGAAATTTCAGAATCTAAATTAGTTCCAAAAGAATATAACTTTGATGAATTATTAAAAGATTTCTTCTTTGCTAAAATATCTGGAGAAATAGACTAGGAATTATTTGATTTCTTAGATACTTCGCAGCAAGCAACTAAGTCTAAATTAAATAATGGAATAATGGCATTATCTGATTTTATTGAAAATTTAGTTGATAAGGTTAAGGATTCTGGATTAACTGAATCTGATTATATTGCAGACTTAGAAGAGTTTGAGCATGTTTATAATTTAGCTACTGAAACAAGTGAATTGGGATCTACTTTATTAGGATTTAATTAGGGTATTCCAACTTCTATTGAAGAATTAATAGCTTTAAATATTAGAATTAATAAAATAGTACATAATAAAGAAATGATGTTTGCAATAAGTGCTAAATAGTTTGAAAATGAAGATTATTTTAATAATTTAGTACAAACATTAAAAGATAGAAATTCTAAATATTCAGAAGAAGAAATTAGAACAATTTTGACTACTGCTAAAGATTTAGGAATTGTAAATACTTTTAGTTTTTAGAAATGGTTAAATAATCAAAACGGATATCGTAAAGCTACTTCCGATTATTATAATTTAATAAAAGGAACTTGGAATGTATTTGACATAATTGATAAATTACCTCATTTTAAATCTATATTTGATATTCTTAAAGCTGTCTACACTTTTGAATAGACTTGTATAAAAAAGACTGCCCTTGTTGAAAATTTAACTGCAAAATTATTTGATGACTATGATGTTATTGACGATCTTAAAATAAAAAAATTAATTGATTATGTTGATGATGTTTTAATATTAAAGTTCTTAAATGAGCAGCAATTTAAATATCCTATATTTAAGGATGATAAAATAATAGACTTTAACTGGGATGATCAAACAGTTACAAGTGAATTTGATCATATAGTAGTAGATTCTGAATATAGTAGAGGGTCTTTTAAAAGATTAATAGAAGAAAAGTTATTTTCAGAATTAAAACAAGGTTATTATTCCGACGTTGTAGATGGTAAGGTAGTGAAGAAAGAATTTCCTATGGACAATAAATTTATAAGGAATTTAGTATTTGACTTAAATAATGAGAATCAAAGATTTTTAAGATTAAATCTCGATATGTAGAATGTTGTTTCTACAGCTGAAAATGAAGGTAAATATCAAGAATGTTTAAGTGATTTTATTAAATTACAAAATTATGAATTAGGCGGGAGACCTTTATCGGATTGGTTTATGTTATATAATTTAGTAGTTAATAAAAATAAATTTGGTTCTGATAGATTGACTACTTTATTTGGAAACTTCTTAGGCATAATAAAAAATGATTCTATTATTAAATCATTTATGAAATATGTAGGAGATTTAGATTTTGTGGATGCTAAAATGCCAGAATCTATAGCTGAGTTAGAAGAATGGGGATTTAATATGGATGATGCGCGTTATAAAATTGCTCCTGTAATTTCTGAAACTTAGGAAGGTAGTCATAATGAGGATATAGTCAGAGAATACATAAATGGCAGAATTATGTATAAACGTAAATATAAAGGACAATATAGAAGTCCTAAAGATTTAGTTCCAGATGTTGATTATTATGCAGATTAGAAAGAAAATGATGCCATAAAGTATAATAGAATTTAGAATTATAATGATTATGGTTGCATAAAAACTCCTTTTGCAAATTTAAAAATTAATGCAATTGCAGGTTTAAGATCTAATGATGTGGCATAGATTGTAGGAATTTTAAATAATTTAATAAAGAGAGGTTTAATAATTATTAATACAGAAAATTGTTAAGATGGGATGTGATATAGTATTCAATATAAATGGTATTCTTAGGGAGGGCGATGAAGCTCTCCCTAAGATTGTTATAGAAAACAGTAACCTTATTCCGAAAACAGTAAATTTAACAAATATAGCTAAGGTTTTAAATTCAAATACAGAAATAAAAGAAAACTTAATAGATATTATTGAAAATTTAAAAAAGTATGATAAACGAGCTGTAGAATTAAAGGATTTAAAAGATGGTATAGTAGGTAATTGTAAATTTCATACATTACAATATGCAAATCCTGATGGGTTTCCTAATATATCTGAAGATCCTGATATACTTCTTATAGACGTTTTTGATTTTAATGGTATTAATATTAGAGATGTTATATATAAGAAAAGTAGTACAGGGGGTTTAGTGTACGTAGTATAGAATAGTCCAGGAAGTATTAAAAAATTATATGCGCATTTAAGAGCAAAAAATAGTGTATTAACCAGTTACAAAGAAGATGATAGAATTTCGGCAATAAAACCAATAGTAGAAAAAGCTTTAAAAAAGAAATTTAAAAGTTCTCAGGACTTGTTAATAGATTTTTTAACTAATAATGCTCCATATAGAACTTCCCCCGTTGGACGCGGAACTTATGGATTACTTACTGAAACTATTAGGACTTTAACTAGTAACTCATATATAGGATATAGCCAACCTTTAGATATGGAATTAAACGCTAGAACTGATAAAGTAAAAGATTCTAATAGTAGTATTCTTACTTATGATTAGCTTGAACTTATACTTAAATAGTTTTTTCCCAATATTAAATTAAAAAAAGGTTGGAAAAAGGATGAACAATTCGTAAAGGATTTATTTACAGAAATACAAAAAAATTTAACCGAATTATCTTGTAAAGTATAGAGTATAAATGAGGATGCTATAGTTTTAAAAATAGCTTTTCAAACATTAGATAGTAAATTAAATCTTACTTATGATTCTATTAACGAATATACTACGAAAGTAGAAAATTATAGAGGATTTACTATTTATAAATATATTAAAGATGATAAAACATCTTATATTTATAGTAGAGGATTACTTGCTCCAACAGATTAGCCTAATGAGTTTACTAATATGGCTCAAGCAAAAAAAGCTATAGATATTTTATATACGGATTCTAAAAGAGGATCCTTTAAGAAACTATTTGATATAGGATTACGGTTTCCAGGAAGTTATAATAGAACTTTAGAAGTAAATAATAATATTTTTCATATAAGTGGAAGTGGTATTCAATTACTAAATATTGATTTAGATAAAAATACACATTTAAACTACGATGAATATACAATGCTAAGATCTGATTAGACCTTAGAAGACTTTTATGAACACTTTAAAGAACAATTAACAGAGTCTTAGTTTTTGAGTTTAAAGAATATTGTTAATAGTATAGAATCTGCTGGAATATTTACCTATTTAATAAATCAAGAAACTGGAGATTCTATAGAAGATAGAAAATTAACAAAAGAAAATGCTGATAAATTTAATAGTATTTTAATAACTATTAAAAACGCTATAGACAATAATAATTATTTAAGATATTATGTTTAGAATTCCCATAAAGTTGAATAGGCAGAAAATAGTTATAAACAATCTAGTTATATTTTAAATGTAATTCCTTTATCTGACGATAAAATTACTGTAAACAGTAAATATAAAAGACCTTAGCCGATCATAGGATTAATTGATGAAGTCGTAGAACATTTAACGGAAAGATTTAATGTAAACGCCAAAGTGCTCACATAGGATGAAGTAACTACTTAGTTCCCAGAAGTACCTGCTGGTACTAAAGCTTTTATTCGGAAGGGTAAAATATATATAAATGGAAGTGTTGCTACTTCTGCAGACGCAATTCATGAATACACACATTTAATTCTAGGTGCTTTAAAGGCTTCCAATTATCAAGCATATGAAAAATTACTTGGAAAAGTAATTGCAACAGAAAAAGGTCGTAATTTAAAATAGTTTTTAAAAGCTAAAGTTTATCCAAATTTAGCAGATATTGACGTAGCAGAAGAAGCTTTTGTAAAACTATTTTCTGAATTTATATCTGGTAAAAACTCCTCTGAAATATTTGATACTAATAGATAGGAAACTAGTGACGAAGCTTTAGAAGAAACTAAAGAAGAAGTTGATAAACTTCTTCCAAGAATTTTTACATTGGCAAAAGAGGATGATATAGATTCTATATATAAAGGAAAATTAAATAATGTTTTTTTACAATTTAATAAAGATATTGGAAAATCTGCCACAGGTTTAGATTTTGAAACAGGAAAAGTATTCAGAGAGGCATCTAATTGGATAGCTAAAGAGATAAAGGAAAAGAATATAATTGAAAAATGTTAATATGGGATGTACATATACTTTTAAAGCTGATCCAAATAACAAAAAACATAGTTACTTAGATCTTATTGAAGAATACAGAAAAAAGAGAAATGCAAAAACTGCCAATGATTTAGTACTTAGCAGAGATGCAGCATTAATAACTTAGGAAGATATTGTGTCTAAATTAGTAGAACTTAGGAAAGAAGGATTTTCAAAAAGCAATACATCATTCTTTGATGGAGAACCTATAATTTCAGACAATGATTCTATAAGTGGTCAGGAATTTATTGATTCCAATCAATTTACTCTAAATGGAAAACCTCTAATTTATAAATTACATGATTCTGATTATATTTCTGAGACCGCAACAGCATTAGTATCAGAAGGATTAAGTGAAGAAGAAGCTAAAGAAATTGCTCAAAAAGAAGTAGATAAATGGCAAATAATTGCAGATGACGGTACAGATTTACATATTCTACTATCTAAAATGAGTTCTAAAGATTACGATCGGCAAGATTTTGAGAGTGATGCTAAAGGAACTAAATTTGAAGCCGTAGCAGGAGAGCTTTGGGATAGTTATATTACTTTTAAAGAAAAAACTCTTGGTGGAATACTCAGAAAGAATGGGGGACAGCATTCCAGAATAATATATAATTTAAATATAAAAAATAAAATAGAAAATATAGACAAAGATTTATTTGGACATATAGATATGGTTGTAGTAGATGCTTCTGGAGATGTACATTTATTTAATTTTAAAACAACCACTAGTACTATATAGCCACAATCTGTAAAGCTGGAAAAGTATAAATATCAAATGGCTTTACTGAAACAAATGTTGGCAAGTTAGGGTATTAGTGTACGTCACGCTACTTTAAATATTGTTCCTGTTAAAATAAAATATAATGATGATTTATCTGTAGTAAAATCTGCAATAATGCGAGACACTCCTATTGAATTGACTGTATTTAATGGAAAATATGTATTTGGCAAATATGATAAAGTTGCCCGTAATTTTATAAAATCTTCTGTAGTATTAGATTCTATAAACGATGAAGATGTTGATATAGTAAATGAGCAACTGAAACTTATATTTCCAGCTAGAGATATTCAAGCCGATGGAGTTAGATTAACTGCATTAGAATGGGTTAAAAAGAATAAATCTCATATTTTAGATAGTAATAATCCTGAATATGCTTATTAGTTAGAATTAGGGCAGGATAAAATTATTCCCATAAAATCTAATGCAAAACCAGAAAAAAATACCGAAATTTTAGAGCATGTAATTAGAAATGGAAAAGAGTTATTTGATACTAATAATGATGTTGTATTACACCGTCTTTTAAAAGATATTAAAGCTGGTATTAATACTGGCATTACTTCATTTTTAACTGATTCTGCGTATGCTACAAATGGAGCTTATTTACATAAAATATTAAGTAAATATTTTGTTCAGAAATCTAAGGAAGAGGGTTCTGATTGGGAATTATTAGAAAACGATACTCTTAATAGCGCTGGAATTATTCTTATTAAAAATAAAATAACCCATCAATTAGATGTAATTACTTTAAGTACCTTTAATTTAGGAACTGAAATAAATATAGGTAAAAGAGGCAATACTGTATTGGGATATTATTTACCCGATAATAAATCTGGAAGTTTATTTAATTATCGTGCAAACTACGGTAATATTGAAGCGGTTAGAACAATGGTTCTTTTAAACCAAGTTCTGCCGAAAATAAAAGGTGATTTAATATTGGGTAAATTACAAGTACTATCACTTAGGAATGGAGGTCAGGGAATTCCATTTAGCATAGAAACACTATCAAAAGAGTGCTTTACCCCTATTATTCAATATGTAAATACTAAATTACCAAATACTACTATTAAAAATAACTTTGGACAATATTATTATATAAGCAGATTTTAGACTTTGCTGTAGGAATATGAATCGATTATACAAGATAACAAGGCTTCAGAATCCGAAAAGTAGCAATTAATTGAAACAGGATTTGGGGCATTAGCATCTGCTGAAACAGTCGAGGCTAAAATAACAGCATTAAGAGAAGTTGAAAAAGCTTTAAAAGACGGATTTCCGCAACTTGACACTACTGATTTTTAGGTTCTTTTAAAAGATCCTTCCTTTAAAAAAATAGCTCTTTTATACTAGTAGGTTGTTAATGCTATTACCTACTATACTGTTGGAGAAATTAGTCCTACAGAAAAAGTACTTAGTGGTATGGATAGATATGGTTTTGTAAGTGGTAGTGTTCCAAATAGAAATTTTCGTATAATTGTTGATTTATATACTAAAACTATTAACTCTATAGCCGAGTAGGCTGAAAATAAATGGGTGCCAATTCGTAAATTATTATATAAATATTACGATGATATTGGATACACTAAATTATAGAATGCTACTATTGGTAATTAGGCTTCGTAGTTTGAAGATTTATATAGAAAAGATAATCAAGGGCATAATTTATTAAGATTGTTAAATCCTTACGATGTTAATGATATGGCTTAGATAACCAGCCATAAAAGTGTTAAATAGGAATTCTTAAAAAGAATTTTATTTGAATTTGCAAAAGTAAGGTATCCAATGATGGGAATATCTTTTAATTTTACAAGTGTGGAAGATCCAAATTTACAAGCTTTTATTAAAAATCATTCTGATACTTATTTTAATATTCCTCTAGAAAGAGCTTCTAAATCTACTCGCCTGTAGAAATATTCTATAAAAGAAAAATTATCCTACGCTAAAAATTTAGCCATGGAATTATTAAAAAATCCAAAAAAAGGAGTAGAAGAATATATTAATGATATAGATAATAAAGAAGAATAGGAATTACGAGATGTTAGCATTAAAGCTATGAAATTATAGAATAAATTTTTAATAGGGGAACGAGTTAAAAGAAATAACTATATGGAAGGATTAACTCGTGAAGGATATATTTCTGAATATGGAGAAGGATATTTTGAAACTAATCTAGAAAGTTTATTAGCAGATTTTATAGAACGCGATATTGAAACTAGAGAATTAAATAAAGCTTTAATCGTTATTAAAGGAGTTTTATTTTAGTTAGACATTTTAGGAGAAAATCCAAATATGGAAAAGGTAGTTAAGTAGACTATTTCAATGATTGATGACTTCGTAAAAGTAAATGTTTTCAGAACTTCTATTATGGATGAAGCATCTCAAAGAATAGTTGGATTAACTACACCTCTTAGAAGACTAGTATCTAATACTTTAATTGCTGGAAATATAAAAGGAGCAGTGCGAGACACTTTTGAAGGCGCTTGGCAAAATACTATGAGATCTTTAAATCATTATCAAACTAATATATCTCCAAAATCTTTAACAAAGGCTTACGGCACAGTAATAAAAAATTCTTTTTCTGATAGTCGATCTATTAACATAGTAAATCAATTATGCTAGATATATAGACTTTCAAATATGGATATATCTAGAATTTCAGAAGGATTAAAGTCTGAAAGAGGAATAACTAATTATTAGAACTGGATGTATTCAACATTACGCGCCCCTGATTTTCTTAATAGAATGACTTTATTTGTTGCTAAATGCTACGAAGATGGAGTTTATGATGCTTTTGATATTAAAGATGGGAAATTAGTTTATGATTGGAAAAAAGATGAGCGTTTTAAAATATTTGCATCAGGTAATAAAAGTAATCCAAAATATTATGAATAGATGGGAGCATATTTTAATGCCATACGAGCATATAATCAAGATCATCCTGAATAGGCTCTTCAAATGAGCGACGACCTTCCAATGCCTTATAATTTTCAAGAAGTTAATGTAATTAGACATGCAGCTGATACTATATATGGTTCTTATGATAAAAGTACTAGAGCGGCATATGAACACATGGCTTTGGGAACTTTCTTTGGAATGTTCTCTACCTGGATGAACGGCATCTATGCTAATTATATGTTAAAACCAGGACAATATTCTAATACCGAATTTAAACTAGAATAGGATTTAGATGATTCTGGGCGTCCTTTATTTTTTGATAACTCTGGCAGATTAATATATGCAGTACAGGATAATGGAAGTACTAAATATTATTATGACGGAACAGAAATAGAAGCTACAGAAAATATAACTCATATTTAGCCAGTATTAAAGAAAGTCCCAACAATAGTTTAGGGTATAATGTATACTTTATATGATGTTTTTAAAGCTGTTCCATAGGGAACTTTTAAAGAAGATATTTGGTTAGATCCTATGCAAAGAAAAAATTTAATGAAATTACTTACAGATGGATTAGCTTGGTTATTCTTTGGAACTCTATACAGTTAGGTATTGAATCCAGCATATAGTAATTTTAAGAAAGAACAGATGCCAAAAAATAATGCTTTAGTAAATGCCGCTGTTGAAATTTTATACGGAGGATCTTCTAGATCTTATGATGGATTTAGAGGTATTTATAATGTATTTGAATATTTGGGAGAAAATACAAATCCTCCTATATATTCTTAGAATATAAAACTAATGACTGATTTATTGAAAGTTTCGTTAGGTGAAAAAGCTGCGACCGATATGGCGGTTTAGAATATAGCCGTGTTAAAATCATTTCAAGATACTTATAAAGCAGAAAAGAAAAAATAAGCCGACAACTTAGATAAAGTCATCGGCTTAAAAAATAAGGGGGTTAGCCTGGCAATCGCCAAACTAACCCCTTTTATATTATAGATCTTTTTTCTTTACAGAATTATTTAACCACATTATAGTCATTATAGCATAATTTGCCATATCTTGTAATGTATCTTTTATAGATTCATCATTTACTTGTTGTTTTTTAGTACTTAAAGATTCTATACGATTCATTTTATCTCCAAGTCTTACTACTGCCGCAATAATTCCAAACTTATCTAGTGAAATTTCAAAAGAATTTCCATAATCGTGATTTTTTCTTTTAAATACTTCTAGCATTTCTTTAGTTATAGCTTCAAATTCAGCAACTGGAGACGATTGTTTTATAAAATTATTATTTTCCATTTCGTGTTTTCTTTTTTCGTATAGTATTTACTTTATCTAAAAGAGTCCAAGTAAGATTTACATTAGGATAATTCTTTTTAACTAAATTCTGTAATCCATCTATTGTCGTTACGTCTTTTAATCCTTTAATTCTATCAAACTGGGTAAAATCCATATTTTCCCACTGTAATTGATACCAGTGTTTACCTTCGTCAAAACTCACTTTTATTAAGTATTTCATCATACAACATTTCTAAATTATCATCAAATGAACAATCCTCATTATAATCAATAGACCATTCTTTATTTGCTCCAGAATTAGAAATATATCCAGCATATAACTTTCCATCTTCATAAAATACTCCTAATTCACAAGATTCATCTGGTGATAATATTGTACAAGATCTTGTATCACAAATTTTCATTAATCCAATATGTTTGATTTATATTATTCTTTATCTGGGTATTTATAATATGTTTCAAATTATTAAAAGAAATAGGAGTATAATTATTAAAATCTACTCCTACATCATATTGAGTTGGACACGTTAATTTTATTCTTTCATAATTTCCATTATTGTTTTTACACAAATGGACATGCCCATGAATATTCCAGATATTACTTTCATTTTCAGTTGATCCATGATAACAGAGTAACGGAAAATGAGTTAATATTAATTTGATATCCTCAACTTTAATTGTAAGTTGTTCCTGCACAGAATCAAAATATTGTCTATATTTATTTTTAAATGTGGTACAATCATGATTTCCTAATATAAGATGAATATGTCCATTTAATTGAGAAAGTATTTCTTCCCAATTTTTTTTAAACATAAAATCTCCTAAATGAAATATAGTATCATGCTCAGATACTGTATTATTCCAATTTTCAATTAATTTTTGATTCATTTCCTCAACAGAAGAAAACGGTCTATTACAATACTTAATAATGTTTGTATGATAGAAGTGTGTATCTGATGTAAAGAATATATTTTTCATCAAATTTAAGCATTTTTTAATTCCTTTTTTAATTGTTTGATGCCTTCTTTATTTAAAGACATTGCAACACTTGGGACAATATATTTACATGGGGATAGCACATCCTTAGAGCCACCTTCAGTATTCTTAAATTCAAATATATATTTATATAGTTTTGAATTACCTTCCCATACTGGAAAACATGTTAAAGTGTGATGATAATAAAGATAATCCAGCATATATTCCCAATAATACATATTTCCAACTACTCGTTCTCCAAATTCATTTCTATAATATATATCAAAATTAATAGAGAATCCGAATTGTTTAAAGAAGCATACCCATATAAAAGGATCTCTTTCATGCCTAGGACTGTTATATTTATCTTTCCAAAGAACATCGTCAATATATATATCTAATATTTTACCAACATTCTTAGTATATGCTATTGGGCAATTTTGAGAAAGTTTCCAGAAGAAATGAAAAGATATTTTAGGACGCTTAAAATACTTTCTAGCTTTCCACCAAGTCTTAAAAGGATTATATATTAAATATTCTATATATTTACTCATTTATTGATTCTATTACTAGGTTCGTTATTAAATCAATATTTAGCATAACTTGCCAATGTACATCTACTTTTTTCTCATCTTTAGAATTAGGCCAATCAGATAAAATTATTTCATATTCACAACGTGACCACCATCTATACTGCGACCAACCTTCAATAAATTTTCTAAATTCTTCAGGAGTATTTGGCTTCTTTCGAGCTTCTTTATAACACTTTACTAAATATGGAATAACATCATAAGGAATAAATTTACGAGCATTAAAGTCGTATAAAATAACATTAAAAGTTTTCATAATCAATTTTCTTTAAAGGACAATTATTACACTACATTATTCTAACCTTTCAATATATCCTAATTTAACAAAATCTTCGTAGATTGGAGTTATTATTTCTAGCATCTGAGGATGAGGTTTTCCTGTTAAAGCTATTTTAGTTCTCAATTTAAATAAATGTTGCCAATCATCTTCAAATCCTGTCATCCATACTTGAGCTTTTATTCCTTGAGGTATAAAAGTGGCAGCTTCTTGAGGCTTCCAACCTTTATCAATCCATTTAAAATAAATAGCTTCAAGAGTTTCAAAATCTTTATATATTTCAGGAATTTCTTCTTCTATTGCCCAACAAGGTTCTATATATTTAATAGATTTGTTAAATTTATTAGTACTATAATTGCAGTATCTAGTACTTTCTATAGCAAAACTAAATGCTCTATGTCTAGTTAATTCTTTATATACCTGTAAAGAAGTATTCATACATACTGTGTATCTTTTACAATGTAATTCACTTGGGCATACTGCATAATCCAATACATCTTCCCACCAATTTTCATATAATACTCTTAAATTAGTGGTTATATAACAGTTTTTAGAATCCATAAATACTCTAGTATAAGGATTATTTATTAAAGAATTCCAAGTAGGATGTTCAACTATAAAAATAGGTACTTCTAAATATATAGTTCCATGTTCTAACATTGCACCATGATTAGCTTCTGGGTTTTCATTTCTAAGAAGAACTCTACGGCACCACTCTTCAGATGTTTCAGAATTGTCCCTACGCTCAGATTGATAACATGTTCTTGTAGCTGCCTCAATAATATCCCAAGAGTCTTTTACACTCTTGGGAATTTCCATAATTTTATAGTCTTGATTAATTAATTTCATACATTATAGTCTTCTAATACACAACAAACATCATCAACAGTCCAATCTTTACAATCTTGTATTTTTGAGCGTTTTTCACGTTCAGTTAAATGATTATTTTCTAAATCCTTTGCTAATTCATGAGGTAGTTCTATTTGTTCCTGAACATATTCCTCTAAATTACAATTACTAAAGTCATAATATGTATGCACAGTATTATCGTCTGGATCCTCCTCTATACTAGTTTCATAATCATTTACCCATACTTTAACAGTTTTACTAATAGTTAAAGATACTGTAACCTCAAGTTCTATTTCAGGTTGCTCATGCCAATTATAAGGAGCATCTGGGTCATTCCACGCCCCTGCTGGATAATAATCAGATTCTTTCATACTAAATTAAAAAGTTTCAAAATGTCCAAAATTAAACAAAATAACACCATAAATTCTAACCAATCGGCAGTTTTCTTTCTATAGTCGTCTATATTCACATACCGAAAATATCGTAATGCAGCATAAACTACTGCCCAAAATATTATCATTACCAACCTTTAATTAAAAATATTATTACTACAATTAGTGGAAGTACCACCATTCCAAATAAACATCCTAAAAGAAACAATACAGTATCCATTTTTATATAATAGCTCTTACTTCAAAAGAATATCCTTTATCATAAACTTCTGCGGTATCAAACAAATACTCTGAATTTACAACTTCAAAATCAATATCTAATTTATACAAAGCCATTTCTAAATCATAAATAGTTTTACAATTTTCTGCAATCTTTTTAAGATCTTCAACTGAGCATTTTCCTATAATATTAATTTTGGTAGTATTCCAGATAGTTTCTTTTTGATCAACGCATATTTTCATAAGTATTCTTTTAAAGAGTTCACAATGGTATCAATAATATTACAGTAATCATCATCCGATATATCATAATAATTCTCTATAATTTCAGCTAAATAAAAATCACCATTATTATCGAGTTCACTTATAATAGATTTTTTACTTATTTCTGTACCATTTTTGTTTAATTCTTTCGTTATTCTATCAACCAATTTAGCTAAATCAATACTTGCGGATGTATAAACAAGGATAGAATAGTCAACTATAATTTCAGATTTCATAATAATTCAATTTTAATTTATACCTCAAAATATTGTTCTTTCTGCCAATAACCATTTTTATAGACATTACAGGCAAAGTAATCAAATCCAGGTTCTTCTGATAGACATCTAAAGTAAATATCCTTTATTCCATTAGGCATAATTTCTTTAAATACTTTATCTGGAAAATCCCAAGGTGATTCAAATTCTGCTTCTATCCATCCATAAGGATTTTCTGTAGCTGAGATAAAGTCAACATCTATATTTTTAAATATTTCAGACCATTTATTAAAGTCCTTTTGAGGGCACTCAAAGTACATTTTATTATAACATATATTAGCCATAGATGATAACTTTAAGACTGTCATAATACGCAGTATCTTTCTGATACCTTTTTTCAGATATTTTTGCAACAGTAATCGTCCCGTCATTTATATCATATTCGTTTACTAGTATATCCCAAAACTTTTCATCGTTTTTAATTTGATCTACAATATTATTTCCATAGGCTAGAATATGTAAATCATCATTAACTGTTATTAAAAATCTATTCATACTACTTTATATTCTTGATTTTTAACTTCCCATCCCTCTAAATCAGTTCCAGATATACTAATACCTCTAGATTGTAAAAATTTCATTAAAGTATTTATTACATTCTTAGGAGTTTGAATATCTTGTTTATATCTTTCTAAAAATTCTTCATCAGATTCTCCTTCGTTTTGCTCAAAATACAGAGTTCTAGACATAGTTAAATCTATTTGAATTCCTTTATACATAATTAAAATTTAATTTCCATTTTACGTTGTGCTTCTATATCATCTCCGATACTTTGAGGTTTTACATCTTTAAGTAATTCTGGATCTATATTCCAATCTGGAATTTCTGTAGGTAATGGATAATCAGCATCCTGAATATCTATAATTAAATCAAGTGCTTCTAAAGCAGCCTCTTTGTATTCTTGATAAATAATAGTACTAATTAAATCCCTAACCTTAGTGATTACTTCTTTTTTAGTAAATAACATAATTAAAATGAGTCTATATCAGTTATATCATAATCTTTGTCATCGTCCACAGAAGCTGTAGTGATAGCTCCTACTCCAGGTAGTAATTTGTCTGCCACAGTAATACCTTTATCAGGAAATTGTTTATGAAGCTTAATAATTGCATCCAATTGTGCTACCGTTAAATAAATTTTACTTTCCATCAATTAGTTCTGCTAATTTTTTACACATATAATTAAGCATAGATTCATCAGTAAGTTTATGGGTAGCACTGTCATTATCCACCACTTCTTGCAGCAAGTCTTCTATACCTTTAATTATTTCCTTTAACTTCGGTTCATCTACAAAAGATTCTTTGTAGTTAACCTTTTGGCTGAAATCATCAAGTATTCTTTTTATATCCGATATACCATCAATAGACCAGTGACCTCCTTCTGGCAAACTTATTCTTATAAAAGGAGATACTCCATTATTTTCAGTTTCTAATTGAATGGTTTGCCAATTATCATCATCTTCACAGCAATCTCCAGGTTGGGTATATTGAGCTATTACCTTTTCAACCTCTAAACCTTCATATTTATTCTGAAAATCAATCATAATTTAAATTATTTTATGTTCTTGTAACCATGTAACTCTTGCAAAGTAAGCCTTATTACCATACTCGCTTTGTAATATTGAACTATCCACAAAGAAACAATTCTCTAAGAAACCTTCTTTAGTCATTAATATTCCTTTTGGGTCATTAACAGGAACAAATAAATCACAATTATTTAAGTTCATTTTTATGTTTTGTTAAATTGTTGTAGTAGGTAAATAATATTCATTTAAAACCTTAAGATTTGCGCCAAGCCTCTAAGAAATCAAATTTAGATATTCTTTCCATATGTCCCAGATAATCCCGTGCACTACACACATAATCTGGGGTGATTAATTCAAATTCTGGAGTAATAATTCTACATATTCGTTCATATTCTTTACCAGCATAATCAAACTTTTGAATATAAAGTCTATACTTTTCAACCTTTGGTAAATAGGGTAAAGTTATTGGAAAGTTTTTATTTAACCAATCCCTAAATACTGAATTTATAGGTTCTTCTATTTCAGGATATGATATATTTACACAAATAGCTCTTTTAAAATCTTCGTATTCTATAGTACCATCCTCATACTCATATTTAGTTACGGGATAATCTCTAATGCAGGGAGTTTCAAACTTTATACCATCTCTAGGAGATATAAATTTATCATCCTCACAAAAATCCGATTCTGTAATAGGGCTTAATGGTAAATGCAGTAATAGCCGCCGCAATATATTAACCATTCTAACTTTTGTAAAACTAGAAGGGCCGATTATAAAGCTATCGGTTATTTCTTCATATGCGTTTAAAACCATTTTATAAATATCTTCTGCATGTGCATCAGTTGATTTATTATATGTAATAGCTTTAATTACCTCTAATTCTGCCCATTGCTTATTAGTAGCCATTTTCAGTCTCTATATTTTTTACATTATTAAATATAATATCTTCTCTAGTCCAATATTTAGGAATTTTTTGAAGTCTTTCTACATTATACCATAAATAGAGCATCTGACCCTCTCCAATTTCATTCCAAGCGGTTTCAACTTGCACCGAGTTAGATTCAGAATCTACTTTAGTAACTTTACCTATGTAATCAAACGTATCACTACTATGTATAGGTTTTACAACTACTGTATCGCCAATTTTAATTTTAGTGCGATCTAGAATTTCATTTTCTAAGTATAATTCAAAATCCTTATACCATTCCTGTAGGATAGCCTCATAAGGAGAATCCTTATATCCAAGTCTTTCTATAAAAGATAAAACACTGAATTTAAATCCAGAACGCTCTTCAAGGTAGAATACAGTAGGATGACTAATAAGTATGGATAAAATATTTCTACTAAAAAATAAACCATTCTTTATATAGGAGAAAAGTGAATTTCCCCAGCGTTTAAAATCTATTTCATAAGTATGATTATCAATTGTATATTTCATGTTAAGCACATTAAAATTATTAAAATATATAAAACTAATATTGTAATGAAAGTTCCTATAGACTGAAGATATTCTCCTTTATATATACTATAAAGAAGATCTCCCGTTATAAGTAAAGCTACGATTATATACCCGGATAACAATCCTACCATATATTACTGAAAATTATTATCAACCAAAATATTATACTACTTATAAATATAATAATAAAAAAGATAATTAAAAGATTTGCTAACATAAATTTTTAATGAATCCAGTGATCACTTATAGTTTTATCAGCTCCTAAAAATACATTCGGACAAAAAGGTTTTCCTCCTGCAATCATACATTTGACTAATATATCTCCAATATATTCTGCCATATCTTCTGGGCACTCTAGATTAAATTCATCATGTGCTACTACACATATTTTGACTACATTAAGTAAATTATTATCTTTTATCCAATTAAATAGTTTAATTGCAGATAATTTGAAAGCGCAGGCCCCACGATTTTGTATTCTGTAGTTTATGGATTGCTTTTCACAGTCTGATTTCCGACTAAGATAATGACTAACATTTCTAACAGTGTCACAATGTGGAGATTCTATTTTCATTTCTTGATAATATTGCCAATATTCAGGATCTTTACATTTCTCATGCATTTGTATAATCCAATCTGCATCATAAATATGGGCTCTATGCTTTAGTATAGAGTTCATTAAGATATATCCTTTTTCCATTACATTTTGCCTACAATACTCTTGATATTGAGCTACTCCTGGAAAACCCCTCATAAAATCAGAATATATCTTTTCTGCAGCTCGCAACGGAATACCTTTATTATTAGCTATAGTTTTAGCATCCCCGCCATAATTAACTGAAAACTCAATTCCTTTTGCATCCTGTCTTTGATCGTGATATAGTTCATTTATATCTTCTATTTTAGTGTCTCTGGGAATTATATTAGGATAAGACATATAGGCAACCAAACTATGAACATCTCCACATCCAGATTCAAATAATTCTACCATAGCTTTATCTTTAGAAACAGATGCAATAATTCTACTTTCTTGACTTTGGTAATCACAAGAAATCCATTTATTACCTTTTTCTGAAGTAAAACATGCTCTAGTTATTTTATCATGTGGTAAATTCTGTTGGTTTAATTTATACTGACCACCACCACTAGATACTCGCAACATTTCCATGCCGGACTATACCTCAACCTTATAACAATTACTTATTACTTAGGTTCTCCGTTTCTAGTCTCTGCACCTTCCTCAATATTAAGGCTTGGCTCAGTCTTCTGGTTTTCCCTCCCATTAACTGAATTTACGGAGTTACACTTAGCAAATTTCTCTACTAAGGGGCCGAATTTTTCTTTCTTTCTAGACAGAAAGAAAGAGGAGTCTTTATATAAATTACAATATATTTTATATATATGTTCACCTTTAGTTACATATATATTATACCAATGTCCACTATCTGTATTATATTCTTGTATATTTGGAGAGATATTCTCTTTTTCTAAAAACTTCTTAACTTGATTAATAAAATTAATACTTCCAGAAGTAATAGTAAATTTAAAACAGCACTCATATCTTTTATCTTTAGTAATACTACCATCTCCATCAAAAATTCCTAATAATATATTCCAATTTATATATGGAAGCATTAGTATGTTAGATTTTCTTGGCACTATACCATATTCAGATAAAAAGTTAACTATTTCTTTATTTTTATACTTAATATTATAATAGACATTGCCATTAACTTTAGATTTTCTTGAATTAATATTACATCGAAAACCTAAAAATTTATTATAATTTTCTATTAATTCTAAATCTTTAACTTCTAAAGCTGTACAAGTATCAACAATACAACCATCCGAGGCTAGTATTCCAATAAAATAGTCAAATTCTGGACTGCCTATTTTATCTGTCCATGCTTGTAACGGAACAATAGCTTTCGATTTATAAGTTCGATTAAGGGCAGTTTTTCTTAAAACAATCCCCTTATCTTTTAATTTATTTCTAATTTGATACTTAGAACAATTAAACATAACTGCTAATTCTCCAGTATCTTTACCTGAGTTATACTCAGATACTAAATTTTCTATTTCCTACTCAGTCCATTTTTTAATCATAATACATATATTTAATTTAAATTTATTATATGCAAATATAATAATTATTTAGGACAGATTAAAATAGTTAATACCTTAGAAATAAAATTAATAGAAAAATTGTAATTTATGGAAATTTTTCACCTGTATCTGTTCCAATAGAATGTAGATCAACATGAATTCTTCCAGTTACTGGATTAATAGCGTCTAACCAGTTTTGACCATAAGTAGATACAACTTTTGAGGCGGCTTGATACTTTAAAAATATAGCAAGAATAGGAAATTTATCAACTTGAGAACTAATTAACGTAGCATTAATGGACTTCTTTTCTTTTTTAGTCTTTTTATCAAAAGTTGTAACTTGTATCCCAAGAAGTTCAAATAATTTTATAACTTGAGTAGAACTACTCCAATTTATAGTGCATTGTGGCCCTATGTCATTACATTCTTCAAATAAGGATAATTGTAAATTTATAGATACAAATTTTCCTTTTATTTTATATCTGTAACACTCCATAGAATCATCTTTTTCGGGAAATCGAATAAATCCTAATGCTACTAATTTTTCTTTTTCTTTTTTATTTTTAGCATATCTATATAAATATTCTTTAGCATCTAAATCTATAACAAATTTATTTAATTGTGACTCAGCTTCTCTTAAAGAAGCTTGATCATTTTTCATTTTTTCTTTCCATTTAGAAATATCCAAATGAACTCCACAGAATTTTACATATGCTAAAAATTTAATAAATTCACATTCAAATTCTGCAGCCTTTAAAAGATCTTGAGTAGATAATTCTTCTAGTTGCTTTTCTTTTATAGGCTCTAGCCACATTACATCCCCAGCAGCATATACTACAACATCTTCTGTTAAACCTTCATTTATAATTTTTCCTCGAACAGTTTTGTCAATATCTACTCCAAGTCTTCTTTTTGCAGTAGCTCGTAAAGAATAAGATAATTCCCAATGTTCTTTAGTTTTTTCGTCGGGAGCAATATATTCATAACAAGAAGGTTTAATTCCATATGTCTGTACTATTTCGGTAGCTAATACTCTAGGATACCCTAAATATATTAATTGTTCTACTACCATAGTATCATAAACATGATTGGGCCAAATATTTTGTTTATATAAAAAGGTTAAATCAAACATTATATTATGCCCCAAGAACACTCTATCAGACTCTAGATATTCTTTTAAAATAGACTTTTCAGAAGGACTTATAGTTCTCCAATCAAATACAACTTGATTTTCAGTACACCCTAATTGCAAAGTAAGTAATTCCTTCGTAAAACAATCTAATCCTTTAGTTTCTGTATCTAATTGTACCTCTTTTAAAGGATATAAAATATCCATAGCCTCCTTAAAGTCTACTTCTCTATATCTTTCTGGAGAATATAGTTTTTTATCTTTACTTACTAAATAAATCATTTTAATTGAAATACTTCTAAAGGTGCAGTTTCGATTTCTCTTCCTCGGGATTCTCGGAATGCTAATATAGTTTTAATCATAATAATTCTTTTAATAAATCACTATATCTATCTCTAATTTTTTTAATAGCTTCATGTTGAATTTGACGAACTCTTTCACATCCTATACCAAATCTACTAGCTATTTCTTCATGTTGCATAGCTTGCATACCTAAACCATAAGACATTCTAAGAACATCTCGCTCTCTATAAGATAATTTAGATAAAACTACTTCCAATTCTTTAGATATTCCGTCTTTTATTAAAGAGGAATCTGTAGATTCTGCATTTTCATTAGGAATAATATCTACTAGACTTCCTGCGTCTTCATCCATACTAAAAGGAGTATCTAATGATACAGACCTATTAAAAGATGCTGTTGCCAAATTAATATCATAAACAGGAATATCTAGCAAGTCCTCTAATTCTTCTGGAGAGGGTTTTCTAATATGCTCTTGTTCAAATTTAGCAGTTACTTTATTTATTTTATTAACATTAGCAATTTGATTCATTGGAACACGTATCGTTCTACATTGATCCGATATAGCGTGCATAATAGATTGTCTTATCCACCAAACCGCATAAGAAATAAATCTAAATCCTCTAGTTTCATCATAACTTTGGGCTGCTTTTATTAAACCAATATTAGCCTCTTGTATTAAATCTACTAAAGGTAGTCCTTTATTTTGATATTGTTTGGCAACTGAAATTGCAAATCTTAAATTGGCATTTACTAATTCCTGTAAAGCCTCCTTATCTCCTTGCTTTATACGTTTGGCAAGACTTACTTCTTTATCTGCATTTATCATAGACTGCTTAGATACATCCTTGAAATATAATCCCAAGGATGCATCTTGTCTATCAGTTATTAATTGTGAAATTTTAAAGCTCTTCATTTTACCAGAAATTTAAATAAGTGAGTCTGGGTTTAATACGAAAGAACATTTTTCAATGAATATTGTGCCATAATAAAATCTAAATTATTCATTATTGATTTTATCGAATTTACTTGTTTTCTTTTTAAATGTTTCTTAACTTGTCGATGCTTTTGTAATGTTACAAAATTCTTTTTCTTCATGTTTATCCAATATTAACTCTTATAAAAGTTAAGTTATCCAGATCGTAAGCACTTAAATGATCAAACCAAGTCATATAATCGCAATCCTCTAATTCTTGAGGAGTTAATTTGGTAACAATAATATCAACTCCGTAATCGTCATCTTCTAAATCTTCATACATTTCATATTCTTCATGAGAGTCTTCTAAAAATTCGTCTGGGTAAAGATTTAATTTATCAGTAAGTTCTTCTTCGGTCATTTCCGAATCCGAAAATCCGGCATAATGCAGACTAAATCGATCATCTCCATTCAATTTAGTAGTAATAAGAAATTTATTATCTTTCTCCAGATCCCATTCATAAGAAGATATGGCATCAATTTTAAAAGATTTTACTTTATATTCTAAATGTTTTTTATTATTAGGAATACACATAATATCTCCATCTGCTGTACGATAATATATTCTTTTAATATTATTTAAAGTCAGAGATACTCTATGACCCCATAAAAGATGGGTATAAGCTTGTGCAAAATCAAACATTTTCTTTGGTATTTAAAAATTCTAAAAATAATCCAGCATAAGATTGAGCTTCGCTTTCATCGTAGGAACCTCTTATATGAAATTGAAAGCAATGCAGAAGTTCGTGAACGAATGTATGCTCTATTTGATATTGTTTAAGTTCTATCGCCTTAGTACCTTCAAGTACTTTAGTAGCAATTGTAATTTCCTCTAGAACTGAATTATAGCACCCAAATTCACCTGGGTCATCACAAAACTCTACTATATTTACAGTAACAGTGTGCCCATGTATAATAAATTTACTAGGAATTATCATTTAATACCTAAAATTAAATTCCATATATCAATTTCTTCATCGTAATCTAAAGAAATGACATATGAATTATCAAACTTTTTAATAATAGTCTCTAACTGTTTAATATACAGTGTCCAAGTTCCTTTTCCGTGCAATCCTCCCATAATATTTAAAGTAATAATATTATTATTTTCAAGAGCACTTGCCAGAACTACTTTTTCTAAATTTAAATTGTCAATTAACTTTTCATATTTCTTTATTAAAATCTCATTCATAGTCTCTAATGGCTATTTAACAATTATTAATCTGTTCCATAAAGGTTTTATATTTTTTAGTACTTTTTACTTTTTCTAATTTTTCGGTGAGTAATTTTTCTGAAAAATCTGTTTCGTATATCCAAATGTAACCATATAATTGAGCATCTCTACCTGAGGCAGCACTACTTACTGTAATTTTACCAAGTGCTTTTCCGGCTTCAGCACAACTAATATATTTAGATATAAAATTTCCGAGAAAATCGTATTGCAATACGGATTTATCATTTGATTTACATTTTGCCCTAGATTTATATTTTTGTAGGTACCCTTCATAATATAAATCTTTCTTAACCCATATGTAACCTTTATAAGTATCTATTTTATTATTACAACATCTAGATATATTATTACTTTTATAATCCATCTAACGCTCTATTTCTTTCATACTGTCCCATTCTTTAATTAAATTAAAATCAAGATCAAATTGTAAAATTGCGCAACCTCCATAATTATTTTTGCCATATTTCCAATGTTTTTCTCCAGAATGAGTTTCTGATAAAGTTTTTAGAGTTTTTTCTGAATGCTTATAGCCAACAATTCCATCACCTCCATTAGTTAAATTATAACCAAATTTATGATCAGAAGTTTTATATTTATTAATATAATATATTTCTTTTTCGTTAACAATATCATTCAATAATTTTTTGTTCTCCGGCGTATTATCTAGAACGTCTGTTTGAAACAATATTACTTTATCAAATTTATCCCAGCCATACTTTCTTATAGCTTTGTAAAAATAATTATTACCTTTTTCTGCTTTATTTCTATGCTCACTGAAACGTTCCTCATAATTAGATTTTACTGTTTCTCCTATATATAATTTATTATTAATAGTATTTATAAAACAGTAAACTGTTCCTATAATTTTTTCTTTTAATACAATTATGGGAGATTCAATAATTAACATATCTGGTAAAGAATTTGTAACAATATTATTTAAATCACTTTTACTATTTCTCCCTTTTAAAAATCTAGCACAGGTAGGACATCCATATTTTCCATCTAAAAATGTTCTTGGGGTAGTTCTAAACTCACCATGATCTTTACAAACAATCGTAACATAATTTTTTTCCTGATTTGAAAAAGGCTCCACTTTTGAATAATCAAATTGTGGAAACTTTTCATTAGCCTTCTACAAAAATTTAACTAATTTTTCTTCTTTATTCATAATATTTTATTTAATACATTATTACTCTTCATGTGTAAAGATATTGAATTTTTAATTATCCATCAAATAAAATTTTTATAAATAATAATATTAGTTTAAATCCCAACGAAATGCTATAAATTTAGGTTGCTGAGGAATACCGTATGGGGATATTTCAAAATATTTACAATCTCCTAATTGATTTTTATATTTTTCTTCAAAATTATCTACATATTCTTGTTTAATTTCTCTAGATCCCATTGGAGAAGCTTTAAAAGTTTTACCATCTTTCATTTCACAAATAAATACCATATCTTCAGAACCTCTAAGACCAAGTTCATATCCTATAACTTTATAAGTATCATCAAAATAGCATTTTATTTTGATCCAATCATTTCCTCTGGCTCCTGGTTTATAAGTAGAAGAAGCTAATCGTATAACTAAGCCCTCCCATCCTTCTGCTACATAGGAATCATGTAATTTTTTCATATTATCATATCCTGTAATTTCTACTTGTGGTAAAAATTGGATATGCAGTATGTCCTCAGAATAATGCCTATATGGGTCAAATTCAGACAGCTGGAGCTCTTTTGACCACTCTTGCATAAGTTTGTACCTTTCAGTAAAAGGCTTCTCCAGATCGACTATATCGTACCAATAAAACTCTAAATCTTTACCATCATTTACAGTAGATTGGCTTCTACATATACCACTAATTTTATTAAGAGTGTATCCCATTTTAAAGATTTCTCCATCTAAAATAGCTTCTGGATGATTTTTAAAGAATTCTTCTACCAAAGGATGCTGAATAATATGAATAATAGCTATATTATAATTTACAGCACCTCTGGAAGCTGTTTGAATTTTACCATCTTTATAATAAATTAAACATCTAACTCCATTTACTTTTCGCGACCCATAATAGTCTTTATCAAAAGTTTTGGCAGACACTTTATCTGCTTGCTTGGCTAGCATAGGCTTAATTATACCATCTCCTCTAGTTTTAACATCTCCATATATTTCATTTAATTCTTCATCAGTATACTCGTTAGGATGTTTTTCTACTTCTTTATATCCTTTATCCAAGAATTTCTTTACTTCAGAATTAAATTGTAAAGTATATTGTTCTTTCCAATTTCTTTTCTGTTTAGTTTGAGAAACTACAATGGCTGGGGAAAGAGTATTCTTTCCCCGAACCTGACCATAGCTTCTTTGGATAACATATCCAGTATCTTCCCATTCCTCACTACATTCTACTACCGCATATCTGAATTTACCAGTAGAAGATTTTCCTAAAAGATATTTCTTAAGCATTTATTTACGACAGTCTTCTATTAATTCCCATATATCATCTATAGTTTCTGTAGGTAATTCTTCTCCATCACACCACATTTTTAGATCTGGATTTTCTTTCTTTTCATAAAGCCACCAATATAAAGTATCTAAACCTTCATCATTAAATATTACTTTTAAGGCTTTATCAAATATTTTTAAAGCGGCATCTACTGCTTTATTCTCATATATACAGATATTAAGAGTATCAGAAATTTTATCCAATTCATTTACTAGTTCTGTATGTGTTTCTAGTAAACTTTTTAATTCTTCTTTAGTTATCACCAATCGTAACTTTTAATATTTTTATTTACTTTATGATACTTAAAATTATGGTTAGCAATTATACATTCTAATAAATAATTTTCAACATCTTCATCTCTAAGATAAAAACTAATAGTATCAAGTATATAATCTTTATCTTTAGAATTAAAATGTTGACCAGTAGAATGTATAAATTGGTAAAAGAAATCTTCTGCTGTCATATTACTTAGTTCCAGTATGTCCAAAACCTCCTTTACGAGAAGTTTCATCTAGAGAATCTACTTGATTCCAATTAATTTGTTCTACTTTATTTAGTACAAATTGTGCTATTCTTTCACCGTCTTCAATCCAAGCAGTTTCAGTACCTAGATTTATTAATATAACACCTATTTCGCTACGATAATCGCTGTCCACAGTCCCCACGCAGTTAGCACACGTGAGTCCTTCTTTTAAAGATAGCCCAGAACGAGGTCTTACTTGTATTTCATAACCTTCGGGAATAGCAGTAAATAAACCAGTTGGAATTAATGCTCTAGAACCAGGTTCTAGTCTTAACATAGTCATTTTATGCGCATCTCCTTTAAAAATTATCTCTCCCTCCCCATAAAGCTTAATAGGATTTTGAGGAGTTATTCTACTAAAATCAGCACGTACATCCATACCAGCTGATTGAGAAGTTTCATACTTAGGAAGATTATTATTTGAAATATTAATTACATTTACTGTTGTCATAATTATAAAATACTTTTAGGAATAAATTTATTATTATCAATAACTAAATACTGTTTGTTTTCGAGACAATCACACGCATAAATTAATTGTCCATTATCTGCTACCATGCTTGTAATTTCTTCTACAGGACTATGACCAATTACTTGATCATATCCATCTATATTACATGATATTAACTTAGTGGGTCGAATCCAAGTAATAGATTGTGTTACTGATTCTCCACAGAAATCATAGCGATTATCAGGAATAAATCCAAATATTTCTGAAGGGGGTAATTTATTAACATCCTCTAGCTTAACTTTAGCACTTTGTTCTAACCAAACCTTAGAAACTCCAGCATGTGAAAAGATTATATTATTTTCAATATGTATCCATTGAGTATCTTCTAGAAATCTATCCTTCATAGCAGTCATATGTTTAGCTACATATGAATCATATCCAGAACATTCACCCCAACTATATCCAAGTTCTTGATTATCCTTTTTGTTTAGATTAATTCGTTAAATTAATCCCAATTTTAACGCTGCAACTTCATTTTGTTGCAGAACTGACTATATCTTCATCCTTCTCTTTTACAGAGTTAGGAGCCTCGCATTTCGAATCACTTGATTCTACTCCCATTTCAGGGATAGTCGATGAACCTTCAACAGATATATTATCTGAAGCTTGGCTGCTGATTATCATCTCAGACGTTCCAGCAATTAACGAGGTGTCCTCTAAGGATTTCTCCTTAGACGCACAAAATATTTGTTCAAATTTTAATTTTTTTTCATTACACCAAATAGGTGATTTAGAATACATATATTCATACAAATTTCGCATTTGTTTTCTACCAGAATATTCCATTGTGCAAACTTTATCACACGTAGGAGTGTTAGGATTCTTCGCTTTACTAAAATTTAATTTAGTTTTTTTAGAAACAATACCCTGTTGAATTAAAAAATCCTGTAAAGAACTTATAAATTCAGAATTGCCAGTAAAAGTAAATTTTACATTATGAACTATTCTATTTCTATATTCTCCAGGCTTCTTTTCATTTTTTACAGTCATTACTTTACGTTTACCGTTCCAAACACAACCATCCCCGTCAAAATATCCTAAAATAAAAGAAGACATTAATTCAATAGGAATAAAAGTTGGAAAAGTAAGAGTTAAAGATTTATTGCGGATTGCTCCTAGTTTTATCAAATCGGAACATAATTTTACACTATTAAAAGTAAGTCTATAAATATTGGGACTGTAACTCTTTATAGGATATTCGGAATTTAATGCTTTATTAATTTTTTCTAATATATCAATTCTTTCACCTAATTGATCTAATTCTAGACAATCTTCTCGATTATACCCATCTGCATATATAAAGCCTAATATATATGCTTGTTCATGAGTTTTTAACTCATTAAAATAATTTTCATTAAAATAGTATTTTCTAGTACTCATATATATTTGAATTTTATTATTACAAATATAATATGATTACCTCAGATTGCCAATTAAAAATTTTTAAAATTTGTTAATTTTATGGTTTCCTCGTAGAAGTATTACTTTGTCAGGATTATTTTCTTTATATGTTAGGATCTCTTTTAAATTTTCTATTTGTGTTTCTGATGAAATACCATAATGGGTAGTTACATAATCTCCAAGAAATATTACCTTATCTGGATGCTCTATTTCTAGAATTTTCTTCCATATAGTTCTGCCGTGTATGTCTCCTAAAACTACTATCATTGATTTAAATAATTAATTAAAGATTTAATTACATCTTCCCCAGTTTCTGAATAAAACGCCTTAATGGGTTTATCATTCTCAAATATTGCTACAAATGGAGTTAATCTAGCTCCAAAACTACCTTTTAATTTCCAAGCTTCCTTCTTGCCATATCTAGTTTGATCATCTATAAAATGAAAGAAAGGAGATACTTTAAAAGTACCGTCTATTCTCTTTATTGTAGATTCATCATTATAAACAATAAATATATCCATATATTAATATTTCTTTAATACTAAATGATATTGTGCTAAAGATTCTTTAACATCTATAATTCTTTGATTGCTTGAACCTCTAAAAGGTAATGATACATCTCTATCTTCTAAATAAAATTCCCCATCTATTAAAATATCTATATTACACAATACTGTATGCCAATTAAAGTTTTTAAGAATCTGTTCTATTGTATATCCTGTGTAAATCCAAATATCTTTAGTTGGAAATTTTTCTCTTATCTCAAGTATAAGATTTTCTAACTCTTGTGCATATTTAGAATTATCGAGTTTTATAGGTTCTCCACCAGAAAATGTTATACCTTTAATATAAGGTAATTCAAGAATTTTAAATAATTGCTTCTTAGTTTCTTCTGTAAAAGGTTTTCCATTATTTTCAATCCACGATTCTGGATTATGACACCCTATACAATGATGCGGACACCCAGCAACCCAAAGAGTTACTCGACATCCGCATCCGTTATTAATATCAGGATAAGTTATTTTAAGATAGTTCATTCTCTTCTACATAATTTCGCATACCTTTTAGCACCGTTTCAGAACAAAATGAATGCCCCACCATTAAACCATGCAATCCTTGCAATATTTCTCCAACAGAACAATCATTACAATTTGTTTCCCAAGAAAAAATTGTATTTTCTACCTGTAAAGTAAGTTTAGTCATTTTTATAATTCTTTTATATGTTTAACTCGTTGTTCGACCTCCTGTTGCTTACCAACGTTAAATGACGTCTTGTAGTCTCCGGTAAGGTAGCCTGTTACACGACGTAATCGTTTGATATTTTTACTACCGCACATAGGACAAGTATCATTCAATTCATCAATATAACCACAGTCTTGACAAGAATCATTTGGTACATTAATGGCAAAGTATGGAATATCATGATCCATTGCATAATTAACAATCTCTTCAATAGCTTCTGGATTATGCTTAGTAGAAGCAGGTAATTCAACATAAGTTATACAACCTGCACTACTGAAACCAGTAAGCTGTGATTCAATTTCAATTTTCTCAAATGGAGTGCATTCATGCCATACAGGTACGTGCATACTATTAGTAAAGAACTCACGTTCTGTAATTCCTGGAACTTCGCCAAATTGCTTCTTAAATTTCTGCATTGCTGTATAACACAGATTTTCAGCAGGAGTATAGTAAACACCAAAATTAAGTTTATAAGCTTCTTTGAATTCACTACATCTCTTCTTAAAGAGAGCTTCTAATTCTTTAGCTTTATCCATAATTTCTGAATCAGTGTGGTCTTTACCGAAAATAATTCTCAAAGCTTCTGATAATCCTAATTGACCAATAGCTAAAGTACCATGTTTTAATGCTGAACGGATACCTTCTTCAGGTTTATATCCATACATTACATTATTTTGATACATAAACTTAGCGGATGCAGCATCTTGACTACATATCCAATCAAATCGTTCAATTAGCATATCTTTTGCTTCATGAATCTTAGTATCCAACAATTCAATAAATTTATTCCATACTAAATCCTTGATATTTACATCTGCATTATCCATATTAGATATAGCTTGCAGTTTAGAATTCATTGCAAGTGTAGGAAGTATGATTGTAACAGGACAGATATTACCTCTACCATCTTTAAGTTGACCAAAACCATTAATATCCCAGCCATTCGCAGTTCTACACATTTTACCCAATGTCACCATCGGAACTGACTATATGTTCATTCCTTGTTTCACAACAAAGAGTTGTCTCTTGTTTGGAATCGGTGCTTATCTCCGATCCTACAGGGCTACACTCATCACCCTTAGTCGATACACATTCTGTACTAATATAACTATAAGTACATTAGCACGGTCTCATCTTATTATTTACACTGCAATTATATAATAAGACCTAACCGTTAGCTTCTACGCTTAAATAGAAACACCCCTTAAGCAGGGTTAAAGAGATTTTAAATGGGCTGCAGTTTTCACTTACCCATTGTACTGAAATAAGTGCGAGGATCGTTTATATCATACCCTTCATTACCAGACCAATCTACATTGGCATAATTAGGGTATAACCTAAGACTCGTAACCTTAGTAGCTTCTTGGAATATATCATAATTCGGATCTCCAGGTTTTCGATTAACACCTTTCATTAATTGAACGATACAGCACGGAAAAATCGGAGTGCTATGATGGCTACCAATACCATTCTTACTTACTTCAAGTAAAGCTAGACTAATAAGACGTCCTTCAGGTTGTGTACAAGTACCATAATTAATAGAAGTAAAAGGTAATTGATTACCACTTCTACTTTGTAGAGTATTTAAATTATGATACATACCTTCAACAGCTTGATGAATTTCTCGTTTAGTCATATCCAAAGCATATTCATAAGAATTAGGATGTTCTTTATACAAACTATCTTCTATAGACAAATCTGTTTGATCGTATTTTTCATTACGAATGTGATCAATATACTTCAATCCAGTTCTATAATGCTTATTAAAAGATAGTCTTACATAGGGAACCATAGTCCAATCTAAATGAGTTGCAGATACACCACCAAATTGTTGTAAACTTTGTACTTGGAATATTACAGCTAATAATTGAAATGCTGTATTAATACTCTTAGCAGGTCTAACATCAGTTTGCTTTAGCTTAAACCCGTTAGCAAGTAAGTCATCTACTGGTATGCTCAAACAGTTGTGCATCCCTACAGCGTAAGAATCCAAATCATGAATGTATATTTCATTATTTTCATGATTATGCTTAGCCATTTCAGACATACAATAATTAAGAGCATAATCTTTAGTTACAACTCTACCTGCTTCGCCAATACGTCCACCAAATGAATGCTCATCAATATTAGCATTTTGATTTTTTACATTAGAAGCTTCAAGTTTAGATTTAATACCTTTAATGAGTTTATCTTTTTCAGCACGGATCATCTTACGTTCTTCTCTATAAAGAATATAAGCTTTAGCTACATCTGAATATCCATAATCCATTAAAAGTTCTTCAACTTGATCTTGTATATCTTCAATACTGATATTATCCCAAATCTGGACTTCATCTACAATTTCCTCAATAGTTTTAGGGATACTTTCGTACCCACATTCTTTAAATGCTGCTGAAACTGCATTTACAATTTTACTTCTATTAAACTCAGCGGGCTCACCGTTTCTTTTTGTTACTTTCATTATTATTTATTTTAGGGTTAATTGATAAATATACACAATTATTCCCATATAACAAAATGTTTATAGAGTAAGAATATTCTTCAACAGCAAGGTCTTTTCACATTTATTTAATATGTCTTTAGATCCCTCTCCTTTAGTTCCATCATTAGTTATAAGCTCGGTAAAAGCATTATAAACATTAAACATATTTGTGGTTTCTCCAGGTTTTACATAATATGGAGAATCTTTTTTCTCATAAAGTAATTTGTAAGCATCTATTGCAGTACTAGCTGCTAATTTTACTTTACCAAATCCGGTATCATAAGAACAACTAAGAGATTTTCTAACCCACAATCCCAGATTTTCATTTATGGATTCTTCATTATATTCTACTTCAGTATTAGTTAATTGATTTAACCAATCTGTTATATCAGAAGTATATTCCAATAAACTATTTAGTACATTATAATTAATAGTCTTCTCAGGTTCAATTTCTTGAACATTTAAAAATATTGGATCAAATACGCATAAATTTAAGCAAGCCATATTTAAAGCACCTCGATATATTTTAAATACTGGTTTTCTAGTATCTAATCCATATACCATCCCAATTACTTCTTGATGATTGTGAAAAGAATATTCCTCTGGAAGAACAGCTTGAACCCATACTCTATTAAATACAGTATCTTCAAGATTCATGTCGTCATCTTTTGTAAGACTTATTTGACTTGGAAGTTTAGCCTGTACTCTAAAATCACTAGTTAATTTAGACATTCTTTCTAAAAATGGAGTTACAAATGCTTCAGTACTCAAATATTCCTTATCCTTAATGATAGTGGCTTTACCTTTTAATAGTTCGTTTACAGTTAAAATCATTATTTTATAAAATTAAAAAGAGGGAGTTATTAGCTCCCTCTAAAATTAATTACGCATTTTTAAGATACTCGTCCAATTCTTTTCTGGTTATTCCTTCAAGAGCCATACATTGTGCTTTGGAAAGGTACTCTGTCCCTTTATAAGTAACAGCTTTAGCATTCTTGTTGGGTTTATAATTTTTAAACCAATACTTCTCGTTAGATTTTGTTTCTTTCATAATTACTAAAATTTATTTATTATTGAATTAAATATCTTCACAATACCAATCATAATTATAAAAAACTGTTGTATCGTCTTCTGCTTCTCTTTCAAAAATATCTATAATTGGTTTATCTGCAGAATTACTAAGATAATTTTTATTTACTTGTTCTATTTCTTTCTCAGCGAGTTCTTTATCTGTAGTAACAAGAAGAGGAGTCCAATCCCCTTGAAATATAATTTGAACTGTGTATAATGTCATAATTTATTATTTTTAAAAATATTTTAGTAAAGCCAAGCATAAATTCCACACATAAAGGGAATACATAATAATACTAGTATTCCTACTTTAACTAATATAACATAAGATTGCGCTATTTTAGGATTATCTTTTAGAAATTTAAGCAAATATTCTGCATCCTCGTCTTTACTTTTAAATTCCATAAAATCCTCTAATGTCATATTAGCAGTATTTAGCATACAATAAAGAGTATATATTACTAAACAGATTCCGCATATTTTTATTAAAATCATTTATTTCTATAATAATTAATTATATCATAAACTAACGATTCCGCATCTGAAGCAACATAAACAGTTGTATATTTATCACTTACATCACAAGCTAAACCAACTAATGGAGCGTAGTTTTCTTCGTAATCATCAACACGCTCTTCAAAGAAGTCTTCATCTATAAAATACGGTTCTTGAGTACATTCAAGCACTTCACCAATATTTTTAGTTTGTGTATACTGTGCATCATACACAACTTCTACACCATTTAAACTCTTAAAATTAATCATAGAAAACCAACATTTAAATTAGAAATTTCTGTAGTTTTAGATGCTTCATGATTATTTCTGTAATAATCAATCACATCTCTTAATGGATTGTAATAATCACTAATATACAGTAATGAATAATGTTGTGCATCACCTGCCCAGAAAATACCACTTTGCCATTCCTCACCTTTTTCCTGTTCAAAAATATCTACGTTACCGTATATATGATTTCTAATCCACTTTTTATTCACAGCAAACATGGTTATAGCTCCTTTAATATTTCTGAAGTTATTTTCCATTTAGGTTTTACTTTTTGCAACTCTTTACAGAATTGCTCTTCAAGTTCTTCATAAGTCATTTTGCACTTCGATTGAGGCTTTAGCCCATTCATCTAAGTCAATATGCAAACAATTATCCAATTTAAAGTAATATTTAGAATTCTGAGTAGTAAAATACTCAGAATTCCAATTAATAGACTCTATATTAGAAGTTCTATACCATTCACTTCCGGCATCTATGTAAAGAGATACACCTTCAGCAAAGATAGCACACCAACCTTCAAATCTAAAACCATCATCTTTCCATATAACTATATAACCACAAGAGCTATGCTGAATATTATAGATTTGTTCTGTAGACAAACCCTTCTCAGCTAATTCTATGGAATTACAATGCCATAAATTATTAAGAGGTATTAAATTAGATATTGCTATTAAATCCGTAAATTTAAGTTCTCGCATCCTTTAAGTAATTAATTAAATCTTCTATAGGGTCTTCGCAAGCTTCTTTGTAAAAGAGTTTATTTAAATTCCCATCTTTCATAACTAGAATAAATGGATTTAATCTAGCACCATATTCACTTTTTAATTTATAAGCACGGTTTTTATCCGAGTGATATTCCGTATTTAAAATAGTGAAATAAATAGACTCCTTTTCTTTATTTACAGGTATGATAGCATCTGTAAACTTTTTAGATTCTTTAGAATTATTGACTACTATAGTTATGTTTAACATTTTAATCCAAAGGTGTTAAATAGAAATGTTTATAATCTATATTTAAATGATAAGAACCATCAAGAACATGATCCAGTTCAAAGTCACTAAAATAGCTAGCCCAATCAACCTTAATATAAGGTCTTAAACTAGCAGGTTCTATAGCCTCTTCATACTCTTCTTTAAGTTGCTGAATACAGTTAAATACTACTTCATCAGCATCTTTACTATCAAGAACTTGAAAGCTTCTAGTTAAGTGCCCGTCATTTATAGTTACCATATTAGGAAGAATTTCCTCTGTAACTTTTAAAGCGTCAAGATTTTCAGTATCTGCTTCTATAAATAACAAAGCAGCTACTACTTTATTGGGCTTCTCAAATTCTTGCTTTTTAGCAAAATCTTTATAAATTTTAGCTACGGTCTCATCAACAAAATAGTCTGTAATCATTTTTCAAAATATTTAAATTTGTTCATTTGATCATTAATATTTTCTAATTCTTTTTCATAGAAATTTAAACGTCTTTTTAAATATCTAGTCCAGTCTTTTTTATCATATTCGGCAAGATATAACATAGAATGTTTATATTCTTCCTTAATATCTGGATCCCAAAAATCAGGATGGTCTAGTAACCATTCTAATTCTTTAATTAAAAGTTGGCATTGACCATCTTTAATTAAAAGTTTTTTTAATCTATCGTCCATTTTCTATCCATTCATAATTATCATATTGTCCATATACAGCGTCAAAGATTTCCTTAGCGAAATACCTACCTATATGCTTTGCTATCTCTAGTGATTCACACCTTAGTAACCCTAAATTAGCATCTATAGCACCAAATCTGCCATAAAAACTACCTAAACCTACCGAACTTACAATATAATCACCCCCAACTAAATAGTAAGAAGTGCCCTCAAGCTTAACCTTGCCACAGATCTCCAAGTCACTATTTTTTATTACATCCTGGATATCGTCGTAGTCCTTACATAACCTAACCCAAGGGTAATAAATTTTATCATCAATCAATGAAGGTTTATAGCCTTTATTTAATGCTTGTCTAATGATGTCAAGCTTGTAGAGAGCTGAAAGATGCTTTCTGAAACAATACTTAGATATTGCACCACCTAACAAAAATGAACTATCAACATTCAAGGTATTGCAAGCATCTTCAAAGGTTTTGATATTTTTCCAGTCTTTTGTTATAAGCTCTTGTTTATTAAAGGCTCGTAATGCTACCTCCTTGAGTGTTGCATTACCACTATTATACCACTCTTTAGCCTTCTCAAGAGTTAGTGAAATATATCTTGTTTCCATTTTTTAATTTAATATTTTATTCGTGGGCCTCTTTTTAAACCCATTTCTAAAAAGATTTCTTTTAACCATTTTAATAAAATAGAATTAGTTATATTATCAATTTTCTTATCCATTACGGGGAAGTATATAATAATTCTGGCAATCAACAATTACTCTATAAAACCCATCTAAAACATCTTCTAATTGTCCAAAATCCGCATCCTTCCAAAAATCTCCCCAATTTACAGTTATATAATTAGAAAGAAAATCTGGAGTGATTTGTACTGTACAAGTATTTTCAAATTCACTTTGATAATTATAAACAGCACTTTTAGCTTCTTGCTCATCTAGTACTCGATAACTGCGAATAAAGAAATGATCCTTAACAGTAATTAAATTTGTTAATAAAGATTCTGAAATATCATAAGCATTAAGATCCTCAATATCAGCACTAATAAATAAAAGTACTGCAATAATTTTTTCAGACATTAGAAAATTATGTTTTGAAACCCATTCTTTAATGACTTTTTCATTACTTCCAATACAATCAACGATCATTATCAATATTTTTAATATACAAAGTTTCGTAGAAATCCTCATCAACTGCTACATAAACAGCACAGAATTCATAAATATCTGGATAATGAGTATCCCAATAATCATCCCAATCAATATAAGAATGCATTTCTACAGGAATTCGCACCAGCCAATTCTTTTCAGTTTCTCTTTGATACGAAGTTATCATATTATCAAGCTCATCATTATCAAATACTTTATAAATATGATTATCATATTTAATTTCCGCTAAACTTTTAGTTGATTTTAGAATTTTAAAATTATCATTTTTAGTATAATCAAAATCATAAGCTAAAATTAACGCAGCTACAAATTTATTATAACCGTGTTCATCGCACCAATTAAGAACTTCTTTATTATGCTTCTTTTCTGCTTCTAAATCAATAAGTTCACCAATCATAAGCTAAGTATTATATTAGTTAAATATTCTCTAGTTCCTTGGACACAAGCTTCTTCTAATTCATTAATCAAGAGTTTTATACGTAAACCATCTTCTTTAAGAATAATCATATTCATAGATTGAAGGTGCTCCGGTTCAATAATTAAAATAAAATCATCTATCGGCATCCTTTCTAAAGTTATTTTTACATGAATAGGATAATTAAATTCAACGCATTTAGAATTCGAGGCTACATTTCTAACTCTTGTCCAATATTTAGTAGGATTCTTAGTAAGCTTTTTAATAATAGTTTCTACTGTCTGTATCATATCTTTTAAGATTATGGTAAGAGTTTCACAAAATAACGTCCTCTATAGCTTTCAGAAATATCATCTGTGTCAAAATCATACACATCGGATAAATCGGGTAGATTATTGTCTGCCAAATAATCATCCCAATTTATATAAGCAAAGAATTTATCGGGAATTTCTTTTGCTGCTTGCTCTCTTATTTGCTCTATGCCTTCCATCCATATTGTTTCCCAAACAACTTCATCAACGACTATGTAGGTCTTTAAATTAATAATGACTTTCCAGCGATGAAAATTTATTTTTTTTTCTACATGTATATCAGCTTGCTTGTAGTTTTCGATATTATAATACTTTATAATATCAGCTACAAATTCAGGATATCCCTAGATTTGCAAAATTTAATAAGTTTTTTATCATTCATAACTACTGATAAATTAGAACATTCTTTTTAGTTCTAGATAAAGCTACATATTGGAGTTGCCTTCTTACCGCTTCATCTCTACAACTGTTTATATTACGAATATCGACAAATACACTGTCATAAGTACTACCTTGAGCTTTATGTGTGCTTATAGCATAGCTATAGTCAAAAGATTTCTTTCTAATCAATCGGCCGTCAACGTATAAATCTATTGGAGTAGTAAAACTTTCGACCATTTCAAAATATCTTCTCCAATATTTATTTGCCTGAGCTTTATTCCCGGCTTGTTTACTTGAAATTGCACTTTGCCTAAATTCCTCGATTTTGTATGCTAACATATCTAAATAATCTTTAGAAATATCTTTTGACAACATAGCAATATTTCCACTACTTTTAGTTAGAGAATCATAAAGTTCTAATCTAATAGCTGGCAATATTCCAAAGTTAGGAATGCCTAAGTCTATTTTCTCTGGCTCATTTATAATAACATAATCCATAGAATTATAGAACTTAAAATTATTAAACTCTAGATTTTCACAACCTATAAGAAATTCATTTTTATGATACTGACAATCTTCTCCAAATAATGCCTTATGAAAGCCTGCATTATACGCCTGCACTCTTTCATTAGTATAACATAAAATTTTAGTTTTTAGCACATCTGACTCCTTTAAAGCTTTCTCAATCTCAATTTTTGCTTCTTTTAAAAATTCAGACATATTAGACGTTACAAGAAGACTTCCATCTTCACCTATAGAATTATCGAAACGTAGTATGGAATGCTTTCTGAGAGTCTGTAATACATCGAGAAGTCCACTCTTGTCCGATTGTCTATATATTTTTTGTAATTCAATACTAGGTTTAGTATGAATAATTTTAGTTAAAGAATCTTGTTTTACAGGTTGAAGTTGACAAAAATCTCCCGTAAAGATAATCTGAGATTTAAATTCTTGCGCTTTAGTTAATAAAACTTCATATAAATCATCATTTATCATTGAAGATTCATCACAAATTATAACACCCTTGTAAGGCATACTTCCATTAGTATTGCCGCATTTAAACATAAGATTGCGAAAATCCAACATAAAAATGTCAAGATTAGGAGAAAGCGCGAGTAATTTATGTAGTGTAATTGCTTCTCTATTTGTGTATCTAGAGATAACCAACGCTGCCTTATGCGTTGGCGCACATAATGTATATTCAATATCTTGTTGTTCACACCACTTAATAATATAATTTACTAATATACTTTTACCTGTACCAGCACTACCATAATATAAACAAGCTATATCTTTATGATCATTAACAAAGTCTTTAACCATATTAAAAGCTTTTTCTTGATCTTCTCCTAGTATTATATTTTTCATTTATATTGTACAAATTGGTACTTTCATTATTAATGCCATAATAGGAAGAGACAGTATCATGCCTATGATTATTCCCAATAACATTATTTGTAAAGTATTTCTAAATATTTTTAATATCTGCATTTTAATAATTATAATAAACAAACCATTTTAAAGGAGTACTTATATTTAACAACCTAGTTAAGTAAGATTTATCAATAATATCTGAAGGCTGTTCCATATGTTTAACATTACTTAAATAAGAAAATAAATTATTTAGTTGTACTATATAACTATTAAGCTCATAATCATATCTTATAATATTATATTCCGAAATATCAGAATTAGTAAATTCAAAAGAATCTATATCATATAATTGAGCCATTATAATAGGCAAATATTCACACCCAACTAATCCTATTAACCATTTACGTAAATCATAAGTGTAGGGTAATTGTCTAAATTCAAAATGTTTTTCAATTAAATCCAGTTCTGCAGAAGATAAGTTATTAACAAATCTTTGAATATTTCTATAATCTGGATAATATGAATTTAATAAGTCTTCAAAAGCTTCAATATGAGTCATTCTACAATAAATTTAAAATCATTAGTTTGATTAAGATGATCTGCTAATAGATATTTAGTATAATAATAAGAACAAATCGGACCTTTTACTAGTTTCTCCAAATCTTCTTTATAATATTCAAGAAGCTCATTTATATAAGATATAAGGGAGTCAAGTGATACTTTATAAGTGTTAGCTTTATACAAATCTTCTACAAAATCTCGACCAGGATATTCATAAAAAACTCCTCTTTCTTCTAGAATATCCCATACAGGGCCACTATTATCCTTAAAGAAATATTCAAAAGCAAAATATAATACATCACCACTTACTTCTCTAATTATAAAATTTGTGAAATCTTCGAAATTATCAGGAATTTCTCCCCCAACATTTATTTGAAATATAATCTAATTGTAAATCAGATAAACTATCAACATAATTGAGTACCTTATCATAATCCTCGCAATATCTACTAATTAATTCTTCTTTATCCATTTTTAAATATTTTCAAAAGTTCCACTAATTAAATTATCATTAATTATCAAATCATAAGAAAGTCCATAAGAATTTCTAGAGAAATTATAATTTGAATAATCAGATGCTCCAAATAAACTTAACACATTACGATAAGTAAATTTCTTGCAAGAATTCATATTATTAGAATGCAAATCACCTTTAACAATATGAATATTATCACCTGTAATCCCTCTAGAATCTAGCCATTCATATAACAATACCTTAGACTTTTCATCTAAGTTGAGAGGAAGTCCCTTTTTACAGAACTGGTCGTCTTTCAGTTATGTTATCGCCAAGTTTTTTATCTTGACTTCTATAGTTTCCTATTCACTATAGCTCAGCGTACCTTTTCATCCACTTATTTCAGTTGGGATGGAAACCACTCTTGGGACTATTTTATTCTTTTACAAGTTTCAAGTCCTACGCGTTACGGTGTTACAGACTTTTTAATTTCTGTAATTACCTCGGGATTAACATCTCAGTATTCCCCGATTTTGGTTTCTAATTATCTATATGATTCCTCATATAGACGGCAATATTCTAAAAATTTTTCATATTTTCTCGATAAATATATTGTAGAATTTTTATAAAGTTTGCACATACTTTCATAGGCGTCCTTTCCAGTTAAATTAAAATATTTAATAATACTTTGTTGTTCTGGGTGATTAATATGTAAAGTAGGTGTTTTAGAACAAATAAATTTAATAATAGAATTTAATATTTCATCTGTTCCTAAGACAGAAACTTCTGGGCGAGTATGCTCTTTATCATTCCAAGTTAAACAGCCGTCCCCATCCCAATATCCTCTAATAAAATGATATATCAATTCTTTAGATTTAAATAATTCAATTCTAGGAAATTTCAAAGTTAATGATTTCTTAGGAGTACAGCCATTAACATTTAAAATATTCCATAAATGTTTAGAATATACACTTAATCTACACCTAATTTCATCTTTATATAAAGATTGCTTATATTCTAAAAATTTAGCAAACTTTTCAAGATGTTCCAAGTCTTTGATAGATAAAGATAATTCAATTTGATATTGAGTTTTAACTTCTTTTCTTAAAGGTGAAGAACTAATAGTTCCATCAGCAAATAAAAATCCTAGCCAATACGCTTTTTCTTCAGTATCAATTGAATCAAATATATATTCATTAAAATTCGCTTTTCCTAAAATTTTTATATCAGGATAATAAGTAGAAATATAGTCAGATAGTTCATTAGCACTAATTTTAAATTCTGACGCTAATTCTTTAATATTTGTATTAGGAAAACCTCCCAATTCAACATATTTATCAGCTGCATATTTATATTTAGCACAGGAAACTATATTCTTTCCTTTTTCTATTTTATAAAATCCTAATTCCTTAAATCTATTTATAATTATTTGTTCTGTATCTTTATAATTTCTAGTTACTTCTGAAAGAGTTTTTTCACCTCTTAAAAGTAAGTTAATAAGATCATCAAGATTTAAATTTTTATAAAATTTCATATTTCTATATATTAATTACTATTTCCATATAAATATACGAAATATGTTTTATAAAACAAAATTAATTTTTAGATTTTAATTACCATGGGCACAGACAAAGGTATGACCACTTTGTTTAAATACTCCGTAGAATTCTTCCCACATAGTAGTTTTAGCATCTGGAAATTTAGCATTTATACTTGCCATTAATGCCTTATTGCACATATACTCAAAATTTCCTCCATGATTTCCGCATGGAACTGAATATATATTTATATTAGAACCTATTTTGGAAACATACAAAGATTCCACAAACCACATAATAAGTTTAATAAAACTATTAGCTTGCTCACGAGGATCCATATTTTCTGGCATATCGTGATCTAATCTGGCAGTTTTGCCAAAGAATCCAGGACAATCAACATTATCTCCTAAAAGTACTACATTTATGGTATCAAATAATGATTCAAAACATTCTAATTTATGCAAGATAGTAACTAGACGACGTTTAGCTTCATTATACCCATAATTTATATTTTCTTGATACAATGCTCCACTATTTATTTTAGCACCTAGATGAATATCAGATAAATATAAATTTAAGTTCAATCCCGTAGAGGGAGAACTCTCTGTAAAATGTAAAGGCTCTAAATCTTTAGGAATTGAAATTGAAAATTCTGTATATTTTTCTATTTTCTTTTTCAGTTCTATATTTTCTTGAGCATACTTTTTAAGAAGTTTCTCCGTATTTCTAATATTGTCTTCTTCAGCTTTTCTAAGGAAACTGTTTTCCTTTTCACGAAGCTGTATTTCTCTTAGCTCCTCCTCGGATTTTTCTTCAAACATATGGGGAGCGAAAGGAGAGGAAGCTTTAGTAATATTAAATGCACGAAGAATTCTCTTAAAGTCTATTAGAGATAATTCTACAAAATATCTAGAAATAACTCTTTGAGTTAAAGAATCTCCATAATATGAATACAATCTATAAATAGTATCCATTTCTTCTCTGGACAATCTTCCACACAATGGAGTTTTGTTTTTTCTAAATATTTGATACCTATAATTCTGAATATGTCCATTCTCATCTCTATCACAAGATGTCTCAGCTACTGCATCTGTTTCAATTTCACAATTAGTAATTGTCTGTGTTTGTTTAGTCACCTGACTATAAAGTGTCAAAATATCTGAAACTATTTTAGATTCTTCTTCATGTAATTCTCTAATTTTAGATATTGTTTGCACTATTGATTTATAAGACATATCAGAATGTGCATCACAATATTGTTTTAGAGTTTTACCACTTTTCTTTACACTCTTTAAAATACCCAGATATTTCTTTAATGTTGTTTGTTTCATATATATACAAAAATAGGGTGATACCCGAAGATACCACCCTGTCAAGCAATTATCAATTTTAAATTAAATCACTAATTTTATTTTAAATTAGTCTCTTTCAATACCAAATACAATGTATGTGCCCATTTGTGAACTCTTTGAAGGAGTATAATCTACTGTAAATGCAGTAGGTTCACCGTCAACAACCTGCTTAGTATAAGTACAAACCAAATTACCCTTATACGGATTCTCTGCATTTGTATAAAGAGCTTTAGCAAGTTCCTTAGCCTTAGCCTTGGTTTCATTAGTTTCAGCGAGAACAGCACCAGTAGCTGCATCCTTAATTTGATAAACAGTCTTATAATGACGAGTACCCTTCTCATTCTTTACATCATTAATACGATAAGGACGCTCACGAGTGTCAGCTACAGCTGACTCTACTACAATATAAAAACCAACATTAGCACAATTCTTAGACTTATTTGCAAGATAATCAAGCATAAACTGCTTCTTATCAGACTCAGTAATACCGTTTACTTGCTTCTTACGCCATAGCTTATATGCCGGAGTTGCATTACCCATAATATCAAAAGGTGCCTTTGCCAATGCCTCTTCCTTTGTTGCACCATTTACTTCAAGCTTCTTAAAATTCAAAATTTTGTCCATAATTCAATAAATATTTTTAAACATTAGTTCGTATTATCATCTCCATTCTAACTATATACAAATTTACTACTTTTTATCGAATTATCAAAAGAATAAATTGTAAAATAATCTAAAATTTCTCATTTTTATCTCTACCCCTCTAAGCAATCGGAGTACTTGCAAATATAATATTATTATCAAATACTCAAAAATAAAATCAATATTTTAATTGTTAAAAGGTGTTAATAGATTGTATCTATACGAACTGTAAAGCCTATGTAACATAGACTTTAAAATGGAAGATAAGAATCCAATAACTCTTTTATTTTAGCTGGAATTTTCTTATCCTCTATTCCAAAAGTTGGAAATGAAGTGCATCCATATGCGAAATCAGAACATATTACTGCCAAACCTTTTAAAAAATCTTCTGGAACAGATCCTTTATTTATACTATATAAAGTTTTCCAATGTGTCCAATCAGGTTTCTTTTCTTTTAATTTTTCAGTAATATAACAAACTAGACTTATTAATGCAAATTTACTATTAATATCTTTTCCTAAATATTTAAGAGAAAAATATGTATTATAAAGTCTTTGCATTGTTTCATACGGAGGTGTGGTTATTATATCCATATTCCAAAATCATGATGTGTTTCGGACACTGTTTGTGCTACTAATTTTAGTAATTTTACAAATTCCGACCATCCTTCTTTATACATTTGCTTGGTCATAGGAACTACTTTAGTATAATTTTTAGGAAGAGTAGAAACTACTAAATAATTTCCTTTTATAGTAGGATTATCTAGATTATAGAATTTTTTAGCACATAAACTTAAAAGCCAACTATACATAGCAATTTCTCTATTATAATGGAATTTAGATATATTATTTCCCATTTCAGAAACTACTTTACCAATTGTCTTTACGTCATTCACAGTAATGATATTAGATTCACAATCAATTGAATAGTGATCTAATTTAGACTTTAATCTCAATTTAAATTTAGGGCAATTTTCTATTTCAATTTCAACATCTAATAGAATTGCTTGTTCTGTTTCAGATACTGGAGTCGTTAACAATCCTGTAGGATGAAGTAATTGTTGTATTCGCATATTCTTAGCCAATGCATCTACACAATCCTTTACAATACTTCTACTTCTAGGATCAAAAAATAATAATTCCTTAGTACCTTTATATTGAGATTCACATTGTTGTCGATCTTTCCAATATTGTTCACATTTATCTTTTACTTTTTGTATTCCAGACTCAGATAGTTGTCCTCCATAATAATCTATAATAGTAGCTTGTTCTAGTATATCTTGATCTGTAAGATTTCCATCTTTAAAAATCGGATATAATCTATCTGCTAATGCTCCCATTTTAGCTGTAGGTTTATCTGCATCCCAGCATACTTCAAAGAGATTTTCTTGTAATGTAAGTTCATGCACCCCACTACCTAAATCGAATGCTGCACTATACATAGGTTTAAATCCTTCAAAGAACTTTTCAACAGAACCATCTTGTTCTGGATTTATTAATCCTAATCTAGAATTACTAATATAATTACTATACTTTTCAGAAAAGTATTCTGCATCACTAATTTTCTCTAGTCTTAAAGTATCTAATAATGGAGTTATTTTCATAGAAGTTCTTTAAAATAGGGAAATAAAGTTTGTTTAAATAACCAATATGAATCTTCTATTTCATCAGCATCCAATGAATAAATTCTACCTATAGGCCCCCAATTTTGATTAGTAGGACTATCTAGCAATAAACATGGAATTCCTTTTGAATTTAAGTCTTTAAATACAGAAAGGCTATCATCTATATGCAGATGACAGCCCCCCATTTTAATTTTAGCATATTTACTTAAACCATATCCATAAACCTGATAGATTGGTGCTTTAGGAAATTGTTTGTTATCCAAATACTCTCTAGTCCAACTCTTATGTATAATTCGAGCAGTAGTATATTGTCTTGGAATCCAATTTAATGTATTTAGTACTGGAAGATTCATCCAGAACTCTTTATCTTTAATTAGTATTGTTGTAACGTTTTTTGTTATTGCGGAGTCTTTAGATGCTTTTCCGAACCTAGAGAAATAGGCACCATAAAAGTCACATAGACAGCCATCAAGATCCATAGATACTTTTAAATTCATAGTTCTTCTATATCTTTTATATCTCCTATAAGGATATTATATTTAGAATCTGCAACTTGTACAAATTCTCTATAATTATTACATTCTTCTATATCATACCTGTCTGTTAAATTTTCTATAATTTTATCTTGACAAGCAGATGTAGAGCGTGCCATTATAGTAAGAATCCATACTTCTTCAAGATCACAAATAGGAATTATATATTTATTCATTTGTTTTTATGATAAGTCTCTAATAATTTGTAAAATAAATCAACGTCCATTACAGCTAGTGTGCCTTTACTTATAGAACCAGCTTCAGCACTTTTCTTCCATATCATTACTAATTCTCTAGGATCAGTACAGCTAGAACGAATATTAAAATAATTAGGAAAATTAGCATAGTGTTTAGCTTGAATTGCTACTTCTAATTCATTGTTAGTATCTGCAATATCCACTTTATTATTATCTAAAGCCTTACTTTCGCCTGCTGATCTACAAACTCCAGAATATCCTATAGATTTTAATCGTTCTACGATCTCATATTCTAAATCTTTTCCTTTAGATTTAGATTTTTTAGCTCTATAATGCGCTGCAGTTTTTGGATCTAACCATTCAAATACAGTTTTATCCTTTCCTCCAGTTCCAGGTTTATTACACCGTATTTTAATAGATGCTATACTAATACCTGTTTCTAAACTAGCTTCTTCAATAGAAGAATATTCTTTACTAGTCCCACTTTTAAAAGTTGCTTTACACGATGTATTCAATTCTTTCTATGATTTCTTAGCCATAATACAAAACTCTTTATTAAATTTAATGTTTTACTTCTTCCATTTTCTTTATAATAATCACTAATATCTTTTGCTCCACTTTTTCTGGGCAACCAAGTATAAATTAATTCTGGATGCTTCTTTTTTATTTTAGACATAAATGAAATTCCGGTATAATCATTATCAAATAATACTACAATATATTTAAATCTTTGTTTTAGATTTTCCAATACTGTATCTGATATAAATTGGGTTTCAGAATTAGGAGCAATAGCTGTAATGCCCATAGAATATAAGCACATACAGTCTTTCATGGATTTTGTGATTACTAATAATTTTCCTTCTTTAGGAAGTTGGTCAAATCCTTGTATTTTCTTACTGGGCCAATTTGTTATAAATCTAAAAGAAGTTCTTTTTGGAAAATAACATCTCCAAAGTTCCATACCTTGATATTTCTTACCATAATATCCAAATATAGGACAATGTTGTTGGGATTTAGCAAAAACTTGATCATTAAGAAATATATATTTACAAGAATAAACATCAAATCTTTTTAAAATATCCAAAGTTATACCATACTTCTTCCACCATTTTAATTCTAATTCAGTGAAATCTTGTACTTCAACTTGGATTTTAGACATCTCTTTATCTTTAATTGTTACTGGATTTTCATTAATCTTTCCAGGATTCCGAGTAATAGAACTATTCTTTACAATTCCTAAATCATTTGCTATTATACGTAAAGCCTCATAGTAGGAACAACCAAACATACTTTGAACTATGCCAAATATATTTAAATGTTGTCCAGTTGCAAAATCTTTAAAAATTAATTCTCCTGATTTGTTTCTATAAAAACTACAAGTTGGTTGTTTATCTCTTCTTAAGGGAGATCTAAACAATCCATGCTTTACAGGGACTCGTAAATAATATTCCATTATTTGTTCCTCGGAAAACCTAGAAAGTATTAATTCCTTGGTTACCTTAGTTTCAAACTGGAAATTCATAAACTATATTATATTTTAATGCAAATTTATATAATTTCTAGCAAAAACCAAAGTTTCCAAAATTCAACTAATCATTAGAGAAGGGATGAGAAATCAATGTCTTCGGAACCAGCATTATCAATCTCTAGATTTTCGGCAGGCTTAGAAGGCATTGCAGTTGGTTTTGCATTTTCATATTCTGCTTTCTTAGATTCCTCATATGCAGAAAAGAACAATTTATCCCCAATAAAATTATCACAAGTAAATTTATTTCCTTGCTTATCAATAGCTACAAACTTAGGAAGAACTGCTTGAACTTGATTATCTTTGGTTTTACCTACAAGTTTAAGTTTAGTCTCCTTACCTTTAACTTTATCAAGGATTGCAATAAAAGCTTTTGCAACATCATCAAAACTCTTAAAACGTACACTTGCTGCTTGCAATTTCTTCCAACCTTCTGGATTAAGAACTTCACTTACTTGTGCAATAAAAGTCATAGTACGATCAAATGAAGATGCTCCCGGATACTCATGACCATCCTTACTAGTGTACATAGGACGTTGGTCATCTCCTTCTTTAGGGAAGAAAATAGACTCTTCATAATATCCATCTTCACCGTCAAATCTTACTTTAAGAATATTATAGGTTGCATTAGGGTCTTTCTTGCCCTGAATAACGTCAATACGAGCACCTGTAAACTTTACATTATAAATATTCCAAGGTTTAAGACGTTGTTGAACATTAGAAACTGCCTGAGTGTTTGCGAGTGAACCAAAATTAAATTCTGCCATAATTATATTACTTTTTATTATAAATTAAATGAAAAATCGGATGAGTTTATGTCTTCTTCTAAATCTAAACTAGATAAATCAACAGGAAGTTCTTCATCGAGATCCTCTATTGAAATATTTTCATCTCCTTTAGATATTTCTTCAGGTTGAGAATCTCCATGTAAAACAAATAGATTCTCTTTACTTTCATGCGTGGTAATAGTAAAAATAGAACCATACTTAGAAAGTTCATCATTTTTACTGCCCCTACATGCTACAGTGTTACTTTTAGTAAGGCGATTGCCTCCTTTTGTTCCAAAGGCTTCATCAGTTCCTATAATAGGAACCATGTTAGAACCTCTTTTTTCATACTTAATATCAACTTTATCATCTGGAGAAAGCCCCATTAAATCAATAGCTGCACTATTAAGTTTGTACTTGTTATCCTCCAAGATTAATTGTGGATTTTCATCCTCATTATTCTTTTTGGTTTTTGGTTTGTCTATTGTACGACTGATACATTTTGTAGTCATCTCTCCAGTATCACTATTTATTGATACTTGATACTTAAGAGTCAATGTGAATTCTTCAACTATCATTATTCTCCTTCGTTATATGCGTCTATAATCTTAATAATCTCTGCAACATCATTATCTATTAGTTGTTCTTCAAACATTCCTAGAGGAGTTTTAGCGACATGCTCACCATCTGTATTAGTAAGAAATTTATATTCCATTTTATTATCTCCTGGTATAGCCATCGCGTAGAAAACATAAGTAAACAAACCTTCTGGAGTAATCTTTTCATTAACCATTTTGCCAATTGTTTTCAAACTCCAGTGTGGGTTCATAGCATCTCCGACATTCTCACTGTGTCCTGTGAAGATAAGTTTAATATCATCTCTAATAATATCTGCAACTCTTAAAAGATCAGTAAAGTCTCCACCAATATCAGAAAACTTAGTAAATCCAGTTTCAGACCTACGATCCATGTATTCGAAAGACATGGTATATTGCAAATCCGTGCAACCTTATATTTTTCAATATAAGACCGACTATATCTTAATTTAGATTGTATCAACAATATAATTATTACATGAAAACGATCCGTTATATTTCTTTAACCACTGATTAACAGCAGATTTAGATATACATAAATACTCAGCAACTTCTTTTTGTTCTATTAATTGAATTACTTCCTCTCCATTTTTAGTAATCTTATATTTAAATGGAGATACATACTCGGAAATATTTATTTTATCAGTTAATGCCCAAAAGAACCTTTTATATTCAGTTTTATTTTTTATGGCTTTATCCAACGCGTGGTGGCTATTTTTATTAAGGAATTGAATTACACACTTTTTACTTTCAAATTCTCTTAATAAATTTCCATATAAATCAAACTGATATATTTTAATTCCAATAGATTCTTTTTTATAAGAATCTATTTTTTCTTCTTCTGTTTTATATTTCCATATAAAACCACAAGCTGATTTAGAATTACCATTTAATACACTATCTATATTAGTTATTGATCCGTTTAATTCAGCTGCTGCTTCAGTAATAGAATCAAAATCTTTATATTTAGTGCCATCTAAATTAAATGCTGTTATCGGTTTTTTATGGGCATTTCCTGCTCTTGTAAGAGAATCAATACTTCTTTTTTCTTTAGTTATTACACCTTTTCCTCCTTTGTCAATATTCATTAATTTATGTCCAAGGTTTTTATAATAACTAATCCAGTATTGCTCTCTAGCTTCCCAAGCTTCTTCTGAGCATTCGTCTATTTTCTCTATAATAACTGAGCCCCCATTTTTATATACAGAGTATATCCATTTATGAACAGGTAATCCTCTTTTTTCTGGATGGTTAGCACAGTATTTATGTTGAGAAAATCTTCTATCTAATTTTTGAGTAGTTACTCCTACATAACGAATTTCGTCTGGCGATATGTCCGATTTAAGAACATAAAATGAATAATTATTTTGTTGCATATTTTGAAATAAATTTATTATTAATAATTTACTTCAAATATACTCTAAATTTCCCGCTTTTCAAAATTAAAAAGCAAATATTTGTTTTTCAATTTTTACTCCATAAAGGATAGTCTGTGAACCTTATTCTATTTCGCCATATAGAATCTTGGCTGCTGATTGTCCAATCTTTATAATTTTTAAACATTCACGTTCATTATTACTAATCATCGTTGTAGTTTATAAAGCTCTAAGGATGTCCCAGCAATTAACGGGATTTAAAGTCGACAATTTTTACTTATCGACTACGATATTCTTTATCTCCGGTCTCTTAGAGTTAACATATTTAACAATAGTAATTATATTAGAAGATTTAGAAGTTTGATACCAATTACCCTCTGGACTAGTTTTAGGATCCCATTTCTTAAAGTGCTTTTTCCAACCTCTCCAAGGAAGAGGTTTAGAAGTAGTAGAAATAATAAATGTTTCTTCCGCATTTAAATTTCTTAAACTAGAACTTTTACCTTGTCCACTTTCACCTAAAATTAATATTGTCTGCGCTGCCATTATAATACAAAATTGTGTTTTGATTGTTTTTCTTCTGTATCTTCTTTACTATTAGCTAAAAGCCATTCGGAACTTTTATACTTTGCATAATCATAAATTTCATCTGGTTTTGGAAGTTCTGAAAATATTGAAACTGCACCATAAAAGGCACATCCTACTTCTACATCAGATTCTCCATATCTATTCTTTAAAACTGTTATACTTCTAAAATTAGCACCTAACTGTTTTATGTCATATCCTCTATAACTAGCTAATTTTTCTCTATGAGGATTAAAAATAGATATAATTATTTCCGAATCCTGGGCTGCATAATGTTATCGTATAAGTTCTTTATCTTATACTTCTATATATTACTATATAGTTCAGACTATCTCTTTAACTTACAAATGTAAGCAGTGCCCCGCTTTCGTGGAAGATTTTATAGCTACAGCTCTACCTGTTTAGCATCACTTCTAGTCGTTAGGCGTTTTCCTTTATTTCTAAAGGATTTAGCACGGGATTGTCCTATTTAGGAGTTTCCCCGTTTAACGGAGTTTTAGGTGCGTCTAGCCCTAATTTGGCGCACCAGTATCTTTGGTATCATCAATTCTTAAGTTATTTAATCCTTCTTTTCTTCTATCCATAGAAGTAGAATTTCGATTTGCTTGCATAATTACAAGCGGACTAATTTTACATATATTTCTTAATGTTACCAAATAGGAGGATATTAAATCCATTTCTTCTTTTAGAGTACGTCCATTAGACCTTCTTACTAAACTTAAATGGTCTATAACTACTAAATGAGTAAGTTCTTCATTACTAGGATGATATATTTTTCTACCATCTGTTTCTTCAAACTTGCCATCTTTTTCTAGTTGAGCCATTAAGATTGTATATAAACTACTAGCATTTAATGCTTTATCATAAATAACTAAAATCTTTTCAACCTTCTGTAACCAAGGTAAACATTCTTGAGTTATTTTATAATAATCATCAGATAATTTATAATTACGTTTTCTAGAAAGAAGTTCTCCAGTAGACAACTCTATTCCATAAGTTTCAAAGATATACATACTTAATATCTTAGCATAGATCATTTCGGCGCTCATCTCTAATGAAAAATAACTAACTTTAAAATTACCATCATCAAGATGTTCCATTAATGGTCTATATACATAAGAATATAAAGCAAGTGAACTCTTACCACTACCAGTAGGACTAAATACTAAAGTATAAATTCCTCTAGATACTCCATCTATTATCTCTTCTAATTTTGGGAGACCCATTGAGTATCCCCACTGCTTACCTAATCTACCTACTTCAATCTGATGAAGTAATGATTCTGCAATCATAAAATTCTAACTGCATCATAATTAATATTTGCCACATCTTTACCATTTCTGAGAGCCTCTAAATCGTGCCACCCTTCATTAACTATAAATGAAGCTAAAGAACAATTTAAGATATTATTGTCTTTTGCCCATTTAACTAATTCTATAATTTTCTCATGCTTTTCTGGATTAAATCCAATTGCTCTACCATATTTAAGATAAGCTTGTTCTAATGAATCAAACTTCTTAGCAACAGTACGTAGGGGTACTACACAACCGTTAATAGTAGCGAACTGAGGATAATTATCAAATAATTCTTTACCTATTTCAAAAGAACATTTATAAAAATGCTTTACAAAATTCTTATTAATAGGAATAGCAAAAGGATCAAATTTAGTTCCTTCAGATGGTACTTTATATGTTTTTAAAATTACACCCTTCTCTTGTAAACTAATAAGAATATCTCGCAATGCAAGCCCAATATGTTTTATAGTTGTTATTAAATTATAAAACAATTCTTCTTCTTCATTATCTTGCAATAATAGAAGAACTTTAACTATTAGGAATTCATTAGGAGTTAAATTATATTTGTCCAAGAGATTTATTTCCTCTTCTAAACTTAGAGTTAAATGTTTCAAATTTCTAGTTTAAAGATATTTACTTAAAAAGTTGCAATCTCTAAACTGTAAAATGTTTATTCTCCTTTCGGAGCGGAATCACTACATACGTTAATATCTAAATGTAAAATCTTTTATTTTCTTTACATATGGTTCTGGTTCTTTCCCATCTAATACATTATCAAGACCTTTTTCGTCTATAGTAATATATTCCGTAGTTTGGTGAGAATTAGAAAACCATTTTGTTTCTACTGTTTGGTCAATTACCAAATTAAATATCTCTGCTATCTTATCGCCTTCCTTTCTAACGACCCTACCTCTTCTTTGAACAGATTTAGTTTCAGAGG